ATTTCACCACCATCATATTCAATTAATATCAGACATGATTTACGATATATTAAAAATGGAATCCCGTCACCAACTACTGCATCAATTACCGCAAATTATTGTCCAGGTAATGGCGCTGTGTTGGCTGGTTCGTGTAACGGTAGTGGTCAGTTTGTAGCAACCACCGGGAATGGTGCTTGCGGATTTTCAATAAACAATCTTGGATGTGCATACACAAGTTGCTCCGCTGACTACTCAGTAGGAGAAACATTTAGCGGACCCTGCTCCGACATACCATATACTGGTTACTGTTGTGGTACATATTAATTGTAACAGATAACACCATCATTGATGGACCAACCTTATTACCGGCACAATTCCAATTGACACCACCAGACGAACTGGTGAAACTTGGGTGGTATCCGGTAATACAAAATATGCCCCAAACGTTTAAAGAACGTACCGAAGTATTAAATGAACCTATCTTAGAAATTGGTGACGGGTTTGTAACCGCAACTTATACCAAACGGGATAAGACCGAAGAAGAAATGAATGCAACGATAACAGCAGAATGGAAACCGATTCGAGAAGAACGAAATAAATTATTAGCAGAAACCGATTATATCACAATGGCTGATCGGTGGTCAACTCTAACTGACGAAGAAAAAACGGCATGGGCAACTTATCGTCAAGCATTACGAGACATACCACAAACCTTCGATTCTATATGGACCGTAGTATTCCCAGAAAAGATATAACATAAACTATTTATAGTAACTCCTTTGTAACGAGATGAACTGATGCCAGCTACGAGATTAACAGGTACATTTATTCGCAGTGGAAGTATACCCACTACCGCATTGGGTGGTGGGGTGGTATCGTCGTCGGTGCAAATTATTACAAGTTTACCAGCGGGTACGGTATCATCATCTGGTCAGGTAGATTATAATAATATTACCAATAAGTTGAGTGGAGTGGTATCTTCCTCTACACAAGTTCAACCATTACTTCCTGGTGGAACAGTATCTAGTTCTGGTCAAGTAGATTATAACTTAATTACAAATAAACTTTCAGGCGTAGTATCTGCATCTACGCAAGTTCAACCATTACTTCCTGGTGGTACGGTATCTAGTTCTGCTCAATATTCAGGATGGGTCACCGCATCATCACAAATAGATTATAATAACATCACTAATAAATTAAGTGGGGTTATTAGTAGTTCGACGCAGTTCAATGCGTTAACAAGCACTTCGGCATCATTTGCAGCAACCGCATCATTTGTTAATACATTATTACAAACCGTTAGTGCATCGGGTAATATAGCTGCGGGTGCCAACCTCATATCAAATAATTCAATTGGTGATGAAGGTGGAGAAATTTTACTAGCAAAACCACAAACTAATAGTACAATAGCGGGTACTGGTGTAACCATTGACATTTTTCAAAATAAATTACGATTTTTTGAACAAGGTGGTAGTGCTCGTGGATTCTTCGTAGATGTGACTTCCGGCTCCGGAGCAGCGGGAACAAACTTACAAGCAGCAGCTTCTGCTGTTTCCTCATATACAAATGCAACCGATAATCGTGTAATAACATCAACGGGTGCGGGGGGAATAAACGCAGAATCTACCCTCACCTACGATGGAACAGTATTAGCAATTAGTACAAATAATGCAAAATTTTTACAAGGTGGTGATGATTCGGCATTACACGATGTAAACGTAGCAAATACATTAGGCGTGTATGGTGTGCAAGATAGTACGGTTGGTGCTATTAAGTTGGGAAGTAATGGTCAAGTTATCTATTCTAACGCAACTGGTGTCGGTATTGGAACTATTACACCTGGTGCATTGTTACATGTACAAGGTGCTGCTTCCGCATCATCATTTATCGGACCACACACAGGATCAATTTTATCCCCGGGTGTTGTTTCTGCATCATCACAATACCCAGGATGGGTCACCGCATCAAGTCAAATTGATTATAATAGTATCACCAATAAATTATCGGGTGTTGTTTCTTCCTCCGCACAAGTCCAACCATTACTTCCTGGTGGTACCGTTTCATCGTCACTACAATATCCTGGGTGGGTAACTAGTTCTGCACAAATTGTTGTACAAAACACTACGGGTATTGGTGCATTGGCAACTACGGGGTCGAACACATTTACAGCAAATCAAACCATCACGGGTTCATTATTTATTAGTCAAAACTTGGTGGTACAAGGGTCATCCTCTATTAGTTTTATTTCACAAAGTACCTTGAATATTGGTACCAATGTTATTACGGTCAACACACTCACTCCTGGTACACGATTTGGTGGACTATCGGTAATTGATTCTGGTTCCTCACCACAACGTAGTGGGTCACTCTATTTTGATTCTATTAATGACCAATGGATATTTGTTCACCAAAATACCGCCGGCGGTGTAACATCGTCTGTGGTCTTAATGGGTCCACAAACATTCAATAATGTTGGCAATGAAACCTTACTGACGCAAAATCGAGTATTAAAGGGTGGTGGCTTAGAACATATCACGGATTCGCAAATTAGTGATAACGGTATCACCGTATCTATTACCAATGGATTGTCCGCTGGAAGCACTATCACCGCGTCGTCATTTACGGCAACTACAACATCGTCATTAGCGGCAATTTACTCATCATCGGGACAAGTAGTAACTGCTGTAGCAGGACAAACTATTGCGCCTGCAAGAATTAATGCGACAAATATATTAAGTAGTTCCGTATTACAAACGAGTACAAATGCATTAATTGGCGGAAAATTAGCAGTTACAGGTAGTGCAGAATTTACTGGTACCGTTACCGCATCAATACTAACTGCAAATCAAGCGGTATTTACCAATGCATCGGACGGACTGGTATCCAACGCAATCACTGGTACTGGAAACGTAGTAATGAGTGCAAGTCCAACGTTAACAGGTACAATTACAGCAAATAATATAGTAATGTCAGGATCACAATTCTCTATCTGAAAAAGACACGGTAAAGCACGTGTCTTTTTTGTTTCTTCCTATATAAATTGATATTTATACGGAGGGTGTACACACTTTATTTGAGCAGAATATGAGTTTATTAAAAGTAAATGATATCCAACGAGCGACATCGGGTAGTAATGCGGTAGTATTCACCGACCCCGTAATCATCACCACCGGTTCAATTTCAGCGAGTGTAGTCACCATCGGTACACTTACCTCGTCATTATTACGAGATGGTGATATCCCGAAAGAAAAATTAACAAATGACGCGCGAGATTGGGTCAATATCTTCAATAAACCAGCGGGACTTATTAGTAGTTCTGCTCAGTTTGCTACCTCAATTTCTGGGTCATCCCTTGCACTAGCGGACATCACATCATCGGGAGTTATCAGAACCACAGGACAATTTAGTGGTAGTGGTGCGGCATTATTTGGAATTCCCAACGCTGGACTAGTAAACAATAGTATTACAATTAACGGTACATCGGTGTCATTGGGTGGTACACGAAATATTGTTACCAGTGAAGTAAGTGAAAGTGGTAATCTCTATTATACCGACGCACGAGTTAAAGCAAAATTAAGTGTAGAAGCTGTTGTTAGTTCATCGGGACAAATTAACTATCAATCTATTACAGGACAACCATCGGTCAACACATTAGGATCAGATGGTAATAAATCATTTACTATTACAGCAGGTGTATTCCTTACCGGATCAACTGGTATTGATGTTACCACGGATAGTGCAAACGCAAAAATCGTATTACAGACAGTAGGTGGTACCGTATCATCGTCGGCACAAGTTCAAGCAGCATTACCTGCAAACTTGGTATCCAGTTCGACCCAAGTACAACCATTACTTCCTGGTGGAACCGTTAGTAGTTCCGCACAATTCCCAGGATGGGTCACCGCATCATCACAAATTGATTATAACTCAATTCAAAATAAATTAAGTGGGGTCGTATCATCATCCACACAGGTACAACCATTATTACCAGCAAATACGGTATCAGCATCTGCACAAGTAAAGGCATTATTACCAGATGGTACCGTTAGTGCATCGGCGCAATATCCTGGTTGGATTACTTCATCTACCCAAGTAGTACAATCATTACCAGTTGGTACCGTAAGTGCATCATCACAATTCCCAGGTTGGGTGACCGCATCAAGTCAAATCGTAGTACAAAATACTACTGGTATCGGTGCAATTGCAACCACTGGTTCTAATATATTTAATGGTAATCAAACGGTATCGGGTTCGGTCACACTTACAGGTAATTTAACCGTACAAGGAACATCATCTGTTCTATATGTTACCTCATCACAATTAAATGTTGGTTCAAACTTAATAACACTTAACACCGACACAATATTACGATACGGTGGATTGGCGGTATATGACTCTGCATCGTTGACCAACCAATCAGGGTCATTGTTGTGGGATAGTGTAAATAATGTGTGGTTGTTCGTTCACGCAGGAACAAGTAACACAAGTAGTATTGTCATCACAGGTCCAGAAAATACTGGTGCATTAGGTAGTGAACAATTCTTAACACCAAACTTATTACCAAAGGCTGGACTAAGTGGTGACCACATTGTAAATTCACAAATTAGTGATAATGGTACACAAGTTGGTATCGTGGGAGGATTGAAGGTCACAGGATCAATAACATCCTCACACATTGTCCCATCAGTAACAGATACGTTTGACCTTGGTTCACCAACATTAAAGTTTAGAGACTTATATCTTTCTGGTTCAACATTATATCTTGGTTCATTAGCAATCAGAGATAATGGTGGTTCATTATCTGTTGGACCGTCTGGGTCAGCAATAGGAACTAACTCACCTGTCTCTGGTGCATTTACAGGTTCATTCCGTGGTAACGGTAGTCAATTAACAAATATATCGAACGCAGCATTACCTGGCGGTGTGGTTTCTTCATCAACGCAATTACCAGCGGGTACTGTTTCTTCATCAGCACAATACCCAGGATGGGTCACGGCATCAAGTCAAATTGATTATAATAGTATCACCAACAAGTTGTCGGGTGTATACAGTAGTTCAATACAAGTTGCTGCAAATCTTCCAGCAGGAACGGTATCAAGTTCTGGTCAAATTAATGCAGGTGCAACAGCAAACTTTGCAACCGCTGTCGCAGCACAACTTGGTACAGTACATTCTGGAAGTTTCTTAGGAACGGCAACCACGAATAACTTAGCAGAAGGATTTACAAATCTATATTATACCGACGCACGAGTTAAAACCAAATTAGATAGTGATGTAGTACACTCAGGAAGTTTCTTGGGTACTGCAACAACAACTAACTTAGCAGAAGGTACAAATTTATATTTTACAAACGCACGAGTATTAACATATGTAGACTCATTGGGTGTATATAGTAGTTCTGCACAAGTTAAAAACAATCTTCCAGCAGGAACAGTTAGTAGTTCTGCACAGATTGCACCAGTATTAGTAACCAGTGCAAGTTACGCAGCAACAGCAAGTTTGGCATTGGGTGTGTCTGGTTCACTTGCAGTCAACACTGATGGATTAAGTGAAGGTATTGTAAATCTGTATTACACAGACGCACGTGTTAAGACTAAGTTAAATACAGATAATGTACACTCGGCAAGTTTCTTGGGTACAGCAACCACGACAAACTTAACAGAAGGTGTAAATCTTTATTTCACTAACCAACGTGTAAAAGATGCACTACCAGGTGCAATATCATCGTCAGCACAATATCCTGGTTGGGTCACCAGTTCTGCACAAATTAATACTGGTTCATTTACGGGTTCATTTAGTGGTTCATTCAGAGGACCGTTGAATGGTGTAGCAGATTTTGCAGCAACGGTTGCAACTGTAACAACAAACACAACAACGGATACTACATTATATCCATTATTTTCAGAAACGCAAGCACCAAATACATATATATCTTTAAGAACTCACGCATCTGGTTCATTCTTCTATAATGGTGTAACTCAAAAAGTACACGCTCAAACATTTGTGGGTGCAATTGAAGCAACAAATGATGTCGTATCTTCATCCGCACAAGTCAAAACATTCTTACCTGGTGGTACTGTTAGTAGTTCGGCTCAATACCCAGGATGGGTAACAAGTTCTGGTCAAATTGATTATAACAATATTCAAAATAAGTTAAGTGGTGTATATAGTAGTTCCGCACAAACCGTAGCAGCGATAGATAATCAAACTATTGCACCAACTACGGTAAACGCAACATCGGTAACTGCTTCGTTTAGTGGAAGTGGTATTGGATTGTTCTTTGTCAATTACAACACATTATCAAATATACCAGCAAGTATTGTTTCCAGTTCTACACAAGTTACATCATTACTTCCAGCAGATACCGTATCTAGTTCTACCCAAGTCAAGACATTCTTACCTGGTGGAACGGTATCTAGCTCAGCACAATATCCTGGTTGGGTAACTGCGTCAAGTCAAATTGATTATAATTCAATTACCAATAAATTGAGTGGTGTGTATAGTAGTTCCGCTCAAGCAGTAGCAGCAATATCGGCACAGTTTATAACACCATCGGGATCACAATTCTCTGGTATAGTATCCGGTAGTGGTACACAATATAGATTGGTAGTTCCTGTAGGAACCAATTTATACGCAACTTAATAAGAGGTTATAATATGGGACTTAGAGAACAAATTCTCGCTGGAGCTACAAACTTAAAACGAGAAACTGTGGGTATTGTTGTTGGTACCGCATCACCAAGAATTACGGGATCGGTATCAATAGGACGATCATTTGTACTCACGGCAATACAGGCAAGTACTCGGTGTCGTGTAAGATTATACGGTGATTCTGGAAGTCGTAATGATCCTGGTGAATTAATTCGTCCATTTAATTCACAAAGTATACCATCCAACATATCGTTAATAACAGATATTAATTTAGATACCGAAACATTATTTCGTTTAGCCCCACCTATATTTGGGTTGAACCTTGACAATGCGGTATCACCTGATATATATTATACCATTGATACAGGATCTTCCTTCCCATTAACGGGGGAAGATAGAATTTCATTAACACGATTTTTAATTGAAGATACAACTGTAACAAACTTAGCAGGAGTAAACGCAAGACAAACGTTAACGTTACCTTCTGCGACAATATCATCGGGGTCATCCGTAACTGGAAGTATAGTATCTCCTAAGACATATCTCTTGTATAAGGTTGAACCAAACGCCAGTCCATTACGATTACGTTTGTACACAAGTGCAAGTTATAGAGATAACCCATCGGAAGTATCACGATCGTTTAATACGGACCCAGTATCAAGTAGTGGATTAATTGCAGATATTTATATGGAAGATAGTTCTGCAATGCCACTATCACCTATTATAGTTGGTCGAAACGATAATGATTTGGTTAACAATATCGTCAGTCCATCATCAGAAACATATTATCGTTTAACAAACGGCGCGGCAACTACTACGGTATCCGCATCACTATTCGTCTTTTCACTAGAAGATTGAGGTTATTTATGAGTGTAGAATTATTTCACGATTTAAAAGATTTAATTGACAACGCACAACATCCAGTATTAGCAGTTGTTCTTGCAGAAGGATGTGAAAATTTCAAAGGAAAGTTTCTAACTGATTTTGAAGCACAAGTACAGAATCAATTCAATCCTGTACATTTACATATTATTTGTTATAGAGAAGAACCGCCGGTATTTCCTCGACCACTAACACAAGCGGTATATTACTTTGCCCCTAAAAATTATACCCCGTTATTTTTCCGTCATGGTATGAATGCAATGAGTGTGGCAACGGATATCGTCACCGCATTGAAAATGATGGAAGGTCGGTCATATGTAGATGCTGCATATGAACATAACGAAACAATGCATACGCAATATCAAGAAACGGAACAAATGATAAAAACCGAAGATACCACACAATTTCCTTCATTGTTCCAACAAGCACGTAATTTTGCAAAGGAAATGTGGCATACGGGAAAGAACGCAGCAGCGGGATTACCTGTGTTGGTTGACGCGGATGCAGCATTTCAACGATTTTCAATGTGTCAGGGTTGTGAATTTTTGAAAACGGATAGTTTCCGTTGTGAAAAGTGTGGATGTTTTATGAAAACAAAAACACAATTGGCATCCGCATCATGTCCAATTGGAAAGTGGCACGCCGTAACACCGCAAAAACAACCAGCTTAATGAGTTGGTCAAATATTTATACTAGAATATTATGTTAAAATTTTTCCCGTTTAGAACATTTAGCGCATCGTTAGCATATACCGCATCAACTGCGGTGTCTGCATCATTCGTGCTATCGGGACCATCGGCATCATACTCATTAACAGGAGGTGGTGCAACGGGAGCAACGGGACCAACAAGTGTTATAACTGGTGTGTCTGGTTCTTCTGGCCCAACGGGAATCGGTCCAACGGGACCAATAGGAGCAACAGGACCAACAGGACCATCATCAGTAACAGGTCCAACAGGTCCAACAGGTATTCAAGGATTAACGGGACCAACAGGAGTCACAGGACCAGCATCAACTGGTCCAACTGGACCGATTGGAGTAAGTGGTTCGTCTGGTCCTACGGGTCCACAAGGGTCTACGGGTATTATAGGACCAACTGGTGCAACAGGACCAACGGGGCCTGCAGGACCATCAGGAGCATCTGGTGTACAAGGTATACAAGGTCCAGTAGGTGTCACAGGTGCGACAGGACCAACGGGAGCAACAGGTGTGGCAGGTGCAGGACCAACAGGCGCAACAGGAGCAACGGGTCCGTCTGGCCCACGAGGTGCAAGTGGTCCACAAGGTACTATCGGTATCACGGGACCAACGGGAGCAACAGGAGCACAAGGAACCGCATTTACGGGGCCAACCGGTGCTACGGGTGCTACGGGAGCAACAGGACCAACAGGTGCAGTAGGAGCAACAGGACCAACAGGTGCAAATACACCGTAATAGAGAGTAAGTGTTATGACGTTTAAGTTTTTCCCATACGGAACACCAACTACTAGTTCATTCGCATTATCTGCAAGTGTACTGACGTTTACAGCGTCAGTTGCGGTAAATAGTGGGTCTGGATATGCTACTGCATCGTTCGCTATAGGTGGATTTACAGGACCATCAGGACCACTAGGACCAACAGGAGCAACGGGGCCAACAGGTCCAACAGGTCCAACTGGCGTGTCCGGCTCTATCGGTATAACTGGACCCACAGGATCAACTGGACCACAAACATCTGGGTCAACAGGTCCAACTGGACCAAGTGGCATCACAGGATCTACAGGCCCCACGGGTCCAACAGGTCCAACTGGTAGCACTGGTGTAATCGGTGTTACGGGACCAACAGGTAGTCGAGGTATAACAGGTCCAACAGGGGCAATTGGTGCAACAGGTCCAACAGGTAGTGTTGGTATATTTGGTGGTGTAGCGGGTGTTGCTGGAGCAACTGGACCAACAGGTTCAACAGGTCCAACAGGACCACAAGGTAGTACAGGACCAACAGGTGTGGGGCCAGTTGGTTCTACGGGGCCAATCGGTCCATCTGGTAGTGCTGGAGCAACAGGACCAGTAGGACCAACAGGAGCAACGGGTGCAGCAGGTTCACAGGGTATTAGTGGTCCTAATACCTTCGGTTCCGCTGGTGTTACAGGTATTACCGGTCCTTCTGGGCCAGTCGGTCCAACAGGACCACAAGGTGCTGCGGGAAGAGCTGCATTTTTCGTCACGGGATCATGTAATCAAACACATTCCGATATTACGGTCCCACATAGTGATAGTACTACACCACATTCTAATATTACTGCAGCACACACCGACAGTACTACAAACTTTACAAATATCACAATACCACACACAAACAATTATACAGCACATACCAATATTGCTGGAATTACTAGTACCACACCACATTCAAATATTTCACACGGAAATATTGCGGGAAGTTCCAGTACTATTAACGCAGCACACACAAATACTACTATTAACACAGAACATACTAATATTGCGGCAATATCTAGTACCACGCCGGCCTCACATACTGATCAACCACATTCGGACAGTACAATCGGGCATGGTGATGATGCAGCGACTGGTGTTTATTGTTTAGATGGTGATGCGGGGCCTGGATGTTTATTTTATTTCGGATATTCTTCTTGTCCATCTGGTACACCATGTAGTCCATTTAATGATCACAGTGATATAATAGGTGTGCATACCGATGCGGCATTCGTAAATAGTACTACACCGTCGTCACATACCGATATTCCATTTACTGATAGTACTACACCAGGATCACATTCTGATAATACTACCAACGCATCACATACTGATATCGCACACAGTAACATCGCATTTTCAAATGTTGCAGCAGCACACACAAATATTGCACATAGTAACATTGCAGCAGCACACACGGATATAACCGCAGCACACACGGATATTACCGCCGCACATACAGACAATACCACCAATTTCTCCAATATCACCGCAGCACATTCAAATGTCGCTGCCGCTCACAGTAACGCATTCCTATGACCACATTTTTTCCACTTGGTACACCAACTACTGCAAGCGTTGCATTATATAGTAATTTAGCATTTACTGCAACATACGCTGCGGGAGTAAATGTATTAACCGCATCATATGGACCTGGTGCAACAGGAGTTATAGGTGATAGAGGTCCAACAGGTCCAATTGGTTTGGTAGGTATAGCTGGGTCTGGGTCTACTGGACCAACAGGAGTATCTGGGGTAACGGGATTAACTACCTCAGGTCCAACTGGACCAACAGGACCACTAGGACCAACAGGGCCAACAGGAGTTATTGGACCAACTGGTGTTACTGGGTCTACGGGACCAACAGGGCCAACAGGAGCATCGGGGTCTATTGGTATTACAGGACCAACGGGTGCTACAGGTATCGGTTCACTAGTGTCTGGGTCAACAGGCGCAACGGGTGCAACAGGACCAACAGGTGCAACAGGTATTCAAGGAATTCTTGGTATAACAGGAATTATTGGACAAACAGGACCATCGGGATTAACAAACGTGGTGGGTGCTACGGGTGTAGGTGGTGTTGTAGGATTACCCACAGCGGGTGCAACAGGACCATCGGGACCACAAGGAGCAACGGGTGTTGTAGGAGTTACAGGTATTTCTGCACCAGCGGCATCCACGGGGTCGGCTGGAGTACAGGGAATTACTGGTGTACAAGGACCAACAGGTCCACAAGGAACTCGTGGTGTGGATGCATCGTGTCCCGCAGGATATGTAACTTGTGCCGATGGTAGTCCATCATCTGGGTCAAATTTTTATACAAATCCCAATAGTAGTGTCTACGCAGTAGTATGTGCAGCACGGCCAGTTGGTTGTTTAGGAACATTTACTTGTGTATAACTCTATTTATATGAAAGTTATCGTTATGTGGAGATTTTAATATATGCCAAAGGCACCTGGTAGTATCTGGGTTGATGGTGAAACGTTTCGTTTCATAGACGGCTCGGGAAATGAATATTATTATACTGGTACCGCCGGTACATCACCAGCGGGAGCTAAACCTGGATCGGTGTGGGTAGATGGAAATGATTTCCATTATATCTCCGCTACAGGGGTTGACCGTACAATTGCATATACAAACTTAGGTGCTGCGGCAGGTGCAAAGGCTGGTTCTGTGTGGGTTGAAAGTACTTTTTGGCATTGGATTTCTGGTACAGGTAGTGAAATTCGTGGTCACACCGACGTAACTGCGGCACACACCGATAACACCACTCCAGCAGCACATACTGATATTACTATCAACGCAGCACACACCGATAATACCACGATTGCTGCACACACCGATAATACAACAATTGCTGCACACACAGACAATACCACGATTGCTGCACATACAGATAACACCACACCATCATCACATACAGATAATACAACTCCACACACAAATACCACTATTCCTCACACAAATACTACGATACCAGCAGCACATACAGATACTACTATCAACGCAGCACATACAAATACTACTATCAATGCAGCACATACGGACAATACCACACCAGCAGCTCACACAAATATTGCGTTCGTCAATACCACAGTTCCACATACCAACACCACAATACCACACACGAATACCACAATTCCGCATACCGATAGTACAATACCTGCTGCACATACAAACAGTTATATACCAAATTCACATACAAATATCGCACACACGGATAGTACTACCAACGCAGCACATACGAATACATCAATAGGTCATACGGATAGTACTACAAACTTTTCAAATATCGCTGCGGCACATACTAATATTGCGCATAGTAACATTGCAGCTTCTTCCGCACATACGGATATAGCACATAGTAATATTGCGGCGATATCTTCACATTCTGATATTGCGCATAATAATATTGCATTCACTAATACTTCAATATCCCACCAAGACAGTACGGCAAATGCCTCTCATACAAATAATTATTGTTGCACCGATGGTACTAGTGTATGTGATGGTATCAATTTGGTTACATGTTCGGGTTGTTTTTATTACCTAGCGTGTTCTAATTATCAAGTATGTGGTGGTACCAACGAACTCTGCTCATAATTCAGGAATAATATTTTATGGCACATTCCGATAGTTATTCTCCCGGCGGTCATAGCAATGTGGCTGGATCACATACAAATATCGCACACGGTAATGCCGCTGCGTCGTCAGCACATACAGATATTGCGCATAGTAATATTGCGACAATATCTTCACATTCCGATATTGCACACAGTAATATTGCGTTTAGTAACAGCACTACACCACATTCCAATGTTGCTGCATCGCATACTAATATCGCAGCTGCGCACACAGACAATTACACTGGAAATTCACACACGAATATTGCGTTTGCTAACACCACTATTAACGCATCACATACAGACAACACTACGAATGCTGCGCATACCGACATCGCAACATCCCACACGAATATAGCAACATCTCATACTGATATTGCTACATCCCACACTAACATTGCACACACCGACAACACCACGCCAGCAGCACATACTGATACCACTATTAACGCATCACACACGGATAATACTACCAACGCAGCACATACGGACAATACCACACCAGCGAGTCACACAGACATTGCTACCAGCCACACAGACATTGCCGCGGCACACACAAATACTACTATCAATGCAGCACATACGGACAATACGACTCCAGCAGCACATACGGATAATACCACACCGGCTGCGCACACCGATAACACTACTCCCGCTGCTCATACGGATAATACCACACCGGCTGCACACACCGATAACACTACTCCCGCTGCTCATACAGATAATACCACACCACATAGTGACCAACCAGTATTTGTTGGTCCATAATGGGGCTTGACAATGTGGGTGGAATGTAGTAACTTATAAAATGATTTATTAATCACGAGGTTATATGACGATTGAATTGGAACCAGTTGGAGTAGTATGTAATTTAAGTTGTCCGTATTGTTACGAACATCCTATGCGTGACGCGGGTAACTTCCGTCAAAAAACATATTCTGTTGAAAAAATGTTAGAAGGTTTGGCCAAAGAGGGTGGTAACTTTACTCTATTTGGTGGTGAACCATTATTAACTGATATTGACGATTTAGAAACTATTTTTAAGTGGGGATACGAACGCTATAAAGCAAATGGTATCCAAACAAATGGTGTTTTAATCACCGACCGCCACATTGAAATGTTCAAGAAGTATAACGTTCACGTTGGTGTGTCCCTCGACGGACCCGATGAAATGAATGATACTCGTTGGGCGGGGTCATTGGAAAAAACCAGAGAAGCTACTCGTAAATCATTTGAAGCAATTAAGAAACTATTAGCTAATAAAATTTCTCTTGGTTTAATTATCACTGTTCACAAAAAGAATGGACTTCCAAAATACCGTGACCGATTTAAGGCATGGGTAAAAGAACTTCAATCGTGGGGTGTTGATGGCGCTCGCCTCCATCCGTTAGAAATTGACCACAGTTCAATTGGGGAATCACTTGCGTTAACACCAGAACAAAATATTGAATTCTTACTGGATATGTGGGAGTTTGAAATTAATGAATTAAATGGTCCTGGTAAACGGTCATTTCGATTCGATATTTTCCGTGACGTAGAAGATATGTTAAAGGCACAAGATAATAATGCAACATGTACCTTCTTATCGTGTGACCCATATACTACCCACGCAGTGCAAGGTATTGATTCACAAGGAAACCAAGCAAATTGTGGTCGTGGAAATAAAGAAGGTATTAATTGGATTAAAGCCCAATATGATGGATTTGAACGTCAAATGGCGTTATACCACACACCGCAGGAACACGGTGGATGTCAAGGATGTCGTTTCTTCTTAACTTGTAAGGCACATTGTCCTGGTACAGGTATTGATATGGATTGGAGAAATCGTACAGACACCTGCTTGAATTGGAAAGTGGCATTCGGTATATTTGAAAAGTTAATGGTGCATAAAGGAGAAACACCATTGTCACTACATCCAGATAGACAAAAATACGAAGATGCATTGATGTACGGATACAGTCAAGGTGTTGAGTTACGATTGGCGCAGATTAAACGATATTTGGAAGGACAGTTTGATATTGATAAGTTTATCAAACAACAAAAAATCGTAATGAAAAACGGTGGTAAAATACCACACGCCGATCATACAGACGAAACAGGACGATATTCAAAAGAGTTTAACGAACAATATGGATTTTTACCTTAATAATAGTAGAGGATAAACAAATGATTCAAGGATTACATGCTGACCATGTAGACTCATCGGGAGCTTACGCTCAAAAGTTCGAAGTAGTAAAAGAACTTTTGGAAAAGGGAATATTAAAGGAAATTCCAGAAGAATTTCGAGATACCGAATCCGTACCAGTAGTAACTACATCACAAACAATTGTTGGTGAAGAGTTTGATATGACAAACGGACATGCAGACCACGTTGATGAAACTGGTCGGTATCGTGAAGCGTATGAAGCCAAGTTTGGAGTAGTAAGTACGGATACCGACACAGCACAGGCTACTGCTGGAAATTCGTGGAAGGCATTTTTGCAACAGATTATTGCAGAAGAAAAAAGTAAGCTGAAGATTTAATTTAAACACGAAGGGGTTATGCAAAGAATTAAACACGTTTTACCAGATTGGACTCGTGTGCAGTGGACGAGTATGGAAAACAAAAATAAATACGAACCGATTATTTCGGCAATTTCCAGTGCATGGAGACATATAGAACGTATGTCTGTGGTTCATGACATTCGACCATCTGCACTAGATATCATCCGTCCATCGGAATTGATGTCGTTGCAAGAAGAGTATGGTAAGTATGGTGTAAAAATTGTTGCCTTGGCAAAGGAAGGAATTACTGGGCAATATTCCTCTACTACAATTCCATATGCTGGTGGAGATTATAATATACGAGTTGTTTTTACAAAGTCAGAACGATTGGCTGAAGAATGGTTCAGTATATGGAATTCCCCATCATCTATTCGTGACCGTGAAGCGGGAAGATTACTTGGATACCCTACATGTTGTATTGAACATTTCAACAAATATTGGGTAAACCAAGGATATGTAGATTCTACGTGGACAATGGCAGCTGATAAGCTGACGTTAACCGACAACGATCACACTATTCATATTAATGCAGACACTCCACCAGAATCCAATATTCTTTGGCGGTGGCAGGGTATTCGACTAGTCTCACATCTTCCATGTTCATTTGATTGTAAAGCAACAGAAGAACTTGGTATGAAAATGGCAGAACTTGGTCGTACACTTGGATATAATAAGGAAATTGATTGGATTTATGAAATTCTTTCGTGGCCCGTGGAATGGTCAGCGTTGCACGGCATCGCGGAAATTCGTACCCCAATCAATAAGATATCATCACGTACAGATATGACACCGTGGAAATACACGGTACAAAAGCTCAGTCATTCATATCCAGAAGATGGTATGTCGGGTATTACATATCCGTATAACCAAAAGAAAACTAAAATTAAACCTATTACTAAGACTCTATCCTTTGCTAAGTCGTTGGAAGATACTTCTGTTTGGGAAGAGAACGGATTTAGTAACAAGGGTGCAATGGATCATTTCCATCAAGTTATTCTTGATGCAGTTGGAGATATGAAGTATATTCCAAGTGGAAATGTGCTTGACCTTGGGTGTGGTAATGGTGTCTTGTTAGGTCGTGTGGTGGGAGATAGACAAGATTTAATTCCGCATGGTGTGGAAATGGATAAGCAACGTTGTATGTCGGCAGCAACAACAATCCATTGGGGAATCTTTACAATGGGTAGTATATTTGACTTACATACGTGGAATGAAAAAGCATACAGTCTGGTTCTCCTAATGCCAGGTCGATTGTTGGAAACAACAAAGATAGTAGCAGAACAAGTTCGTAAGCAACTTTATGAAAAGACAGACCTATTGTTAATTAATCTGACCTGTGATTGGACACAGCAGTATGGTTCGATTGATAATATTATGAAGGTCACTGGTCTTGACCAAGAATGGGAACCGGAAGGTAAATTAATCCATCGTCAAGACGATATGGCGCAACTCTTTAAACGTAAGGTATAATATGACGGAAGAGAAACGTGAAGTAACAGAAGTTCCTGTACCACTAGCAATCCGACAACTGGTTGAACTCCACAATAGTCGTATTCGTGAATACCAACAAACCTCATTACGAGAACTTCAAGATGCTAATGTGGAATTGATGGTAATGATGGGATTACTTCCACAAGAAGGATGGCGTTTAGATATGGAATCTATGAAGTATGTAAAGATTCCAACCCAAACAACAGATGGAACTCCACAAGTCGGTTGAACACGTAATCTTTACGTGGGGTAGATTCAAAGGACACTCCTTAGCACACGTTGCGAGGAGTGTTCCTTCGTATTTAGAATGGATGTCTGGGCAAGAGGGATTGCCAGAAGTATGGAGAATTGCCGCGGCAAAAACTCTAATGGGAGAGGATGTTAGTGAATTAGATTTACCACGAACAAACAATCCAACTATCTCATATAAAGATTTACCAAAAACATCAAGTGATAAAGTAGAGGTATTATTAGTAGATAATAAGACCGCTGCCATTGTCATGCCATATGACAAAGCGATGTTGGCAAAGTTCAAGTACGAGATAGATGGTCGAAAGTGGAACAACGATGATAAACATTGGGAGTTCCCATTAGTACATCTTCCAAAAGTATTTACTATTTTCAGTAATATCAAATGCGATAAGAAAGTATTGGATAAAGTTGAAGAACTTAAATCTCGTAGACACGACCTTGACGAAATTCGTTCTTTGGAAGATACAGAGTTTGATATCAAAGGAATGAAGCTTACTTTATATCCGTATCAAAAAGTTGGTGTGAAATTCGTAGATAGAGCTGGGGGTCGATGTCTTATCGCAGATGCGCCTGGGTTGGGTAAAACCGTACAGGCAATTGGATATGCACAACTTCACAATCTTAAAACATTAATTGTGTGTCCGTTGTCCGTAACAATTAACTGGCAACGTGAGATTAAAAAGTTTACTGGTAAGAAATCTACTATCTGGGATAGTAAACATTACGATGGGGAACTGGATAATCAGTTTCATATCGTACATTATGATGCAGTACCAAAGATTAATAAAGCACTTCGTGACCAAAAATTTGATCTCTTGGTATGTGACGAAGCAACGTTTCTTAAAAATCGTCAAACTATTCGAGCAAAATCAGTATTGGGGTCGTGGAAAGAACGAAGAAAATATCCTGGAATTAAAACAAAATATTCGATATTTTTAACGGGTACTCCTGTTATGTCTCGTCCTATTGAGGCGTTCTCACTATTAAACTTTTTGGATAAGGATAGATTTAATAACTTCTATCACTTTGTAGAACGTTATGGTGGATGGAAGGGGGACGCACCTCGTAACCTGCAAGACCTACATGACCGCACAAAAGATTTGGTCATTCGTCGTAAAAAAGATGAAGTATTGAAAGAGTTACCAAAGAAGCAACGTAATGATTTGTATGTAGAACTCACCAAAGATGAAAAGAAAGAATACCAAGCACTATTAAAAGAAGTTTTTGGGAAGTGGAAAATGGATGGAAAACCATCAGTTACCCACATGCCAAAACTCCAAGCATTTCTTATACAAAAGAAAATGCCTCGTCTTATAGAAATGATTGATGAGTTCTTGGATAATGATAGATCAATATTAATATTCAGTTGCTATATTCAACCATTAAAATTTTTGTTGGAACATTATGGTAATAAAGCAGCAATATTGACGGGAGAAATGAATCGTAATCAACGTCAAGAAACGATTGATAAATTAACCAACGGAGAAGCAAAAGTAGGATTATTTAGTATTCGTGCCGCAGGTATGGGTATTGACGGATTACAGAAAATCATAGATACAGTTGTCTTTTTGGATATGGATTGGGTACCTGCGAATCACGAACAGGCAGAGGACAGAACCCATCGTATCGGTCAAACGAACCAAGTCCAAGCATACTATATGATTTGTGAAGAAAGTATAGACGAGTACATGCGGGATATCTTGAAGGATAAACAGCAAATTGCGGACCTCATTGTAGACGGAGCATTGGTCACGCCGGATAGTAATAAATCATTTTTTAGAGAATTTGTTCGACGAATTAATACCCACTATAATACACATTTTACCGATGAAAATGTAGATTAACGATATTTATATCAAGTATTTATAACACAAGGAGTTACTTATGTCAAATGTTACATTCCCTACGGAAGTAATTGATTTACCAAGTAAGGGCAAGTTTTACCCAGTAGGACATCCATTGGCATCAGGTCAAATTGAGTTGAAGTATATGACCGCCAAGGAAGAAGATATTCTGACCTCACAGAACCTTATTCAAAAGGGTATCGTTCTTGATAAATTAATTGATAGTTTAATTGTTACAAAGGGAGTGACCCACGAAGATTTATTGTTGGGTGACTTAAACGCAGTAATGGTCGCATCACGTATTCTTGGGTATGGTAAAGATTATCCTGTGAATGTTACCTGTCCAAAATGTGGTACTTCGGCAGAACACGTTGTGGATTTGTCACAATTAGAATCCAAAGATGTTACGGAAGAAAATGTAACGGTTACACTACCAATTAGTAAGAAAACTATTAAAGTACGGGTGTTAACTCGTAAAATTGAAAAGGATATTCAAAAGGAACTAGATGCATTGAAGAAGGTGGGGATGCAGGTAGAACCAGAAGCATCTACGAGATTACGTTATCTTATCGCAGAAGTGGATGGGTCGTCTGAACCAAAACTTATCCGTGAAACAGTAGATAATATGTTGGTTGCAGACACACGAGCACTTCGTGAATTTTATAAAACAGTTACACCAGATGTGAAGTTCGAAGCACCGTATACGTGTGAAAAGTGTGATAATGCAACAACACTACCTATTTCCATAGGCTTGAACTTTTTTTGGCCTGACGCAAGAATATAGGTTACAAATGCATAAAGTCATCTTTTCTATGGTGTATCACGGAAAAGGTGGTTTTACATTTCAAGATTTATATAATATGCCCGTGTTCTTGCGCGGCTTCTATTTGAAGGAAATGAACGACACAGTAGAAAAAGCAAACGCAGAAATAGAAAAGGTTACAAAAAAACCTCGTAAATGAGATACTAGATGGCAACAGTTGACGAAGCAGAAAAAGAATATAGTTCGATATTATCACAGTTATCTGGGAAATATCAAGATATTATACAGCAACAAAATATATTACAATCATCTGCGTCTGATTTACGTTCCGCACAGGAAAACTTATTACGTGTGATGAAAGCAGAAGCTGCTGGATTAGCAAGTTATATTAACAACGAAGGTAAACGAAAAAAGATTGTTGCAGGTACGTTAAATGGGTTGCAAAGTCGTGTAGCAGACTTAGAACAACTTTATATTAATGAACTAACAGATTTAATAAAAGTTATACAAGATAGAGTAAATCTTGAAGAAGAAGCTTATCTCATGGACGCCCAATTCGAATTAGCAAAACAACAAATAAATTCGGCTATGGGATTTAATAGATTAACTTCTGTTCTAAAAACAGTAGAAGAAAAATCCAAATTATTTGCTGCAAATATTCCTGGCGTTAAAATGTTAATATTTGGTGAAATTTTAATGCGAGCTGGTGAAGCGTTGATGAAATTACGTGATACTATCTACCGTACCCAAGAAAAGCTGGGAGTAACATTTGATACGTCTATTAGTGCATTGGCAGGTGCCTATACCAACGTAATTACATCATATTTTAGTAAAGGACCACAACTTAAAGTCGAAGATACAATATCCGCCATAAATGCGTACCAAAAAGAATTTGGTACAATATTGACGCGTGGAGCAGCACAAGATATTGCACAAAGTTCAAAAAGTTTTGGTACTAGTGTAGAAATATTTGTACGCGCACAACGTGCATTTTTGGGTGCTGGTGGATTAGCTAATCAAGCAAAATTACAATCACAGTTCATCACACAATTTAGAAATGCAGGATTAACAGCAAACCAAGCTTTAACATTTGCAGCAAATAATGCAAATCTTGTTGCAATAGCCGGTGTTAAATACGCAGATTCCTTAGCAAGAGCAGCAGCCAATGCTCAACGAATTGGAGTAAGCTTAAATAAAACAGAACAGTTTGCTGACAATTTGGTTGGTAACTTTGAAGGGGCTTTGGAGAACTTTGCAGAACTTAATGCAATGGGCTTCAATATTGACTTTAATAAACTTGCACAGGTTGCTGGGACTGGTACTCCCGAAGAAGTTCAAAAAGAACTTTCGGCACAATTCGGTGGTAATCAACAATTACTAAATGAATTACAACGTAATCGTTTCCTCAAAGTCTCGTTAGAACGAGATTTAGGATTGGACATTGGGGAAATAACACGATTGGCAAAAGGTGAAGAAGCACTACCAGCAGAAAAGACCCAAGAAGAAAAAATACAAGATGGTATTAATCAAGGTATTATTAAAGGACTAGGACCACTCTTAACTGGAATTGGTGGATTGGTATCTGTTGTAAATCCACAAACTTTGGCATTAATAGCAAATACTGCTGCGTTAGTAGCAAATACTGCTATGATGGGAAGTTCTGGAATGTTTGGAAAATTATTAGGAGGCACAGCTGGTAGAGTCGGTCTTGGTGCAGCAGGTCTTACTGTTGGGGTTGGTAGTGCTATGGCTGGTAGAGAACTTGTTGAACAAGGTAATACAAAAACAGGTATTGGACTTGGTGCAATAGGTGGAGGAATAGGTACATTACTCACAGCTGCTGCTATACTAGGAGCAATACCCAGTGGTGGAGCATCCTTAGCACTATTGGGGGCAGGTGCGTTAGCGGGTGGTGGATACGCTGCGATGGGTATGAAGTCAGAAGAAGGAGATGATGTCATTTCTTCTCCTGGGTATGGTAGTCGTGTACTGGTAACACCAAATGAAACTATCTCATTAAATAACAAAGATACTGTAATGGCCGGTACAAAGTTATTATCCGCTGGTACACTTACGTCACCAATGACAGCACAACAACAAGCACCGGCAGTAACAAATACTGTCAATGTAGATATGTCTAAATTAGAAGCTAAATTAGATAGATTGGCATCAGCATTTGCAGGTATTAAGATTGAAATGGACGGTAACACAGTAGGACGGGTTTCATTAAACGCACGGTCACCAATGGACCGTCTATCTGTGGTGGGATAATCTATGGCTAAACTTTTCCAAAATATTGCAAATAACAATAAAGGTATAGGAAACATATATGCCGATTCTACTGTAAATAATGATAACACTGCATTTGTTGCTATACGTGACCGCGTTTCGGAAACGATTGGCGTACCAGATGCACCACAAAATTTAATAGATATTCGTCGTATTAGTCCAATATATGATACGTACAATACTGTACCACCAAGACAAAGTATTACGTTTTCTGGAAATCCTTTACGTACCCCTTCCACCTATACAAGAAAACGACCAACTTTGTTGTATGATGATTTTCCGTTAAGTAATGGATTAATCACAAATAAAAATACTCCAACAAACAATACGTTAATTGAAATAAAACCATACAGTAGTGATGTTGCGGAAAGTAGTTTTATTCGCCAAAATTCACAAGCATTACCAATAGTATCAGGCCCTCGTGATATTACACGTATGAGAAAATACTTGTTGAGTGGTGAAGGAATTAGCTTTCTCGCACTACAACAACGATTACAGGCGGGTAATACGTTTGGTCAAACTCGTGCATACAATCCATTATCTGTTCCCCTTGCAGTTAGTAACTATGCAAATGCAAATTTAAATAATCCATTGGCACGTGTATCACGTATTGTACCAAATGACGCCACAATTAACTCAGATTTGTGGGGAAGAATACAAAAGGAAACGGTAATCAGTACCCAAGACAGATTACGTTTAAAGTTCGTTGGTGGTGCACAACGTACATTACAATCACGATTGATTAACGCAGCAGGTGGTGTAGTTAATAACGCGTTACGTGGTATTGCAAATAGAACAAATATTCCTGTACCTGGAATTATTCGCAGAGGAACCAGTTGGTTGAATAGTAGATTGGGAACGAATTTTTCAATCGGTAATACAGTCAACTTGGGTCAAATAGGTAGAGGTATACAAACCGTTGCTGCAACGGGTAATGCAATACTACGAGGATTGAATGCGTCAAATTCAACATTGACCAAAGACCAAACTGCATACGATTCATTATACGCAGCTGATTTGTGGCCAATAATGAAAGAAAATGATGGTGTTATACGTAGCCATCAAGGTGAGAAATCTGCCTATTTAGAACGTGCAACGTTGGCAATTGCTAAGGTAAAGGATTTAAACAATACAAATAAAGCAACAGTTGCATATGGTGTAGATCCACGAAATGATTATCGTAGTTCAGCAGATTATACCGATTCTGTTCGTAGTGCAACAACACCAAAAACATTTAATGGTATAACTACCGCAACCTATATTAAAGATAACTTTAATTTACAAAATAATAGAGCGGTAGTAGATGCAACATTTTTGGATGGACAAAACGAAAACGCAGACTATATTAAATTCAAAATAGCTGTTCCTGGCGTATTTGATAATGGTATTAATTTTCGTGCATTTATTGAAGATATCAATCACAATGCAAAGGGTCAATACGACGAAGTTCGATACGTTGGACGACCAGAACGATTCATCACATACAAAGGTATGAACAGAACCTTAACGTTCAGTATGTACCTTATTGCATTTAGTGAAGCAGAATTGGAAACTATTTGGACTCGTGCAAATATGTTAAACAAATTAGTTTACCCAATAGATAATGCGGGTGGTTTTATGGTTCCACCACTTGCAAGGATTACAATAGGAAATGTAATAGTTAATCAACCTGGGTATGTAGAAAATATTGACATGCGTTTTCAAGAAATTCCATGGGATATAGATAAAGAACTCCCACAAGCAATTAAGTTGAATATGACATACAATATTATTGAAAAGGAATACATAAAACAATTGGATACAAGTCCAATACTCACTACACAATTGTTCGGTGATGATGTAATCGCAAACACAGGAATATCAGACAGTAGAATTGCTGCACAAGAATTCTTGAACAAACAAAAAGCATACGTACAATCACAAATTCCAGGACTAAACGCATTAGCACGACAACTTGCACCACGACCATCGGGTGTAAACACCGTATCAAAGAATACTATATCACTACCTCGTTTAGAACGTGCAGACAATCCCACACCAGCATCATATGCTGATTTGATTGGTAGAACAACAGCAGTTTTAAATAATGAAGGCACTGTTCCTCTTGATGAAAGTGGAAATCCAATAATTAACCCATAATATAATATGTTATCACGATATACTACTAACTTAGAAATTGAAAAAACTGATAAGGGGGTACAGTATTATACCACTATACTACCGTCCCCAATTACTCCCGATGCGTTTCAATTTAAAGTTGTAACGCAAGATGGTGATCGTTTTGATTCGTTGGCAACACGATATTATAAAGACGCATCTAAGTGGTGGATTATTGCCAAAGCCAACGGATATGTCAATGGAACTGTTTTCATTCCTGGCGGTATTGAACTTATTATTCCATCAGCAGGGTTACTATAATTTATGTCAATAAACCCAGTAGAAACACTAAATGTTTTTCGAGAAGATTTACAAACGGAATTAAATAAACGTTCTCGTTCAAAAGAACTAGTACGTACACGTGCTCCGTTTTTACGATTTACTACTGGTGCCGATATGTCTGATCTGGAAGCTAGATTGGGCACAAGATACTCAATTTACAAAGGATATCGTTTATTTACGTTGGGATTGCATGGGTGGGATAATTTAAATTATTCTACGTCCGACCTGTACGGTACAGCTGCAAATAATGGATTGGTTATCGGAACAACATATAATACCGGTGAACAGAAATTAGTGTACACACATGTACAACAAGATAGCTCGTATACGTTAGCAAACACAGGGGGTAGAGGAACCTTACCTACATTAGTAACAGAGGGGGGAAGAGAATCCAATAAGAATTTTCCACCACCTGGTATTACAAGTGCAAGAATAGAACGTACACGAAATGGTAATGTATTAAAATTTACACTTGAAGTAAGTTGTTATACCCAACAACAATTGGAATTGTTGGAGATATTATCATTTGTACCTGGAATGACAGCTATACTTGAATGGGGATCAGTATCTACAACACCAACTGGTACAAAATCACTAACGAAGATTTTAGATTTTAAGAACAATAGAGATTTACAAGTCATTCGTGATTTTAATAAAACATCAAGAACAAAGATAATAGAAGAATGGTGTAAGCCAAATAATTTCAACTATGATTTTTCCGTAGCACGAATCGCCAATGTAAAAACAACATTAGAAAATAATGTATACAAAGTAACAATTACTGCGTTCGGTCAAGCGGATAATATTATGTATGTGTCGGCATACGCAACAAATAATCCACTAACTTCTGGACAAACAGGTAATCAAGATAATACTTCCATAAATCAATATTTTAAATTGAATGGAAAGTTTTCTAAATTACTACACGAAATCGCAGCATTACCTCCAAGTGATGTAAAGGCATTGGCGGTGTTACAATTTAACGATCCAGATGATGTCAAAGCTATCAAGGATGCATTGCCTACATCACAGACACTCAACGTAACTAATGACCTTGGATTCGAAGATACATTTTTCATTCGATTTGATTTTTTCATTGATTATTTCATAAACGATGTAAATGACGGTTTACTCAAAATTGTAAATAGCGGAATTAAACCAACAGATAAACTACCGTTTTTAATCAATAAAGCGGCAGATACATATATTGGATTCCATAAAGATTTACGATCTACACAACCGGCTACAATGATTATCTATAATCTAGACAAGATTAATAAAAGTAATTCCAATAGTCGTGATTATACACTTAAAACCTCTGTATTGGGTAAGATTGAATCTGGATCAGCATCCAATAGATTTAATGATGTTAATGCTGCCGCAGGTACCCAAGTGGGTGGGGTAAATCAAGTATTTAGTAAATTAAATGTTTCGCAATTTCAATCAGTTGGAAGAGTTAGTGATGCTATCCCATTATCCAGTGGTGTATTCGTAAACAGTAAAGCAGTACAGAATGCGTTTTTAAATGCAAGAACGTGGATGGATGGATTCGAAACACTATTACGAAATATGAATTCCGCAACTGAAAACTACTGGGATTTAAAACTTTTCTTTGACGACGATGTTGCAGGGTTCCGTATATTGGATGATAATGTACGTAGACCACAAGCTGGAAATAGAACGCAACCAATATATACATTCAATAAAAAATTAAGTAGTTTGGATGAGGATACAATCGGACCAGATGTTCTTAATGTTGAAGTTAAAACCGATTATCCGAAAGCGGTGTTTTCACAATTAGCTATATCGGCATTAAATAATAACGTAAGTTCACCAGAACGACGAGAAACAGACTTTGTTCGGGCACGAGTAGTTGATGACATATTTTCACCAACAGTGGATGTACAACAAACCAGACAGACACAACCACAGGCACAGGCATCAGCCGCAGCAACGGGAGCCACGGTCAGTGCATTTATTGACGCAAATTTAAAACAAACACAATTTTCTGGATTAAGTAGTGTTGTACAAAATAGTTTGAACGAAGCTGGATTTGGAGCAACTAACATACCAGCACCAATTGAAAGTATTTTAAAACGATTGTTTGCAAACAAAAATTTGTTAACTACCGCCGAAGCTGCTGCAATTAATCAAGAATTAAATACTCTCAATCCAAAACTAACACCGCAACAATTAACCGCATTGAAAAAAATATTTGCTGCACGCACGGTATCATTGATTAATAACTTCAAGAAAGATGAACTTGATAAATTCGTATCCGCGTATGATACACAAGCATCGGGAGGAAGTACGCAAAGTAGAGCAAGACCTGGATTTGCTGCAGATGCCACCAGTACGACGGGAATTAACAAGGCATTATTTACCGATGAGAGAAAGAAAAAAGTGGTAGACAAAATAACGCAGTCGCAAGCTAATTTAGTAAACATTGTAAATAGTAAGATACGATAATGCCAACAACATCACAACAAACATTTATCAATAATACAGCGTGGAGTGCAGCGTTCATAAGTTATGTTATGAAAACTGCCGGTGTTGATTTTCCTGCGAGAACTTCTCATACGGCGTACGCACAAGACTTACGACGAAATAGTAGAGGATTTCAAGTATTAAATCCTCTCAACTCCAAACTACAAGTTGGCGATATAGTAGTAGCAAACAGAAGTGAAAATAACGTATGGAACACCCAAACATATACACAGACAACTTCTTGGACTGGTGTTTCGCACGGTGATATCGTTGTATCTGTAAGTCCTACGAGTGCAAGAATTATTGGTGGAAATTTATCGGACACGGTTGGATTCAATAATAATTTAACATTGGTAAATGGTGGAATTACCTCAACGTCATTACAAGATAAACGAGCAATACCATTTGTTATTTTACGTCCACCACAAGATAAAGTTACAACTATCGTAGATACAGTAAATACAGAACGTTCGAAATGGAACGATGGCAGGTTGAAAGATAACAATGACGCTGCATTACCGTTACTTCAAAATTATTATACGACTGTTGGATTAAGTATACCATCATACACTGTTACATCGGGAACTTTTTTAAGTGTTAGTGATTATGAACGAACAACATACGTCACACCAATAAATGATGATGAAATATTAAAACTATTAACAGTTCCATCCGCTCCACGGTCAGCATATACAAATGCAGGTGGTGCAACTACACCTAGTACCATTACATTTTTACAAGACTTAAAAAATCGTATTGCGTTAAATCAAGTCATTATTAATGAACAACAACTGGCTGGTGAACTGGCATTACTGGATAACACAGATCAGGCACTTACGGAATATAGACAACAGACGCAAAATATTATAACCAACATTGGTAATTTCATTCCATCGGAACAATATTTCCTCGTGGCACAAAATTTATTTGAATTCTTTCCAGATAGAATGCGAGAAGAAATGGCATCGGAAACGGAAATGCCGAGTGGTAAGCTGGGTATTAATACTATAACTCCCGCAAATCCTCATGCATGGAGAGCACCTGGTAAACTAGCAACAACGGTAGAATTAACCATACCTGGTGTAGCAGGATTTAGTATTGGACAGATATTTTGGGTGGATAGAATTTCTGAGCAATACAAAAAGATAGGCGCTTTCCAAGTATTCGGTCTTACAGAAACTATTACAATGGATAGAGGATGGACAACTAATATTTATGCTAGATTGAATATCATACCATTTAATATTATGGCACCGTATTTTAGAAATCAAACTTAACCGTAAATAATTTATGGATAGTATACCTACTGGATTATTTGACATACTAGGAAACACGGATGTAAAGAAAACCTTGCTTGCCAGTATACAAAATGTTATTCCTACACTTACACAAGAAGATATTGATAAACGTGTCAAACCACGATATTTTGCCAAGTATACTGCGCAACGTAATGGTTTGATATATGAATTGGATGGTGGGCAGTACGCAGCTATTGAAGATAATAACTTATTTAGAAAAACTACCATTGATTGGATAATACGTGGTAAATTGGAAGATACCATCTTGACTTTGCCAAGTGGGGACAATATATTAATCAAGGGAGTGATTAGCCAAAACAAAGAACTTTTATCGCTTGCAGAGGAAAAGTTACCTGGTATCACGAATCACTTACGAAACTATATGGAGTTTTGGTCGGGGGAGTAAATGGTCGTTCAATCGGTTACGGAGTTACAAAAACTACAAAACAGAATTGAAACTGAGGCATCAGTCGTGGTGCCTATTTTTGTCGATCAACACTCACATCCCGCAATAAATACCATCTCGTCACTTCACATTCTTATTGATAAAGATTACTACTGCGTTCCATTTAATCATCCCGACGCAATACCAATGTCCATTTCATTGGAACGTGCATTTAAAGTAATCACACTTTATAAAAGAGAAATTCTTCACACGTTCAACATCCCGCAGGAACGTGTGCATGATGTTGCAACAATACTACATCTATCCAGTAAAGTCATTCCCGAAATACGAGAATACTATACCCCGATTATCACCAGAATGTTGCAACAATTCCAGTTTAAGAATTTACATCTGAGTGTTCCACTTATGATGTGGGTCGAATATGGATACAAACTAACTCAGTTTCTAAAAGAATCTTTTTATAATAAAATTCCAGATGGGTATGATTTTGTTAATAATAAAGTTATACCAACATTAACTACTATTGAGAAATCTGGTATTTATGTTGATTCTGCTGTGTTGATGGAACATTATGGTGATGTGAAAAAGTATATAAACAATAATACTATATATTCTGAGTACAATCCCTATACATCAACAGGTCGTCCAAGTAACAAGTATGGTGGAATTAACTTCGCGGCAATCAATAAAAACGATGGTACTCGACGAGCATTTACCAGTAGATATGGTGATGATGGTTTACTTATCCAATTTGACTATGAGGCGTTTCATCTTCGATTGGTTGGGGCACAAATCAATTATAACCTGCCCACGAGTTCTGTACACACCTATCTCGCCCAACAATACTACGGCAAGCAGGAAGTGACGCCAGACGAGTACGAGCAGTCAAAGGCGCGTACATTCGCACTAATGTATGGTATGAACGAGGATTTTGGTGGAGTAGAGTTTTTCCATAATGTACGAAAATACTCTGAACAGTTATGGGATTTTTATAAGGTTATGGGGTTTATTAAAACAAACAGTGGAAAACGTATAATAGTAGATGAACCCTCACCCAACAAAGTATTTAATTATTCCGTACAATGGTTGGAAACAGAAGAAGCATTGTCCAAAGTATCTATGGTGTGTCAATTATTGGAAGGTAAATTGACCAAACCAATTCTATATACATACGATGCATTACTATTGGATTTACATAGGTCAGAAACCGCTATGCTTCCCCGTATCAAGAGTTTGTTGGAAGAAGGTGGATATCCAACAAGAATGTATAAAGGTAGAAATTATGATGAGTTGGAGATGATAAAAATATAAGGTTTCACCGTACATAATAATATTTATTAGGAGATTAACGCTGGAAAGCTTTACCCTAATGAGTTTATATTATGAAAGCAGAAACGCAATTACTCTGTACTTTTTGTGCAAAGAAAGACATAGAAGTAACAATCGAACAGATTAAGAAAGTTTATACTCTTGCATTTAATTCAGTATATGTGTTGGACAATGTGAATGATGAAAATCAAGTCATATTAACCTACAACATTGATATGTCGAAACCTGTTCGTGGTGCAGCACCGGAATCTACAATTTCAGTTCATAGAAAGAAACAAACAAATACCATTTACACAATTAATGCAATTAACAAGTTAATTGAAGAAAAGAATGGTGGTGTATTAGATAAATCATATAAGATTGATTGGTCTGAATTGCAGAACACTGTATTGGTGACTGCATATGGTCGTTTGAAAAAAGTAAATACTAAAATTTCTAATATAATTAATTTATAAAAATCACTACTTGACAAATAAGCAGTACCTCGTTATAATACTATGACGAGGAGTTTTAAACTCTCAACACTAAACACTAAAAGGAGTAAAAGTATGGCACTGGATTTTAATGCCCTAAAGGCAAAGCTGAACACATTCACTAAGCAGACTGACCGCAGTGAATCCATTTGGAAGCCCACCGAAGGTAAGACGACTATCCGTATCGTCCCGTGGGTGCAGAATCGTGAGAATCCCTTTATTGAGCTCTATTTCCATTATCTTGGTAATAAGACCTACATCTCACCTCTTTCGTTTGGGCGCCGTGACCCTATCGCGGAATTCGCAGACAAGCTAGTTGAAGATGCACGCCGTGAGGGTCGTGACGCCGAGAAGGCTGCGTATTCGCAGTCACGTGCTTTCCGTCCGAAGCTCCGTACGTATGTTCCTATCATCGTTCGTGGTGAAGAGAGCAAGGGTGTTCGTTTCTTCTCATTCGGTAAGACAGTCTATCAGGACCTTCTTTCGTACATCGCTGACCCTGACTACGGTGATATCACCGACCCGAAGGCTGGTCGTGACATTGTAGTAGAGTACATTCCGCAGGAAAAGTCGGACACGAACTTCGCTAAGACCTCAGTTAAGGTGAAGCCGAATCAGACTCCTGTTGTTGCTGATGTGGACCTTGCAAAGAAGCTTCTTTCTGAGCAGCCCGATATTTTCTCCCTGTACAAGGAACCTTCGTACGAGGAACTTCGTGTGGTTCTGGAAAAGTATCTCGATCCTGATAGCACAACACCAACCCCCGCACCTGCAAAGGGTAGTCCTGAGGTTAAGAGTGTGACGGCGGAAATTCTCGACGTTAAGACAGAGATTTCTGAATCGGCACAGGTCAAGAACGCGCTTGATGAATTTGATAAGCTATTCGACAATTAATCGGTAATCATTATGAGTACCGAAAAGAAAACTAAGAAACCAATGCCGTCAGCAAATCGTGACGAATTGGCACAAGTCATCGCAGACTCACTCAACAAGTTAAATAAGGATTCCGATCAGGTTGCTTATTTCCTTGATGGGCAAGAAGAAACACCAACCGACTTTACCGATTTTATTTCTACTGGTGCAACTATGTTGGACATTGCGGTGAGCAATCGTCCGTATGGAGGTATCGCAGTCGGTCGTATTACTGAACTTACTGGTCTTGAAGGTTCTGGTAAGTCATTGGTTGGTGCACAGCTTATCGCTAACACGCAGAAACGTGGTGGTGTGGCAGTACTTATTGATACCGAAACCGCAGTCAATCCTGACTTCTTCAAGGCGGTGGGTATCAATATGAATAAACTAGTATATGTTCATCTTTCTACCGTAGAAGATATCTTCGATGCGATTACAAACATTATTGAAAAAGTTAGAACTGGTAAGGAAAAGGATAAGCTTGTCACGATTATCGTTGACTCCGTTGCCGCTGCGTCTACCAAGAAAGAAATGGAAGCCGATTTTGGAAAAGACGGATATGCAACAGATAAAGCAATCATTATCTCCAAAGCGATGCGTAAGATTACAGGACTTCTTGGACGAGAGCGAATCGCACTAGTCTTTACCAATCAACTTCGTCAGAAGATGAACGCTCCTGCGTTCAGTGACCCGTGGACTACTTCGGGTGGTAAGGCTATCGCATTCCACGCATCTACTCGTATTCGTTTGTCATTGATTGGTAAAATCAACGATTCAAGTAAAAATGTGGTTGGTGTTAAGGTAAAGGCGGTAGTGGTAAAGAATCGTCTTGGTCCACCGCATCGTGTCGCGGAATTTGATATCTACTTCGACCGTGGTATTGATGACTATGGTAGCTGGTTGGATGTCTTGAAGGACAATGGTTTGGTCAAGCAATCGGGTGCATGGTATACTCTGGTTGATGACACTACTGGTGAAGAATTGAAATTCCAGTCTAAGGATTTCCCAAAGATTTTGGATGAAGATATGGATAGAAAGGAATCTATCTACCAGAAGATTTGTGACGCACTGATTATGAAATACAAGACGGAATACGATCCAGATGCGATGTCGTTAGATACTGGTGAAGAAGATAAGAAAGAACTCTTACTGGATTAATATATGTTAGAAGAATTCATATCTATTGCACTTGAAGCATTTACCAACGCATCGGGTGATGTAGATAAGTTTGAATTACAACTTCGACGGAAACTAATGTCATACAATAATGTAATGACGCCACAGGTTGCAATTTCGCAACCTGTGGTACCAGTTCCGTTTGAAGCAAACTTATCGGTTACTGCAAATGACCCCATTCTTCAAGAACTTGAAGGATTGGATATTAACGCAATGAATGATACTGAAATTATTGCACTTGCACAAAAATTGGGGTTTATGAACTCGACGGCAGAGAGTAATGATGAGTGATCTACAAAAGGTTTTTGCATCAATGAATTTCGAAAATAACAATCAGGAGGGAATGACCTACAACAGTCGTGTCCTCCTGATTGACGCTTTGAACACCTTCCTTAGAAGTTATGCAGCAATTCCAACATTGGATGACAATGGAAATCATATTGGTGGAATGTCTGGATTTCTAAAAAGTATTGGTTCGGTTATACGTGATTTTAAACCCACTCGTGTTGTTATTGTGTTTGATGGTAAGGGTGGTAGTCAACGACGAAGAAAAATTTATCCTGACTACAAGGCAAATCGTAAACCACCAACTCGGTTGAATCGTCAATATGATATGACAACCGAACAGCAAGAAACGGAAAATATGAAATATCAACTGGTAACGTTGGTAGAAATGTTGGAGTGTTTACCAGTAACGGTATTTACTATGGACAACATCGAAGCGGATGATGTGATTGCATATGCATCGGAAATGGTTACCGCACAAGGTGGACAATCTATTATCTACTCAACAGATAAAGATTTCTTGCAGATGGTTACAGAAACTACCAGAGTATATAATCCTGTTAAGAAAAAGACGTTTGATGTAAATACCGTAATAGAAGCATACGGCGTTCATCCCGATAATTTCGTACATTATCGAGCGTTACTTGGTGACAAGAGTGATAATATTGATGGTATCCGTGGGGCGGGAGAAAAAACAGTTCTTAAACTATTACCAGAATTGTTAGATAATTCCGACATGGTAGACTACAATTTTATAGAACAAAAATATACTGATGTAAAAAAGAAACCAAAATTAATTGAAAATATTTTAGATAATAAAGATGTTATAGAACGTAATATGCAATTAATGCAATTACGTGATGTGAATATTTCTACTGATGCAAAGATGAAAATTATTCATAAGTTGGATACAACTAAGACAGATTTACGCAAGATGGACTTGACAAAGTTGCTCATACGCAGTAAAGTTATATCTAACTTCCCGAATTACGATATGTGGTTAACATCCACATTTGTTCCACTAACGAGGTTCTCTAATGGTTCCAATAGTAGCAGCACCACAAAACTATGATAGTAATGTAGACAATCTTTCAAAGTATGGAATTGAATTCCAAACAAAAGTATTAGCATCTATTATTTCAGCTCCTGACTTTTTAGAGCAATCGTTTGATGTCATCAATCCATACTTCTTTGACAGTGATTCCGGTAAATGGCTTGCGAAGAAAACATTAACATATTACAACGAATACCGCACTTTACCAACATTAGAATATTTTAAGATCGAACTATCGCACGAGAGTGATGATTCTCTTCGTGCGGGAACTATCGAACTGCTCAGAAAGGTTGTCACCAAGGTTACAGACAGCGATGCACAATATGTTCGTGATAAGTTTCTTGATTTCGCTCGTAACCAATCACTTAAATCAGCAATTATTAAATCGGTAGATTTATTGCAAAGTGGCGACTATAATGCAATTAAAACCGTAGTTGATAATGCCCTTCGTAGTGGTCAACCAAAGGAAATCGGTCTAAACTGGTCAGAAGATATTGAGGGTCGTTTGGCTCGCATTTCTCGTGATACTGTGGCAACTGGTTGGGACGTAATTGATGCAATTACTGGTGGTGGATTGGGTGGTGGTGAACTTGGTGTTATCGCTGCTCCATCGGGTATTGGTAAGAGTTGGGCATTGTCTACCATCGGTGCAAACGCATTGAAGAAAGGAAAACGTGTTGTTCATTACACACTTGAACTAAATGAAAATTATGTCGGTATTCGTTATGATACTATTTTCACTGGTATTGAACCTGGTAAGATTCCAGATAACGTTGATACAGTCAAAGATGTGGTGTCACAGATTAACGGACAATTAATTATTAAGTATTATCCTGCTCGAAGTGCAACGTGTAATACACTAATGGCACACGTGCAACAGTTAACTGCATTGGGATATAAACCAGATATTATGTTGGTTGACTACGCAGACCTATTGAGGTCAGCAGAACGAGTAGATGCACGGTATCAAGAACTTGGTGCAATTTACGAAGAACTTCGTGGTATCGCTGGAGAATTGAATATTCCGTGTTGGACTGCTTCGCAGACGCAGAGAAGTTCTATTCAAGACGATGTAATTCAAGCAGATAAGATTTCCGAAAGTTATAATAAGATTATGACGGCAGACTTGGTTATTTCTCTGAGCAGAAAGTTAGAGGATAAAGTCAATAAGACAGGACGTGCCCATATCATTAAAAATAGATTTGGCGCAGACGGACAAACTTTCCCTGTCGTAATGGATACAAGTATCGGTCAAATCAATATTTATGATGAGAAGTCCACAAAGGGTATCCTTTTGAAAAAACAAATGGATAATCAAGCAAATGATGAACGAAGTAATTTGAGAAAAAAGCTAGCAGAAATGAGTGGACTAGAAAGTTTGGATGATTAAGTAACATATAATTTTTTCAGACAGAAGCAACCTATTTATTTTACCATAACCATTTAACATAGAGTAAGTTTGGAGTAAGCAAATGCAGATTGAAGCAAAGATTTTAAGTGATATTACAGTGTTTATGAAGTATGCAAAATATAATCCAGAACTACAACGTAGAGAAAACTGGAAAGAATTAGTTGATAGAAATAAAGAAATGCATTTGGAGAAGTATCCAAACTTAAAGGATGAAATAGAAAGCGCCTATAAATTTGTTTACGATAAAAAGATTCTTCCATCCATGCGTAGTTTACAATTCGCTGGTAAGCCAATTGCTATTAACAATGCACGTTTATACAATTGCTGCTTTTTACCAATTGATAATGTAGACGCATTCAGTGAAGTAATGTTCCTGTTGTTGTCTGGAACAGGTGTAGGATATTCTGTCCAACGTCATCACATTGAGCAACTCCCAGAAATTAATAAGCCCACCAAGTCCCGTCGTTATCTCGTCGGTGATAGTATTGAAGGTTGGGCAGATGCAGTGAAGGTAATGATTACTGCGTATATGAAGGGCAAGGCATTACCAGTATATGATTTTTCCGATATTCGTCCAAAGGGTGCACAACTTATCACTTCCGGTGGCAAGGCACCAGGACCAGAACCATTAAAGGATTGTTTACATAATGTTCAAAAAGTTCTTGACCGTAAGCAAAATGGTGAAAAGCTCACCACAATTGAAGTCCACGATATTCTATGCTATATTGCTGACGCTGTACTTGCTGGTGGAATTCGTCGTTCCGCTATGATTTCGTTGTTCGACATTGACGATGATGATATGTTGACTTGTAAGTTCGGCAACTGGTGGGAAAATAATCCACAACGTGGTCGTGCAAATAATTCCGCAGTTATTGTTCGTTCAAAGGTTGAAGAAGAAACATTCTTTGAATTGTGGAAGAAGATTGAACTCTCTGGTTCTGGTGAACCTGGATTCTTCTTTACAAATGACAAGGATTGGGGCATGAACCCGTGTGCAGAAATTTCACTTCGTCCTTTCCAATTCTGTAATCTTACCACTATTCATGCTGGTGATGTTGTTGATCAAGATGATTTGAATGCGCGTGCAAAGGCAGCAGCATTTATTGGCACTTTACAAGCATCGTACACAGATTTTCACTATTTGAGAGATATATGGAAGAGAACCACGGAGAAGGAAGCGTTAATCGGCGTGAGTATGACTGGAATCGCATCGGGTGGAGTGTTGAAACTCGACATGAAGGAAGCTGCAAATATGGTAAAGGAAGAGAATGCACGTGTATCGTCCATAATTGGTACGATGCCAGCGGCCCGTTGCACAACCGTGAAGCCGGAAGGCACATCGTCCCTCGTTTTGGGTACGAGTAGTGGTATCCACGCTTGGCATAACAAGCACTACATTCGTCGTATCCGTGTTGGAAAGAATGAAAGTATCTATAGCTATCTAAAAATTAATCACCCAGAATTAATTACAGACGAGTATTTTAAACCAAATCTTCAAGCTGTCATTGAAGTGCCACAAAAGGCACCCGAAGGCGCGGTCACTCGTCAGGAATCCGCATTGGATTTGTTGAAGCGTGTATCTAAGGTATGGAAGGAATGGGTGAAGCCAGGTCATCGTAAGGGTGCAAATAAGAATAATGTATCCGTTACCGTGTCTATTAAGGATGGTGAATGGCAAGAAGTGGGTGAGTGGATGTGGGAAAACCGTGAGAACTTCACAGCATTGTCAGTACTCCCGTATTCCGACCACTCATATATTCAAGCACCATTCGAAGATGTAAACGAAGAAACCTATAATGAACTTATTGGGCATTTACACGATATCAACCTAGACGATGTAGTAGAATTCGTAGATGGTACTAATCTGTCTGGCGAGGTAGCATGTGGTGGTGGTGCCTGTGAAGTTGTTTGATAAACAATAACGGGTTATATTACCCATACATCGGAGATTTATGAGATTTTTGAAGAGCATTCTTGCGCTGACAGTATTGTGCGCCAACGCATCCTTCGCACAGGTTACGAGTGGAACTTTAAGCGGTATAACAAAAGATAATACTGGTAATGTTATTAGTAATGCAACGGTTACAGTCACATTTGTTCCAACATCACAAAAGGTGATGACACGTACAAATGAATACGGTAAGTTTAGTATTACTAACCTGAAACCAGGAAGTCCTTATGTTATTTCTATAACTTCATTGGGATATCGTCCAAAGTCTTTGGGCGATATTTCCGTTGAGTTGGGTAGAACAACTAATAAAGAAATTATTTTAGATAAGATTGTTGTACAGTTAGAGGGTGTACAAGTTGTTTCCGATGTAGCGGCGCAGGCAAGAAAAGATGGGGTGACTGCACAGTTAAATAGAGATAAGTTGGAAGTATTACCAACGTTGGGTCGTAGTTTGCAGGATATGACCAGAATGACACCACAAGGTAATGGTGTGTCATTTGCAGGTTCCAATTATCGGTATAACAACTTAACTATTGATGGTGCAGCATCTAATGATGCATTCGGATTTAGTCAGTCATCTGGTCAATCTACTGCATCTGTACCTACTGGAACCCCAGGTTCACTATCACGTACCCAACCTATTTCATTAGATGCTATCGAACAAGTGTCTGTTGCTATTGCTCCATATGATGTAAAGATTGGTAACTTCACAGGCGGTAGTGTTAATGCGGTGACTCGTTCGGGAACAAACAAACAAGAAGGATCAATTTATAGTTTTGGAAGAGCACCGCAATTGGTGGGAAATGGATTGTCGGGTGATATTCCATCATCATTCAATGAATATCAATTCGGCGGTCGTATTGGTGGTCCTGTAATCAAAGATAAATTGTTCTATTTCTTCAATACGGAAATTTCTCGTAGAACGGACCCTGTGCTATTCGCACCAGGAAGTCAAGGTGCATTGTTAAGTAAAGAAATTGCACAACAAATTCAAGATAGTTTAATTTCATTTGCAGCAAAATCAGGTATATCAAACTTTGATCCTGGTACGATTGGAGCATACAACATTCAGGCAAATAGTGAAAAATACTTCGGGCGGTTAGATTGGAACGTTGGTAATTCCATTCTCACAGTTCGAAGTAATTTTGTTAATGCATCGGCAGGTAATTTAGAACGTGGTCAAGCATTAAATAAACTTGCCTCACAAGATTTCAATCACATCAGTAGAACATTGAGCACAGTAGCAGAGTTGAAATCACAATTAGGTGTGGGTGTGTCCAATAGTTTACTAGCAGGATATTCGTTGGTAAATGACCATCGTGACCCTTACGGTTCAGAATACGCACCACAGATTGAAATCCAAGATATTCAATTTGGACAAATTAATGCTGGCGCAGATCGTGAAGGCGTGGTGTATCGTACCCGAACTAGCACGTTTGAACTCACAGATAATTTAATCTGGTCCAAGAACAATCATACAGTTACTTTGGGTACACACAATGAATTCTATAATGTCCAGTACACATTCGTGAATGGATATGCGGGACGTTGGCAATATTCAAACATTGCATCATTCTTTGCTAACAGACCTAATCGTATTCGTTCCACTTTTGATTTAACGGATAACAGTTTAGATTATGTATTGAATAATCCTGGAGCGAATTTCAATATCGCAGTACCAAGCGTGTATCTGCAAGATGAAATTACACTAACCGACAGATTGAAAGTAAGTCTGGGCATTCGTGCGGATTGGAACATCATTGATACACCAACACAGGCGACAGAGTTTACCAATCTAACATTAACGGACGGGACACAACCATATACCAAGTTTACTAACAATTATGGTACGTCATTAATGATTGCGCCTCGTGCGGGATTCATTTGGGAAACAAATAAAGTTACTGTTCGTGGTGGTGCAGGATTGTTCCAAGGACGTATGCCATTCGCATGGTTTGCTTACCCCTTCATTCATAATGGTTTGGTGGTAGGAAATGTGGATGCCCGACCAACAACCACAGTTCCTTTAATTGTTGACCCACTACGTCAACGTTCCGTGAGTAGTACAACCAACTATGAAATGAACATCATCACGGACAAATATGTACAACCACAAATGGTACGTGGAAATTTGGCATTGGATATTAAACTTCCTGGTGATGCATTGTTGGTGTTAGATGGAACCTATACAAAAACATTGAATGATATTTTATTCACCAATGTGGGATTACCTGGAGCTGCGGGTAATTTGGGAGGAGCTGATACTCGTCCTGTATACACCTCAACGCGATTGTCCACAACGGCAACAAATCCCTACACATCGGTGTTTGCATTACAAAATACCAATCTAGGATATCGGTATAATTTAACAGCAAATCTTAGTAAAAAGTGGAATCGGTGGGATATGATGACAGCGTATAGCTATGGTCAAGCAAAGGATTTGGCCAATGGTCAACGTAACTCATTTCAATCGCACGTAGAATATAATCAATTAGTGAAAGCTAATGAATATGAATTAACATGGTCCAACTATGATGTTCGTCATAGAATCGTGTCTAACGCCTCGTGGAATGTAAAAAAGAATACCGTAATTTCCGCAGTGTATACAGGAGCATCTGGTTCACCGTTCTCATATGTGTATTCGGGTGATTTGAATGGAGATGGGTCCAGTCATAATGACTTATTATATGTACCACGAAACGCCTCGGAAATTAAATTGGTCCCTTCAGCACGACCTACTGGACAAACCGATACACGAACGGAAGCACAAATCTGGGCAGACCTTGACAAGTTTATATCAAATGATGTATATTTAAACAGTCGTCGAGGACAGTACACGGAACGTAATGGTGGAAGAACACCGTGGAACCATAGAGTAGATGTTCGTGTAACAGAAACGCATGGTAGAATGCAGTATACATTTGATATAGCGAATATTGGTAATTTACTGAATGATTCGTGGGGCAGGTCGTATTTCGTTCCTAATCTCAATAACCAAAACGTATATCCGTTACAATACCGTTCTGGACGCGCAGTGGGTGGAACACCTACGTATAGTTTCGACCCAACCGTAAAAACATATCAGTACGATGATTTGTTATCACGTTGGCAAATGCAAGCAGGTATCCGAATTAATTTTTAAGAGGTTAATATGATTAAAGTAATGAGATTTACCGCACCGTGGTGTGCGCCGTGTAAAATGATTGCTCCTATTTTTAAGCAATTGCAGGAAGAAATGCCAGCAGTTACATTTGAAACAGTTGATGTTGATGCAAGTCCTGATTTGGCAACGCAGTATAAAGTTCGATCAGTTCCAACAATTATTATCTTTAAAAATGATATTGATGTTGTATCGTTAACAGGTGCAAATTCAAAAGCTGGATATACCGAATTAATTAATGATGTTATAAATGGTAAATTTGACAAATAATTAAAACTAATTATATCAGGAGCACTAACTTGAAAGTACAAAGATTATATGACACGGCTATACTCCCATCAAAAGCACACGCTGGAGATTTGGGGTATGATTTATACGCCAATGCACAAGTCTCAATATATCCAGATGAAACATTATTGGTAAAGACCGGTATCGCTATAGGATTTCCCGCTGGGTATGGTGGTATTATTCGTGATCGTTCTTCCATCGCTACGAAGAAAAAATTATTTGTAGTAGCGGGTATAATTGATAACGGATATACAGGTGAAATTCAGGTAGCATTACACAACGGTGGACCAGATATTAAGACAGTTTACATTGGTGACAAGATTGCACAACTAATCTTAATACCAACAGTGGATTTTGCAGTAGAAGAGGTTACTGAACTCACATCGGAAGATGGAAGGGGGAGCAATGGATTCGGTTCAACAGGCGGCTGATTTTAGTATTACCTTCACCAACGCGGCATTGGGTGAAATGAAAAAGTTTTCCGAAGCGGAAAATAGTGAATATTTCCGTATTTCGGTATTACCTGGTGGTTGTTCGGGATTTAAGTATAACTTCAATATCATTGATAATCCAGAAGAGGATGATGTTGTTGTAGAGCAGGAAAATGGATTGAAGATTGTCATAGACCCCTTTTCCAGCTCTTACTTAAATGGTACATTGGTTCATTATGTCATAGACATGATGGGATCTGGGTTTACCTTTAAAAATCCAAACGCTACTGCTAAATGTGGATGTGGAAGTAGTTTTTCCGCATAAGAAATCTATATGACAGAAATAAATACTCTATGGTTATTTTCCACACCAGTAGCAATTTTTAATTTATCGGATTTCGTCACCGATGATGTAAACCACGCATTACAAAATATTGGATACACAACGAATAGTTTAGTAGATGGAATTCGTGGTGACGCAGACCCAAGTAAGATACCCGCACTAAAACCATTATACAATAAATTCCAAGAGTGTATTGACGAGTACTCAAATAGAATTGGAATTCACACCAGTTATATTTATGAAAGCTGGATGAATATTCTAAGTATGAATGGTTCTGTTGGTGTTCATAGACATTATGATAGTGTAATTAGTGGAGCATATTATCCTTATGTGGACGAAGGAAGCGCACCAATTACATTTGTAAGTGCAACGGAAGGATTTAGAATGTTGGACGTACAGCATACAAGAAAAGATGCACCTGGTATGTATACATCTAATATAGAAAACGTGGAGTCGAAAACAGGACAGTTAGTATTATTTCCAAGTTGGGTTCAACATTACGTTCCACCAAATAAAACCAATATGAGAATTACGTTGAGTTTCAATACACAATATAACTTATGAGTCGTAAGAAAAAAGAAACTAAGTGTACAAGTAATAAAATTGAACAAACGGTTTCTACAATATTAACAAGACTTAATCTTCCTTTTGAAGAACAAGTTTCGGTGGATAGATACACCGTTGATTTTTTGGTAAATAAAAAATATATCGTGGAATGTTATGGTGACTTTTGGCACTGTAACCCGCAGCAATATACTTCTTCCTATTTTAATAAAGGTAAGAAAAAGACAGCCGAAGAAATTTGGCAACGTGATAATGAACGAAAGAAAAAATTTGAGCAGATGGGATTTAAATTTTTATGTTTATGGGAAAATGACATTAGAAATAATCCGAAAATTGTTCAATCAAAAATAAAGAAACATATTAAATTAGATGAGGGGTCATGAGAATTTTACTATTTGGTTTACCTGGTTCTGGAAAAACTACATTAGCACAAGAGTTGGTTAAGTTACTTCCAAACGCAGGTCATCTGAACGCAGACGCCATCCGTAAAGCATTTGAAGATTGGGATTTTAGTCCTGCCGGACGAGCACGACAAGCACTTCGTATGAGAACCATGTCCGACAATATTTTGGAAGAGGGTCGGGTGCAATATGTAGTATCTGATTTCGTGGCCCCAACCGCAGAACTCCGTGCTATCTACGAACCACACTTTGCAGTATGGATGGACACTATTACAGAGGGTCGGTTTGAAGATACTAACAAAGTGTGGCAAGTACCTACTGATAACGAATATAACGATCGTATTACACAATTTAATCCCGTAGAGGAAGAGGCACAGAGAATATGCAATTTAATTCTAAAGCATCAACAGTGTTAATGATTTTTTGTAAAAATCGGTGTTTTTGAGAGGCTTAATGATAAGTATAAGTATATGGTATTTTTGGAGATACACATGGCTTATACTTATTTATTAACTCACATACCCACTGGAAAACGATACTATGGTGTAAAATACGGTAAAAACTCACATCCAGAAAATTTATGGATTACTTATTTTTCAAGTTCTAAAATAGTAAAAGATTTAATAAAATCATATGGTAAGGATAGTTTTATAGCAGAGGTTAGAAAACTATTTGATACCCCAGAAGAAGCATTTGCGTGGGAACAAAAATTAATAAAGAAATGTAATTTAATACATAACACAAATTGGCTGAATGAAGGGTGTTTTGGAACTGGTAATCTAACATATGCTATGAAATACAAAACAAAAGAGCATATTGAAAAAGTGACTAAAAGTAGATTGAGTAAAAATTACAAACATTCACTGGAAACTCGTGAAAAAATAAAAGAAGCAAATTTACGAAGAACCGAAGATTGGAAAAATAAAATATCTGATAGTTTAACTGGAAAAAAACAGAGTGATGAAACCATACAAAAACGATCAGAAAAAATTAAAGAATTTTGGAGCAATCCAAAAAATAAAGAAATGATGCGAAAAAAACAAAAAGATGCATGGAAAAGTGGGCAACGAAAAACAAAACATGTATCGGAAGAAACGAAAAGAAAAATTAGTGAAACCTTAAAGAAAAAACACAGAGGTGAACATGCAGTTTAACCCCAAAGCACCCACTGGACTTATGGTGGGAAGATATCAACCCTGGCACAGAGGTCATCGTGCTCTATTTGAAAAGATTTTGTCTATTGCCGGACAAGTATGTATCGGCGTTCGTGATACTCACGGAACAACCGAAAAAGACCCATTGCCAATCGAAGATGTTATTTCTAGAATCCACGAAGATTTAGAACAAGATTACGCAGGTAAGTATACCATTTGGCAATTGCCAAATATTTCTGGTGTATACTATGGTCGTGATGTTGGTTATAAAGTCGAACAAATTAAGTTGGATGATGAAATTGAATCAATTAGTGCAACCCAAATTCGTAAGGAACTCGGAATATGATTATAAATGATACGAACGGTAACCAGTGGTGCTATGTAAAAATACCACGAACTGGTACGAAAGCATATAACAGTTTATTTGATGAATCATTTGCAAGTGAATTGAAAGCTAATAAATTTTATCCACTGGGTCATTCATCATACAGTATATTATCAACAGTCAATGATAGTTCTGTTAAGTACTTCACAGTAGTTAGAAATCCTGTTGATAGATTTATTTCTTCTTTACGTTATATGTTTGAACGTAAAGCAACAGACCCGCGAATTTCTTTTGTGCTTCCACATGATACTATTCACAATATGGTTACTTTTTTCTATGAAAATTTCAATAGAAATTGTCAACCAAAAGGAAACACATTAAGTGAAATATTTAATACGCAATCTGAATGGTTTATTGGTGCATTCTTTAAAACACAAAAGTTCTGGGCAAGCAGTTCGGAAATCACTGTGTTTAAATATGAAAACATATCTGAATTTAATAACTGGATAACAAATAATTTTACATATGACATCAGTAAACTTGAAGCATTGGACTTGATAGAAACCGATCCTTTGAATAACCTAGACTTTACTGACCCTGAATTTATTGAGTTGGCGGAGCATTTGTTCCACGAAGATTTTATTACATTTAATTACCCATTAAATTATTTAACTGATTAATTATGGTTCATCCAAAGCGACATAAGGATATTTTATAATGGTACATGTTAAATTAGATGATAAAATTGAAATTATTTCCGCAATAAATATTCCTAAACAACTGCAATTATAATGTTCTGCATTATAAGCTTACCAAGGGCAAGCAGTGTTGCAATACATTCGTGGATATTAGAAAGTTTGAGTATAAAGTATCCGGAATACAAACAATATGCTGATAATTTATTAAATACTACTCCTGAAATTTTTCAAAAAAGTATAGAAATATTTGAATATAAAGCTGGTGTAGAAAATATATTACATAGAGAAAATTCGGTATATGAACAAATCAGTCCGTATGTACTGTATGAGCAGATAATTGACACTACACCACTCCCAATAATTAATTTAAAAGTTGGTAAGTCGTATAACATAATAAATAAATTTATAAAAAACCAAAGATACAAGACTATAACCCTACTAAGACGAGATTTGCGACAACAATTTTTAAGTTTTATTTTGTCTATGTACACAAAAACATTTCACGGAGATCCACATATCATACACCAAAAAAGACAGATGATGTCGGGCATATATGTTTCCGAAGATATGTTTACTATGTGGTTTGAGTGGTTGTGCAGATTACACAGAATAAAACAATTAACGGATTATGTGTTTTATATTGAAGATTATGTAAACGATCCAGAAAAATTGTTAAAATATTTAGATTTACCAGAATTAGATAATTATTCCAAAGTAGTTCAAAAAACGATAGATAATAATTTAGTAGCTAAAATAACAAATATAGATGAATTTAATAAAAACTGGAACAAATATTGTTCTATATACAAGGATGTGATATGATGATTCACCCAAAACGACATATAGCAAAAACAATAAGTTATAGAATTCTTAGTACTACTATTGGATTTTTTACTATATGGGTTGTTAGTGGATCTATAAAAGTTGGTGCTGCGTTTGGTATAGCAGAATTATTGTGGAAACCAATACAATATTATATTCACGAGAGAGTTTGGTATAGATGGATAAAATTCGGAGTTGACAAAGACGCCGACTAAGGATATATTAAGAGAGACTATCAAGGAGAACTCGTTAATGTATCAGAATATTTTTATTGAAGATGGTGAAGGTCGTGGTATAGTACATCTCTGGGATGACCAGGAAGGCTATACCACGTTGCCGTTTTCACAGTTTGATTATGCATATAAGGCTGACCGTAATGGGTCTAAGTTGAGTATGACAGGTGTTCGTGTTAGTAAAACCAAGATGTATAAGTGGGATGACCCAACCTTATTTGAAAGTGATATTCCCCGTGAAACTCGTGTAATCACAGATTTATATTTGGATAGTGACGAACCATCAAAGGGTCACAAAGTTATTTTCTTTGACATTGAGGTGTCAATGGAAAATGGTATTCCGAATATTGAAAACCCGAACAATGAAGTTACCGCCGTTACCCTTTATGATAATGTCACGAAGGAATATACGGTATTGGTACTAGACAAAACAGGGTCTAGACAAAACTATAAGAAGGGTGATATTGACACGTACTTCTTTGATAACGAACTAGACTTACTTTACAAGTTCATTGATGTATATGAAGCTATCGGTCCCACTATTATTACGGGATGGAATAGTGATTATTTTGACGTACCTTATCTTTACAATCGGTTAAAGCAACAGTGTGGAAACGGTATTGCAAACCGACTGTCCCCTATTGGAAAGTTGAAGTATTCCAAGTTTCGAAAGAAGTGGATGATTGCCGGTGTGACATCACTGGATTATCTTGACCTTTATAAGAAGTTCACCTACGGACAACAGCAAAACTACCGTCTGGATACGATTGGTCGTATTGAAGTTGGTATGGGTAAGGTAGAATACGAAGGGTCACTTGATGACCTGTTTGAAAATGACCTTGATAAGTTTATTGATTATAACGTGCAAGACGTACGTATCATCGTGGAAATTGACAAGAAAATGAAGTTGATTGAGTTGGTTCGTGGTATTTGTCACGTTGGTCATGTACAATACGAAGATTATTGTTACAGCTCCAAGTTCCTCGAAGGAACAATCATTACCTATCTACACCGCAAGGGATTGGTGGTAAGCAACAAGCCTGCCGATGGTCGGCAGTTGATGAATGACCGTGTAGAGAATAATGATGAAGGATTCTCTGGTGCATACGTGAAACCTCCTGTACCAGGTTTGTACGATTGGATTTATTCACTCGACTTGCAATCACTATACCCAAGTATCATTATGAGTCTCAATATTAGTCCAGAGACTAAACGCGGGTTTGTGACGAATTGGGACGTTGAGAAGCACCGTAAGGGTGAAATTGATATCTATCTGGTACGTGATAAGGACACGGACGCGATTACTCGTTTGCCTCGTGAAAACTTTATTAAGTTTATGAACACGGCAAATATGTACATCAGTTCTAATGGTGTATTGTATGATGCTAACAAGACGGGTATTATTCCAGAAGTACTTGACCGTTGGTTCGCAGAACGAGTAGAATATAAGAATTTGATGAAGAAGTATAAGAACGAAGGTAACGCAGAGTTGGCAGACTATTACGATCGTCGTCAACACATTCAGAAGATTTTCTTGAATTCCTTGTATGGTGTTCTTGGACTTCCTATCTTCCGTTTCTTTGACATTGACAACGCATTGGCCGTTACAGCAACGGGACAAGATGTTATTAAGAATAGTGCAGAGTTTGCAAATAATTTGTATAACGACAGACTGAAAGACGATAAGGATTATTGTATCTATATTGATACCGACTCGTTATACTTTTCATCCAAAGCACTACTACCAGAAAACGCAGAACCAAAGGACTTTACTATTAAATTGGCTCGTGCGGTGGAAAACAAGTTGAACGACTACTATAACGTAATGTCGAAGGAATTGTTTTTCTGTGATAAGCACAGGTTCTATATTAAGGGTGAGTCTGTCGCCAGTAAGGGTGTGTGGATTGCTAAGAAGCGATACGCTATGAACGCGGTGTATGATTTGGAATCTAACCTAGATGTTGATAATAAAATCAAGATTAAGGGATTGGATGTAGTACGGTCAACATTTCCGCCGGCATTCCGTACGTTTATGAATGGGGTATTGAAGGACGTACTAGGTGGCATCACCAAGGGTGATATGGATAAAAAAGTATTAGATTTTCGTGTCGCGTTGGATAATGAGAACTATATCAACGTTGCTAGAAACACATCGGTTAAAAACATCTCAGAATATGAAAAGGGTGCTGGTAAACAATTGGGTGAGTTTAAGAAGGGAACTCCCGCACACGTAAAGGCGTGTATTACATACAACCGAATGTTGCGTCATTTTAACATACAAAACAAGTATGAAAAAATTTCAGACGGTGAAAAGATTAAGTATGTGTATCTCAAAACAAATCCGTGGAATCTAGAAACCATTGCCGTAAAGGGATACAATGACCCGAAGGAAATTACGGATATCGCTTCGCAGTATATTGATTACGAGGCATTGTTTGTGAACGAATTAAAAACAAAACTAGAAGATTTTTACAGTGCATTAGGATGGGGACTTCTTCCTACTGATGTCAATCAAAAAGCAGATGAATTCTTTTCATTCTAAGAGGTTATTATGGAACGACCAAACAAGATTACGTTTTATAGAAATCAAAGAAATAAGTTAATCCCTGGGTGGAACGTTCGTTCTGCATCACCAAAAAGAACGTGGATGGACGAGTATAAGCATATGTACCGATGCCTTCCAATGACTATCGCAAATCAAAACGGATGGGTTATTGAATGTCCGTGTGACATCAGTGCTGTTTGGTTTGGTGGACAAGACAAACGTTCTATGCACTTTTGGTTGGACCCAGAATATAACGTATCAAATCAGTGGGTGAAGTGTCATTTTGTTGGCGGAGTTATCACGTTTGAATTTGATTTCTTAGTTAAAACAAACGAAAAAGTTAATATGTTGGTTCGTGGTGCACCGAATTTCTTTATTGATGGGGCACATCCTTTGGAGGGTGTAGTTGAAACAGATTGGTTAAACTACACATTTACAATGAACTGGCGTGTTACAGAAATAAATAAAATTGTAAAGTTTAAAAAGGGTGACCCCATCTGTTTCATTCAACCAATTCCACACAATTATGCGGAAACGTTTGATTTTGAAATCAAACATTTGGATGAAAATCCTGAGTTGTATGAAAAATTTCATACGTATAATAATTCACGTATGCAATTCAGTGCAGATAAAAAAGCTGGAAAGCATAACAAGGATTGGCAGCGGCATTATTTTAATGGAATGGAAGTAGGAAATAATACGGAAATCGGTGAGGACAGACACGCTATCAAATTAAACTTGGTTGATCCCAAAGATCAAAAATTGGTGTCCAACACTGTTATCGTAACTAACACCCAATATAATCACAATCACACCGATACGTTTGTCAATGTAAATGAAGTGAAAAAGACAGCATACGAGTATGTACGAGACTGTATCAAAACCGATACAGCGCCAAGTCCAATTCATGGTATCGGGACGTTTGCTCTCTGTGATATTAAAAAAGGTGAAGAAGTATTTCCAAAATGGACGGGTGAAAGTGGTACATATGGTGTAACCCCAAAAGAATTTAATGCATTGCCAACATACGTGCAGAATATTATTCTGAAATCGTATGAAAATACCAAAGAAAATTTCTATTGGTTCAAGTTACATAAAGACGGTTGTTTTAACTTAGCTAATCCCTATGTGTATATGAACACCGCAGAAGAAAATGGTAACGTGGATTCCAACACAGGAAAAGCATTAAAAGATATTAGTTTGGGTGAAGAAATTTTGGGTACTTATAAATTAGAAAATACTAAACCTAAGTTAGAAGTTCTTAAATAGTATTTAATAAAGGACTTGACATTTTGTGGGATGTGTGATATATTTCATACATCCCCTATTCCTTGGAGATTAACATGCTATTCAAAACCAGTGTTATCATTGTGGGATTGTTCGCAATCTTCGTGTTGATTAGTGCAATATATGCCCATATCAGTTATGCTATTATGAAGATGGATTCGGAGAGGGATATTTCATGACATGGGACTGGTTATTCGGTGCAAAGTTGTTTCTGATTTCTTTAATCATTATGTTCATCCTCGACAGGGTTATCAAATGAAAATCGTCAAGTCAAGTGAATGGTTAATTTCCGAAAACAAGAATGGTGGTGAAAAGTTCTGGCGTTTACACATCGTCAAGGACGGTGCAGACTATTACACGCAGACTGAATGGTACCAGATTAGTAAGACTGGTCGTGAAACGAAACGTCAGACCTCCGAACCATACTTTGCTGCTCCCACGAACGTTGGTCGTGCAAATGAACGAAATTCCCAAGAGCAGGCAGACTTTGAGTATGATGCCGTTATCAAGAAGCAACGTGACAAGGGATTCCGTGCAAAGGGTGAACGGAAAGATGTTCGTCCAATGCCGATGCTCGCCCATAAGTTCTCCGACCACAAGGGAAAGGTGGAGTTTCCTGTTTACGTTCAGCCCAAGTTGAACGGGATGCGAATGCTGTTCGATGGTGAGAACGGTTGGAGTCGGGGAAACAAGGAAGTCATTCCCGAAGTGATTCAGCACTTGAAGTTTGATGCAGGCGGGTTTATTCTTGATGGTGAGCTGATGTTGCCGAACAACGTACTGTTGCAGGAGAGTATGACGGCAATCAAGAAATATCGTCCAGAATTGTCACCAAATCTTTTATATCACGTATATGATATTGTGGATAGTGAACTTCCTTATGCGAAACGTCAGCAGATTATTCATGATATTCTCCACGATGCTCCCCCCAACGTTGTTCGTGTTCCTACGTGGGAAGCTTTCAATGAGGCGGATGTGTTGGTCTGGCATAAGTCATTCACTCGTGATGGGTTTGAAGGAACGATGATTCGAAATCCAGATATGCAGTATGAAATTGGAAAACGGTCATATTCACTACTTAAATTAAAGGATTTTATTGATGCTGAATATCGTATTGTTGATATTATTGACGGTGATGGAAGCGATAAGAATCTCGCCATATTTATTCTCGAAACCGATGATGGACAGCATTTTAATTGCCGTCCGGAAGGATCACAAGAAAATCGTAGAGAACTTTACAAGAACCGCTCTAAACTGATTGGTTTATATGTGACTGTGAGGTATCAAGAATTATCCAGAGATGGTATACCCATCTTCCCAGTGGGAGTCGGTATTAGAGAATTGGGAGACTTTTAAAATACAGGCGGTGCAGTCGGTCGGGACGACGGTAGTAAATTGGGCTCGCTACTCGTTATATCTTTTACTACGCTAGCCAAGGACTTAGGGAAACCTATGTGGGGTTCGAATCCCCCACCGCCACTATGAGGTGATTATGGCATTAGAAAACTATTTTGTAGAGCATATCAGTTTTTCGGAAACAGTTAGAAATTTTCTTCGTCGTTGGCATTATTCGGATTATGTGAATATACAAGAAAAAGAAACATTTGGATTATTTCGCGAAGGAACATTCCTGCCAGAATTGGTGGGTGTTTGCGTTTATACCCGTCCAGCAGGTGCTTCTGCGGCACAGAAATATTATCCCACCAATCCTGACAAATGTTTAGAACTTCGTAGATTATGTTTAATTGATGACACGCCAAAGAACGCTGAAAGTTTTTTTGTAGGTAGGACATTAAAATGGTTACGAAAAAATAGTGAGTGGAAATTCGTAGTCAGCTATGCAGACGAACAGCAAGGACACAAAGGTATTATTTATAAAGCAGCAAACTTTAAATACGAAGGTATGACTGCGCCAGGAACTACATTGATGGTAGACGGAAAATCGTTCCACGTTCGCACACTTACTATGGTGGATAGACCATACGGGGTGGAAATCAATAACAGATACAAACGTGGTGACCCAGGCGTACAGGTAATAAAAACCAAACCAAAACACATCTATACCTACGCATTATGAACGATGATGAAAATAAAAATCCAAACGCATTAACGTATGGAATCACACCTAACGCACCAGCAACAATTCATCCAGTTGATGTTGATACTTGGAAAGCAGAAGTGTCTCCCACGTTTAAACATTATTTTAAAGAACGGTATGATGTTGTTGTACGGGATTATGAAAAGTTGGTACGAGAATATTCTATCAATAAAATGTTGTATGAAAGTTCAATAAGTTTTAAGCCGAATATTGGGGATACTTACTATCTATATAAGAAGCAAAATGGATCTGCTTTTATATCACTGGTAAATCCTGCTCAAGCGTTCTGGGGTGGATATGTCGGTACCTTTAAATTAAACGCCCAGTATGCATGGGAAGAGGTTTTATGACAATAGATTATAGTAGGGTTATCCAAGCACAACCCGATGGTTATGATGTAGAGGTGTTTAAACAAATTAAGTTGCAAAAGGGATTTGTTAAAAAAGAATTTCCATATAAGAAAGTTTCTGGTATGTATGTTCATTCTTTTAATCCATCTACATTACCCACCTCATTTGCCAATAACGATTCTCACTTAAATACATTGGCACAAATTGCTCCACGAGCAGTACCTACTATATGGAATACCATAACAAATTTAGTGGATGTATTCACTCCAATCGAACTTGCAGCCGATAGGAACGAATTCTCATGTCAGTTGGCGGCAGTTGAATATCCAAATTCTTGGATTGTTATGGCTCCTCTTCCTGGTGATGCAGTGGTTACGGTTCGAAACATGTATCACGAAATGATTCATTGGAAATTTACAGCACTAGGATTTGGAAAGGGATGTACACCAGAAGTATTCGATATGTTACATCACAATAATGAATTTGTCTTAAATCCAGTTGAAGAACTACATCACTCTATTGTGAATAGTTATGATGACACAGCACAAGCTGCTGTTGGACACAAAGCATCAGGCCGTCCCATTAGTGCGTCACTTCATGCATATGCCTCATTCTTAGGTGAAGCTGAAGTATCTCTACGTTTCGTACAACACGATTTTAAAGCACATTACCATTGGTTGGGTTACGCGAAGAAGTGGGGAGACAGATTGAACGAATCCTTGGAGGCTTTGATGTTAAAGGCACATACCACGGAAAAGGGAGCACAATTACTTCTTGGATTGTACCGATGGACTCGTGATTATCAAGAAGAATATAAAGACACACTTAAAACATTATCCAAATTAATGTAATGTATTCGTTGACCGCATCTCTTCCGTATCACTTATATGGTAAAGTTCGTCGTGAATTTATTACCAATGGAACGGACACTGGACTAGATAATTGTATTATTCATGCAGTCTCAGTTAGACCCACCCAAGCGTTGACATTTTCTGTGTTATTGGAAAATGGTGCACAATATCGTGGTGTACCCATTCACGGACTTGTTATTGGACAAGATACCACCAAACAAATACCTCCTGCAAAAAATTTACATACTCATCAAGTGTGGGGATGCTTCGGTGCAGAATTTGGTATTATAGATATGAAGTTTTCCAAAGGATTAAGTGCTGAGTGGGTGGATTCGCACGGTAACAAATTTTCCGGCCGTGGATTGGGATGGGCAATCGAATTTTATGATGATGGTTATTCCAACGCACCACAACAAGATAAAAGTTTTAATATGTTGGTGTCGGAAGAGGGGTATCTCGCAGCCATGCCAAACAATCGGGTACGATGGTGGGAAGATAGCTTCACTAATTGGAAATTACCAATAAAATTAAAAGTGAATCACAAAATATATTATGTAGAAAGTATAGGAATTAATCCAGAAGAAACTGCTTTTGTAAAGGAGTAAAGTATGGGAATGTTTGATTATATAAAATGTGAAATACAATTACCGGGATATTCCTTTATTACTAACGAAGAATTCCAAACAAAATCATTTGATAATGTTATGGAACAATATGTTATTACTGCAAAGGGTCAGATATATTGTGAGAAGTGGGATTATGAATGGGTAGACGATGAAACACGACCTATTGTAAAAGGATATTTAAAAAAAGTAGAAGGTACTTATCGCAGGGACTACTTGACAGATTTGCACGGTGATATTAGATTTTACAATGGTATTCCGATAGACGGGAAAAAATACGATTACTTCGCACGATTTAGTTATGGTAAACTTGACAGATTGTGGATGCGGGAGTGGGATAGATGGTAAACGATGTAGTTTTTGAAAAAATTATTGAAGATAAAGAACGTACATTTGTTCTTACCAATTCTTGTACACCCAAATCTATATTTACGTGGAGTAATGTAGAAAGTTATATAAATGATAATTACCACAATTCCGATATTGTTATTATTGGTGATAATAAATCAAAAATAGAAACATACAGAAGTACAGAAACAAGTAGTACACCTACTAAAACTATAGCTTCTGAAATTTATGATGGTAAATCATTTATATTAAATGCAATGGAACGGTATACCAAAGGACTATTCTACGCATCAAATATATTTTCACAGATACAAAATAGATATGTCAGTACAAATATTTACGGTGGATTGAAAAATACTTCCAAGTCATTCCACGCACACGCAGATTCCCAATATGTGTTAATATTACAATTAGATGGAATTTCCGATTGGACAGTATACGCAGAAACTTGGAACGGAAATCCAAATGAAGTTATTTGTTTAAATGATGATTTATTAAAAAAAGATTTGGTGTACACTTTACATCCTGGGGATGTGTTGTATATTCCATACAGAAGGTATCATAAGTGTATTCCAAGAAGTAAACGATTGTCAGCAAGTATAAGTGCAGATTTTGGTACGGTACGCCCATCACATTACGGTGATTGGTTTGGTTTTAATTAAACAACAGAGGTTAACGGTTATGGAAAAGACAAAGTTAGAAAAGTTCATTAGTAAGTATTCTCTTGGTGGTTCTTGTGAAAGTGTGTTGTGGAAGTCGGACGGTAATGATATCACCGTAAAGTGTATTTCCGACGACAAGAATGTACTTGGTATCGTCACGGTTAAGGACGCCAAGCTGGACGAAGGTGACTATGGTATCTTTGATACTAAGCAGTTGTCATCAATGCTATCAGTTCTTGGTGAAGCTGTTACGATTACCACTAAGAAGGTCGGTGATAGAGTTTCTGCTATCCACCTCACCGATAGTAACGCAAAGGTTGATTACGTATTGGCGGATTCCGCAGTTATCCCCGCTGCGCCTGATTTGAAGCAACTCCCCGCATTTGATATTGAAATCAAGCTGGACCAGAAGGTGATGAATACCTTCTTGAAGGCTCGTGGTGCATTGTCCGATGTAGAAACTTTTACCGTCCTTAGTGATGGTGATTCTGCACAGATTGTTCTTGGATATTCTGATATGAATACCAATCGTATCACTCTTGATGTAGAAACTACAAAGAATGCAAAGATTACTCCCATCAATTTCTCTGCACGATACTTCAAGGAAATCATCGCTGCCAATAAGGAAGCAGCTAGTGGTGTCTTGAAGGTTAGTAGTAAGGGATTGGCATATGTCAAGTTTGGTGTCACTGATTACAACACCGACTACTACCTCGTTCAGATTCAGACAGCTTCCTAATGTCATTCTTTGAGTTCAACGATACTCCAAAGCAAGCACAGTATACACCCCCTTCTGCGAAGAAACCGCCGAAGGGTGGTGTTGTCTTGAACACCAGTGCCACTGATTTTTTCAGTGGTGAAGGTACATCGTTTGATTTTGATGTAGAAAAAAATAAGTTTGTTCAACATATGGGTATGTTGAAAAATCAATCGGTGCAAGAAAATACGTTGTATAAGAAGTGGAAAGAACTAACAACGGATTTTAATAATACAAAAGATATTCAGCTTGCACAAATTGTTGAAGCCAAAATATGGCGGCCAACAGATATTCTCAACAAAGATTTAACTGTTGAAGAAATCAATAAATTAGATCCAGAAGTTGTTATTGTTGAACCCGATAATACTTCGTTATTTAGTGATTGGAAATATCTTCGTGTTATGTGTTCTACGTTTGAGTTTACGGCAAATCCAGGTCGTCTTGTTCGTATTCTTATTCGTGACAAGAACTCTGGTAAGTACCTTGGCGTTTGTGCATTGGGTTCTGATGTTGCCTCTGTTGGTGTTCGTGATAAATGGATTGGATGGACTAAGGAGAATAAATTTGAAGATGGATTACTCAACTCAACATCAATCGGAACCACCATCGTACCAACACAACCGTTTGGGTATAATTTCCTTGGTGGTAAATTGGTTGCATCGTTGTTGGCAACGAAGTCTGTCCGTGATTACTGGAATTCTAAATTTGGAAACATCCTTGTGGGATTAACCACCACATCGTTGTATGGTTCACACAGTATGTACCAACGAATTCCATTCTGGAAAGAATTAGGAGTTACCGCCGGTAAGATTGCATTGAAACCAGACGATGATATTTTCCAAGAGTGGGCAAACTATCTAAAAGTTAATCATTCGGAAGGATTTGATAAAGCAACAATTCCGTATGTCGCAGATATTACACAAGAAGGTGAAGAATGGGTATGTGCGGACGAGTTTATCCGTATCACTGCAACCACCAAAGAAGAATTGATTGCTAAATTAGAAGCAGACAATTATTCTGTTCATACATCTGGTGAAGTATACGATAAAAAATCACGACACAAATTCCCACCAACGGGACCAAAGCAACAGACGATGTTATTGTTGTTTAAGATATTAGGTATTAAAGCAAGTGATTATGAGCATGGTTTTCAACGTGGTGTATACTTCGCACCTGTCTATGAAAATACTCGTGAATTTCTTCGTGGAGAAATCAACGAAGATAAACTAATATTATCACAGAAGTTGACAAATGATGTTGAGAGTGTTATGTTATGGTGGAGAGATAAAGCAATCAAAAGATATTTGAATCTATTTGATAATAACCGTTTAAATGGTGAAACATTATATTATCGTAAAATGGTTCAGATGACTTGGGATGAAACCAAGAACACTTACTTGAATGAGGTTGGAAGATAATGATTGATAATACAATCTGGGCAGAACGCTACCGGCCTGATACGTTGGAGAATTACATTGGTAACGAACACGTAAAGAACAAATTAACTCAATTTATCGCAGAGCAAGATGTACCGCATCTACTCTTCTGCGGTACAGCTGGTACTGGTAAGACTACCGCAGCAAAGATTCTGGTCAAGAATATTGATTGTGATTACTTGTTTATCAATGCATCGGATGAAAACTCCGTAGATACGATTCGTACTAAGATTAAGAACTTCGCAGCAACAATGAGTTTTAAACCCTTGAAGATTATCGTACTCGACGAGGCGGATTACATTACCCCACAGGCACAGGCAGCACTTCGTAACTTGATGGAAGTGTTCAGTAAGAATACTCGTTTCATCTTGACCTGTAATTATGTGGAACGTATTATTGATCCTCTGATTAGTAGAGCACAAGTATTCAAGTTGACCCCACCATCTAAAAAAGAGGTGGCAGTTCACTTAATGAAAATTTTGGAGAAGGAACATGTTGGATTTGATAAGTCTGTTATCGCAACCCTGGTTAACGCATATTACCCAGACATTCGCCGGATTATTAATACTTCGCAAAATCAAACAAGTGGCGGTAGACTGGAACTCAACGTTGAGGAAGTAATCGCTGGGGATTACAAGTTGAAGGTGTTAGATGTCTTGATGAGTAATCTTCCATTGAAAGATAAGGTTAATGAAATAAGACAGATTGTGGCAGATAGTAATGTAAAGGATTTTGCTGAACTGTATAGATTACTCTTTGATAAGGTAACTGATTACGCACCGGCAAAAGTACCACATACTATCCGAGAAATCGCAGAGGGACAGTATCGTGATAGTTTTGTAGTAGATAAGGAAATTAATTTTGTAGCAGCGTTGTATAACATTTTAAATGGTTGAGGAATTATGTCAAAGAATAACCGATTTGGTGGACCACCACCGCAACAGCCGCAGTTGAATGTGGATTTGTCAAAGGCAGACGATGTTTCCTGTGAACGTTGTGGTAATTACACCTTTGAACAAGTGATGTTGATGAAGCGGATGTCTGCACTTATTTCACCAACTGGTAAGGAAGCAATTGTACCCATTCCTACCTTTTCGTGTAATGCATGTGGTCATATTAATAAGTCATTTCTTCCTGTAATTCCCAAGGGAATGGAAGAGGAAGCAGCAACCGAAGTGGAAAAGGCTCCGAGCAAGCCCTCACTCATTTTAGAGAAGTAATATGTCAAAAACTACTAACGCAGTAGCACCAATTGTATCGGCACCAGCAGCACCAGTAACAACTATGCGAGATGCTGGAATTTATTACTTGTGTGATGAGTTTAATACCAATGTAGCAAAAGATGTCGTTACGTGGATACTAGATTCAAACATTCAGAAAAGTAAGAAGCATGACCATCTTACATTGATGATTACCAGTTATGGTGGTGACTTGTCAGCTGCATTCGCTATTATTGACGTAATGCGAGGTAGTGCAATCCCTGTTCGTACGATTGGTCTTGGATGTATCGCATCGGCTGGGTTGTTAACATTCATTTCTGGTGAGAAGGGACATCGTATCATTACGCCGAATACGAGTATTCTCTCACATCAGTGGTCGTGGGGACAGGTAGGTAAGGAGCACGAACTCATCGCAACGATGCGTGAGTTTGAGTTGACTACGATTCGTATGATTAATCATTACAAGAAGTGTACTGGATTGGCAGAAAAGGTTGTTCGTGAACGACTTCTTCCACCGCAGGATGTGTGGTTAGCTCCGCAGGAAGCGTTGAAATATAAAATCTGTGATAAGGTACAGGACATCAAGTAATATATGGAACAAACGTTTGTTGATAAGTCCCGTGTCTCAGTTAGAGAAATTAGTAAAGCTGTGGCACGGGATTTTATCGAAAAGCATCATTACACACATAAGTTCAGTTCCACACGATATGCCCTAGGGATTTTTTATCGTGAGGAAACTGAACATATGTTCTTTGCCGGTGAAAACGAACAGTTGATTGGTTGTATGACTTATGGGCATCCTGTAAGTAATAGAACGGTTGATAGTATTGTAGACGGATTAGAACTAGACGAAGTATTAGAACTCACCAGATTGGTTATTCTTGATGGGTATGGAAAGAATATTGAAAGTTATTCTATTGCACAATCCTTCCACTGGATGAGAGATAATGATTCACGAGTAAAAGTATTGGTCAGTTACGCAGACCCAGAACAATCACACACGGGTGGTATTTACCGAGCAACGAATTGGATATATCAGGGATGTGGATATTCCAAGTTGATGCCTGATTTCTCACTTCTCTTAGAGGAAGGAGGATTGTGGATGCACTCACGAACAGTGGGGGCAAAGTTTGGTAATAAATCCGTGGAGAATCTAGCAAAACGAATTGGTCGTACGTTTTGGAGAAAAGAGGAAACAGCCAAACATCGGTATATTTATTTTCTCTGTGACAAGAAGGAAAAGAAGCGTATGATGAAAAACTTAAAAATTCCAGTCATACCATATAACGATATTAAAGAATACGTACAGTTGATTCAAAAGGTCACTGTTACCGATGGAGTTGTGGAAAACATCGAAGTTATTCAAGGTGTAGATAATGGGTGGAAACCTCAGAAAGTAGAATTGAAGGAGAATGTATGAGAGTAGCTATTGTTTCGACCCCACGTACGTGTTCAAGTATGTTGGGAACACTTTTCTCTACAAAGTTTAATTTAACAGATTATTCGGAATTGTTTTCCGAAGGTCCGATTGTAAAATCCGTGGAAGAAAAATTAGACATGATGACGAACACGGATGATTTTTCTGTTAAGATTACCAGTACCACATTGACAAGTTATAAAAATATATTAGATTACCAGACATTTCCGTGGCATGCATTTGATAGAATTGTTTTGGCCGAAAGATTGGATATCACGCAACAAGCTGCAAGTTGGTTACTATTGTCGTATGCACAGGAAAATGGTAATGGTGAACACGCAGCACTGGTAGAGTTTTTAACTGAGCAATTGGAAACACCCGAAAATATTCCACTTGACAGAAGTTTATTAAAGTATATTTTGGAAACTATTCTATATTATTACGATGTAATTAAACCACATTTATTAAAGTCTGGATTACACGTTAGTATGGTTGACCACGAAATGATGCAGAAACCATCTACGGAATATCTACCAGAGTTAAATGAACGTTTGGGGATTGATTTTACACAAGAAGATGTTGACAAAATTTCAAATCCAACGTATATTGATTATACACCCTTCATTGAAGCCCACAAACTTCGTGATGTAATAGAAGAAATTAAACGAGAGCTAACCAATGCCACCGAAGAAGAAACAAGCACAGACGAAGGAAACGAATCAATCGAAAACGAAGGGACTGTTTGACCACATAGAGCAAATTTATGTTGGGCAGAATCCAGACTATTTTGATACATTGTCCGATGCTGATAAGAAATCATACAGTGTGTATATGGTCAATAAATTTCTGAGTATGAATCCGCATCAATCTCCGTTCGTGAACGAGATGCAGAAATACACATTACCAAATGATATACACTACGCCTTCTTCAGCCGAGTTATTCCGAAAGGGCGACAGTTTAATAAGTACATTAAGAGTAAAAAGGAGTCGGTATATGAGTCGTGGATGGTTGACTTGGTTAGGAAACATTATGACATTAGCGCAGCAGAAGCTACAGACTACCTCGAAATCTACTACAAGCACAACAAAGAAGAATTACGAAAGTTGTGTCAAATGTACGGAACGGAAGAAAAAGTAATCAAGAAGGCTAAACTATGACAACAACAGAGGAAATTATAAAAATGGTTAACCTGAGTTGGGCCAGATATTTTCGTGGAATTGCTGGGCATGTAAAACAAAAGTCAAAAGACAAGTATACACAAATCGGTGCGGTGATTGTTGGTAAAGATAATGAAATTGTTTCTACTGGATACAATTCGTTTCCTCGTGGTATTAACGATGATGTTCTTGAACGGCAAGAACGTCCTGAGAAGTATTTTTGGTTTGAACACGCAGAACGAAATGCGATATACAACGCAGCACGAATTGGTGTATCTACAACAGGTTGTACAATGTATCTTACGTGTGGAATGCCGTGTGCAGATTGTGCACGTGGAATTATAAACGCCGGCATTAAGAAAATTTATATTGAGCATTTTAGTCAAGATGGAGCAAAGGGCCCAATATGGGAAGAAAGTATTAAACGAAGTATGATTATGTTCAGTGAAGCAGGTGTAGAGGTACTTTATTATGAGTAATGGAAAAGGTGACTCCCCAAGACCATTAAGTGTAGATCAAAAAACATTCGCAAATAACTGGGAACGTGCCTTCGGTACACCCATCTGTGAGTATAGTGGACTCCCACACACAGCAAGTTATGATGATGTTGATAAAGAATACACAGAACTACTTGCCTCTGGATTATTCTGGGAATTATTTCCTGGGTTAACTGGTGATTGGAACCAAGACCAAGCAAGATGGAAACTGGCCATACTTAGCAAAGAATCACAATTAACGGGATTATATGACACATTACGGGAAGAAAAAGGGAACGACTAACACTGGATGTTGGTATTCTATACTTCAAGAAAATAATATGTTTCACATAAGTGTTGGTAAAGGTGATTTCGTAATATACGAAGGTTTTGAAAATCCACCAAGCATAGAATTTTTAGATAATAATATATTATTACTGGAACAGGAGTTATATAATAGATTTCCAATAGGTTCAAAAATAGATATTATTGCATAACCCACTTGACTTTGAGTGGGTTTTTTGTTATATTTTAAATGTATCTACCCACGAGGAAACTATGTCATTTGTGAAATATAAAGGATATACCAGAGAAGATGCACTTGCAAGTGTTGGTGCTGGGTGGGCTGGCCTAATTAATCGTGTATACGATGTACTGGAATCTATTAAAGGTACGGTAAAGATTGTACAGGTCAAGGAAAAGTTTGGAGGACTTCGTATCTACACAGATTATGGTAATGATGAACTTGATCAAGTAATTCGTGAAGTGGGATATGAAAGTGTTAAAATTTGTGAAACCTGCGGCAAACCTGGTGAAGTACGAGGTAAAGGTTGGTATTATACATCGTGTGTTGAACACGCAAAACCTGGTGACCTTACACACGGAAATGACGATGCCGAAGAAGAAAACTAAATCAGAAAAAGAACTTAACTTGAAGTTCACAGGTAAAATGAGTATCCTTATTGAGTTAGAAGGACATGGACCACTTGAATTTCGAGTGAATGATTTACAAGTGGTGAAGGATGCTGTACAAGTTATACTAGACCACACAAACAATAAAACGCCCGTAAACTCTTACGATAAACGTGAACAGAAAACTATGCAGAAACTCTTGGATGGTATCGAATGAATAAGATTAGCTACTCGCAGTATTCGTTGTGGGCAAACTGTCCACTCTCGTGGAAGTTGAAGTACGTTGATGGTGTCCGATTTGATGACGCATCAATTAACACCGTGTTCGGTACTGCCATGCACGAAGTTATCCAAGAATGGTTGGAGACTACGGTATATGCGGGTAAGGACAATCTTGCAAAGAGTGTGGACCTCAGTGAACCCCTCAAAACAAAGTTCATTACATTGTTCCAAGAAAACACTACGGTTGATGCAAACGGGAATAAAGTATTCTTGTGTGATAAGAAAACCCTAATGGAGTTTTACAATCAAGGGTGTGAGATTCTGTCGTATGTACAGCAACATCGTAATAAGATTTTCCCGTCAAAAGACACCGTACTTGCGGGTATTGAATATCCTATTGAAACGGAAGTTCGTCCTGGTGTGACCTTTATTGGGTATGTGGATATCATTACCAAGAATGAAAAGACGGGCAAGGTTACAATTATTGATTTGAAAACCTCACGGTCTGGATGGACGCAGGCACAGAAGAGTGACCATATTAAACTGAATCAGATTTTGTTGTACAAGAAGTTCATCTCTGAAAAGTTTAATACTCCACTCGAAATGATTGGGACGGAGTTTATTATTCTCAAGCGTATTATTAGTGAGAACAGTCCATATCCCATTCCTCGTGTGAGCACCTTCGAACCGTCTAACGGAAAACCTTCGGTTAACCGTGCATGGGGACATATTGAAAAGTTCTTGAATGAGTGTTTTGATGGTGAAGGAAACTATCGTACGGATTTGATTACCGCGACACCAAGTAAAGATAGTTGTAAGTATTGTGTGTATAACGATAAGGAAACGTATTGTTCTGAATCATTTTACAAAATCAAAAAAGCAAAGGTGTTGAATGGATAATCCAATGGTCAATTATAGTAAAATTATCGCAGATACCGCGAGTAATCACTTTAATGTTCGAGATGAATACAAGACCAATACCTATGAACAGAATGTTGCTATAACGCTTAGTGAACAACGTAGGTTCTCCGTGGGATGTATCAATATTACGGGTGAACTCAATATCGGAATGATGATTCGGTCTGCGTGTCTATTGGGTGCAGAGAACTTCTATATCTTTGGACGAAAGAAATTCGATAAGCGGTCCACAGTAGGGGCTGAGAAATATATTAATATCGTCCAGTATACGTTTGATGACCCGATACACGCGGATACCGAAATCAACGAACGATTGGAGTATTTGCTGAAATGGAATAGTGTGATACTCTGTGAACACGGTGGTCGAGAGATTGGTTCATATCGGACTAAGCAACTCTACAAAGAGGAAGTAGACCGTCCGTTGTTTGTGTTCGGAAGTGAAAGTCACGGACTTCCAGAAGTAGTGGTGAACAACGAACATTTTTATAAAGTCAGTATTCCGCAACGCGGAGTCCTCAGGTCGTTCAACGTCAGTGCCGCAATGAATATTATCGTATGGGATTATGTCAAGGAGATGTATCTATGAGGTTGGGAGTAATCGCCGGAAACTTTGACATCATACATCCTGGTTATATGAAGATGTTCAAGGAGTGTAAGGCAAACTGTGATAAGTTTATGGTATTCCTTCATACAGACCCTACTATTGAACGACCAGAAAAGATTAAGCCTATTTTATCGGTAGAGGAACGCACAGAGATATTACAAGGTATTAGATATATTGATGAAATAGTACCTTATAATACAGAACACGATTTGTGGAGGCTATTGATTTTATACAATCCTTCTATTAGATTTCTTGGTGAAGATTATAAAGACAAGAATTATACTGGTAAGGGATTTTGTCCTGTCTATTGGATTAACCGTGACCACGGTTGGTCAACAACCAAATTTAAAAAACTAATTGCGGATACAATATGATGACGAAGAAGGATATCCTACGGAACATGCATTGGAACTGATTAAGACCTGGCCGTGGCAGGATACCGATGGATGTTTCAATTTCATTCGGCAGATGTGGCAGTGGAATAAGATTATGTGGTTGACGAAGTGGCCTGACAAAGCGTTGTTTGCAGGAGCAAGTCTTGAAGAGTTTATTACTTTTATTGAAGAGTGTGGTGGCACCGTGTATCTACCAAAGGAGAAAAACAATGGAAAAGCGTGACCGATTTCTACTGGAACAGAAAATTATGCAGTGTTGGAATGTGACGGATGATATGGATACGATTTCTGAGTATATTGCAGACAGTGATATTTCACCAGTACATCAAGACCAGTTGTTGAATATGTTGTTTGGGATGCGTACACTATATAATCAGAAGTTTAATAGTACGATGAATTTGTTCAGTGAACTCGTCCGAAATGGAGATATTAAATCCGATGTATGAAAAATATAAATACAATGAACTGACTTTGACGGCATCAAGTTACAATCGAAAAATCAGTATTGAAATTCCTATGGATAGTACTTCAAATGAAGTGTTCGAGGCATTTAAAACCTTGATGGTGGGACTGACATTTGACGAAGATGCATTTAATGATGCAGTAGTAAATTACTTTTATGAAAATGAGTTAAACAAAGATGAATGAAGTTAAGTTTATAAATAAACCCTGGGGAAGTGAAACCATTTGGGCACATACGGAACATTATGTAGGAAAAATTTTAAATATTCGCGGTGGTGAATCTTTGAGTATTCAATATCATCACCACAAAGACGAAACTATGTATGTGTTGTCTGGTAAAGGTATTGTTAAATTTTATACAATGGAAGAAAACGTACCCGTGTTGACAGCAGTATATGTTATGAATCCAGGAGATTCAATTCATATCCCACCAACACAAGTTCATTCCGTTGAAGCGTTTGAAGATATGCAAGTATTAGAAGCATCTACAAATCATTTGGATGATTTGGTACGAATAAAAGACAGATACGGACGGTAATTATGATTTTACTATTAGGTGATATTCACGGTGATTACAAAGTAATGGAGAGAGCTATTGATTTAGCTGGACAAGTCGGTGCCGCTGCCATTATTCAAGTCGGTGATTTTTGTTTGTTCCGTGGACATGGAATGGATAATGAAGAGCAATTTAAAAATGTATTGAATAGGTCATCAGTTCCCGTGTATTTTATTGATGGTAACCACGATGATTGCACCCGTTGGATTAGTTACACGGAAGTCTCACAAGTATATCCAGACATTCCATTCTATTATATTCCTCGTGGAACAGTAATGGAGTTGGATGGTCGGACCATCGCATTTATGGGTGGTGCAGCATCCATTGACAAAAAGTGGAGATTGGCGGACGGAATGCATTGGGATGAAAACGAACTTATCAGTGATGAACAATATACTCGTATGCTGAATAATGCAGAGGGTAAGACTATTGATATGTTTATTACGCATTGCCCACCCAACAGTGTTATCGAAGAACATTTTGATAACTCCGCAAAACTTCAATTTGATGTGGGATTGGATTGGGAAGATCCGACGCAGAAGCAGATTGAAACTTTATGGCATGCACTGGGAACACCTATGGTTTATTCAGGACATATGCATAGGGTTGTTAAGGGAATGACATATAGAATTTTGGATATAAACGAACTTTTGGCAGTTTGACCACTATTTATAGAAGGTTATAGAAAAGGTCAAACATGAGAAAAGATAAATATTCATATACTACCGTGCAAATTACGAAAGAAATAAATCAACACATTCGTGAGTTTTGTAAACTTAACGGGTTTGTTGCAAGTACCATTACAGAAAAGTTATGGTCTAATTTTATTTCTTCTAGTATGTCCGGTAGTATCACTTTATAAGAGAATTATATGGCTATACCAACAAAACAAGATATATATTTTGCGGCTGGAGCCGGGGATGTAGCCGAATTTAATTCTGGCAAATACAGCCGTATAGTAATTACACCAGAACGTGCAGAGGAAACTCGTAAATTAAATAATTTACCAGCCAACGTATTAAGTACCGCAACAACTTCGGGTGGTTGGGTGTTCATTAATCCAGACTATGTTGATGCAGAGGAACTATTCAATGCATACAGAAGTGGATTGTTCACTGGTGATTATGATGAAATCGCTCCAGGTGGTGTATACCTACGATTGTTGCCTGACAAGGGTATTGGTGCCAATTTCTATCCACCACAATCGTTTACACCTGCACAAGAAATACCACAACCCGTAACGGATACTACTCCGGTAACGGTTACACCACCACAAACACCTACGTTAACACAGGCAACGGGTCAATTATTCAGAACAAATAACGAATTGAATGATATGATTGAAACGCATTTAAATGCGAAATTCGTTCCACAAGCACAACGTACCCGTGAAGATTCTACGGCAAAAAAAGGTAACAGAATATTTGCAGAAGATGTCGGTACACCAATTTATGAATATCTTGATGGTCCGTATTGGCGTAGAATTGTAGCGTACGTAGAATCACAAGTTGCTCCTGTACGTGCATTAGCACAACAAGCCCTTGCAACGGCTCAAGCTGCAGCGGCTTCCGCAGCTGCAGCGGCACAATCAGCACAAGCAGCGTTGGATAGGGCTATGACCCCAGGTCCACCAGGTCCACCAGGACCTGCCGGTGCAGCAGGGACGCCTGGTGCTGATGGAGCAGCTGGGCATTTAGATACCGTTGTTGTTCAACACGCGGATACCACACACAACGACACAACACACGCAGATACATCACACAACGATACGGTGCATAATGATACACAGGTGCAACACACCGACACACAGCATACGGATACACCAGTTCATAATGACACATATGTACCACACTCAGACATTCCTCATTCCGATACGGAAATAATTCCACACACAGATACCTACATACAACACGGAGATAGTGGTGGTGGCGGTGGAGGTGGTGGTGGCAGTGAAATTATAGCATTTTAAAATAAAAATATTATAGGAGTTTAGATGAAACACGGTTATATTCCAAAAGAACAACGTAAGAAGATTTTATTCCTCTCAGACGATATGCGAGTAACATCAGGTGTTGGTGTTATGTCCCGTGAAATAATTGAAGGAACTTCGCATAGATTTAATTGGGTACAGGTAGGTGCAGCGGTTTCTCATCCTGAGGCCGGTAAAATGATTGATATGTCCGACGCAATTAATAATGAAGTTGGATTGACTGACGCTAGTGTTAAGATTGTTCCCTATAATGGATACGGTGACAGTAGATTGATTCGTCAGTTAATAGAATTAGAAAAGCCAGATGCTATTCTCCATTTCACAGACCCAAGATATTGGATTTGGTTATATCAGATTGAGCATGAGATTCGTCAAAAGATTCCTATGTTCTTCTACGCTATTTGGGATGACCTTCCGTATCCATTCTATAATGAAAATTATTATCGTTCCGATGATTGGATTGGATGTATTAGTAAACAAACCTACAATATCGTAAAGCACGTATCAAGAAAGGAACCACGTGCTCCGTGGTCACTATCCTACATTCCACATGGAATTGATACAAAGAAGTTCCATCCACTACCAGAAGATGACAAAGAACTCTTGGAAGTTCGTGAACGATTGTTTAACGGTCAAGACGTTAAATATGTAGTGTTCTACAATAGTAGAAATATTCGTAGAAAGATGACATCGGATATTCTGTTGGCATTTAACACGTTTATGAAAAAGCTACCAGAAGAAGAACGTTCAAAGTGCCGTCTTGTATTACATACACAACCCGTTGATGAACACGGTACTGACTTACCTGTGGTGATTCGTGACGTAATGCCAGAATTAGAAAAGTATGTTATTTTCTCAAACGAACGCATCGAATCGAAGCATATCAACATTCTGTATAACATCGCAGACGTTACCATTAATATGTCTAGTAATGAAGGTTTTGGTTTGGGTACGTGTGAAAGTCTAGTTGCTGGTACACCAATCATTGTTAATGTCACGGGTGGATTGCAAGACCAGTGTGGATTCACAAATGATGAAGGTGAGTACCTTGACCCTGAACGTGATTTCAATTATGATTGGGGTAGTAATCACGATGGACGTTTCAAGAATCACGGTGAATGGGCATTCCCATTATTTCCAGTAAGTCGTTCTTTACAAGGTTCTCCGTTGACCCCGTACATTTTTGATGACCGTTGTTCGTGGGAAGAAGCAGCGGAGAAGATAATGGAAGTGTATAAGATGTCGCGTGAGGAACGTAAACGCCGTGGTGAGTTGGGTCGTCAATACGCACTTGGAGCTGGACAATTTACGGCAGAACGTATGTGTGAATTATTTATCGAACATATGGAAAATGCGTGGGATAATTGGACCCCACGGGAACGTTTTACTTTGGTGAAGGCATAATATGACAGGCAAACCGTTATGTATAGTTAGAGCACCATGCCAGACTCGTTCTGGTTATGGTGATATGAGTAGAGACATTATCCGTCACATCATTGAATGGGATAAGTTTGATGTGAAGGTGCACAGTGTACCGTGGGGTGATACTCCTATGAATGCACTGGATGAAACTAATCCAAAGGACAAAATGATTTTGGATAGAATCATTCGTGGTGGACAATTACCACAACCATCATTGTATGTTACAATTACCATCCCAACAGAATTTGAACCGTTAGGAAAGTACAATATCGGTATAACCGCCGGCATTGAAACCACCGTGGCTTCTGCTGAATGGATACAAGCATGTAATAAAATGGATTTAGTACTGACTATTTCCGAACACTCAAAGAATGTTTTTCATTTCTCAAAGTACTCACAGCAAAATCAACAAGGTAATATCATTGGTGAACTAGCAGTCACCAAACCAATTGAAGTATTACACAATTGTATTGACAATAACATATTTAAAAAAATCGAATATGATTTTAATTTAGAGCCAAAAATACGAGAAACATTGGATAGCATCCCAGAGAAGTTCTGTTATCTTTTCGTTGGTCACTGGCTCCGTGGTGAATTTGGAGAGGACCGTAAGAATGTTGCACTGTTGGTGAAAATATTCCTTGAAACATTCCGACAAATTCCAGAAAAAGAAAAGCCTGCGCTTATTTTAAAAACTAGTAGTGCTGGATTTTCTATCTTGGACAGAGAAGATATATTAAAGAAAATAGAACAAATCAAGAAATCTGTTACTTTGAACGTTGGACAGAGCATGCCGAATATTTATTTATTGCATGGTGAGTTAACAGACAAAGAAATGAATTCTTTATATAACCACTCAAAGGTAAAAGCACACGTAAGTTTAACCAAGGGTGAAGGGTTTGGTAGACCATTACTTGAAGCATCAATTAGTGGCAAACCCGTAATCGCATCTGGATGGAGTGGTCAACTTGATTTCTTGGATAAAGACAATTCATTACTAATTGGTGGTGAACTCAAACCTATCCACGAAAGTTCTGTGTGGGACGGTGTATTGATTCGGGAGTCTACGTGGTTCGCTCCTGATATGAACCAATCAGCAAACGCAATGTACGCCGTATTTAAGAATTACAGTAATTTTAAAAAGAAGGCACAGTTGTTAGCAAAACAAAATGTTAAGAAGTTCTCGTATCAAACTATTTTTAACAGAACAGTTGAGTTGTTAGACAAATATGTTCCACAATTTTCCGTTGAAACTAAATTGGTTCTTCCAACATTAAAGAAGATTAACTAATGGCAATAGAAGGGTATAAAGGTACATTAGGTGTTCGTACTTTCGTTTCTCAAAAAGATTTGACTACTGGCAAAGTGGTGCAGTTTACCTACGATAATGAGCAGAAATATGCACTCGTACTCAATCCCAATTGGGAAGGTAAAATGCACGCTTTGTCACTGGGTTCTCTAACACCAGAAAAACTTGGTCAAATATTTAAATTGATTGGTGATGAAACTGATACTCAGGTAATTTACGACCGTTTCAAAAACTCAAATTTCGTTGGTGACAGACCCTATCGAACCTATTTATTAACGAAGATATCTACGTTACGTGAAGTATTCATTAAGAAAACTGTGTTAAAGACAGAAGAAAAAGTAACGGAGAATATGTATGGGGAATAATGTTATAACAGAACACCCATTAACGGAATCAAAACAAGATAGAATAAACTTAAAAAGATATATACCAGAAAAAGAATGGTGGACTGTTTGGTACTACATCTGTACTGGTAAGCACGTAGCAGTAGCAAAAGAATAAAACTAATACAATAGGAAGGGTTACATGACAGAAGAAGGTAACGTTAGTAAAAAACCACTGAGCACAGCGGATAAAGTCGCTGTGGTACTCGGTGGTTGTGGTTTTATAGGCCACCACCTCGCACGACGATTACAGAAAGAAGGTTACTGGGTTCGTGTGGCAGATATTAAACTTCCAGAACATTGTGATGTAAACACATTTGCAGACGATGTTGTACACGGAGATTTATCGGATTATCAAACATGCTTGAACGCATTAAGTTTGGGCCGTACCGATGTCGAAGTATATCAATTAGCTGCTGATATGGGTGGAGCATCATACATCTTTACTGGTGAGCATGACGCAAATGTAATGACCAACTCGGCGTTAATCAATTTAAATACATTGAAAGCAATGGTGACGTTGGGATTAAAACGAGTATTCTATTCGTCATCGGCGTGTATCTATCCAGAGCATAACCAGTTAGACCCAGATAATCCAAACTGTGAAGAAAGTTCAGCATATCCAGCAAACCCAGATAGTGAATATGGGTGGGAAAAATTATTCAGTGAACGATTGTATATGTCGTACAAGCGTAACTTCGGCATAGAACCACGCATTGCTCGTTTCCATAATGTATATGGTGTAGAAGGGACATGGGAAGGTGGGCGTGAAAAGGCACCCGCTGCGATGTGCAGAAAGATTGCGCAGACACCAGAAGGTGGTTCAATTGATATGTTTGGTGACGGAAAGCAAACCCGTTCATTCCTTTATGTAGATGAATGTGTCGAAGGCATCTTACGGTTAACCCATTCAGATTTTACTGGTCCTGTTAATATCGGTTCGGAAGAAATGATTTCAATTAACGATTTTGCTTATATGATTATGGGAATCGCTGGTAAGAAGTTAACTATTAATCATATTCCAGGTCCGTTAGGGGTTCGTGGACGTTCCTCTGACAATCGGTTAATTCGTCAACACCTCAATTGGGAGCCAAATTCTCCATTGGTTGACGGCATTACCAAAACATATCACTGGATTAACGAACAGGTTACCTCTATATGATTACGCATGTCGGTATAGGAAACTCTGGGAGATTTGGTAACCAAATGTTTCAAATGGCTGCACTCATTGGTATCGCAGAAAAGAACGGATATGATGTAAAAATTCCAATAGAAAATACTGGTGATAACTTCGTATTTTATGATTTGGCAAAGCAGCAAGCAGAACCAACTGGTATGGAACTTCGTAGACCATTTCTTATTCCCGACAGTTACTTTGCACCAATGGCAGAAATTTCAGATGTTGTCAAGCAACGATATCAAGAACAATTCTTTCATTTTAATGGTGCAGCATTAGATATCCCAGATAATATTGATATTGCTGGGTTCTTTCAAAGTGAAAAATATTTCAAACATGCAGAACAAAAAGTCCGTGAAGTATTTACCTTTCGTCCAGAAATTCGACAGCAAGCTGAATTAGAACTGGCAAAGGTAAAGGATGATGCACCACGAGTATCTATCCACGTTCGTCGTGGAGATTATGTGGCAAACTCTGCAAACCATACGGTCACTGGAATGGAATACTATGCGGAGGCTATCAACAAGTTCTTCTCGAAAGAACCTTATCGGTTTGTAGTATTCTCCGATGATCCAGAATGGTGTAAGGAAATGTTCGAAGGTGGATATATTGTAGATATCAATAACTCATATGTAGAAATGTGTATGATGAGTATGTGTGACCATCACATCATTGCAAATAGTTCGTTTAGTTGGTGGGGAGCATGGTTAAATCCAAACCCCAAGAAGATTGTAACCGCACCGTCACAGTGGTTCGGACCAAACCTTCGTCATAACAGTATTATAGACCTTCTACCAAGTGAATGGTTTTGGATATGAGACTAAAAGAATTTTACTACCAAATGGAAGATATTCCTGATATTGGTTTGTCTGACAAAGGAGATAGGCATCCGTTACATAAGCATTTTTATATTGATACGTACGATGCATTATTCTCTGCATGGAAAGACGAACCTGTTCAATTGATGGAATTGGGTATTGCATCTGGTGCAAGTCTGTTGATGTGGTCGCAATATTTTACAAAGGGTATAATTACCGGACTTGATATTGTAGAACCTGTACGAAAGGATTATCTTTCAACGTTACCTAATGTTAATATGATATTTGGTGACGCATACAATGAAGATAATGGTAACTATCTAGTACAGAACTTACCGAAGCAAGATGTGTTTATTGAAGATGGTGCACATGATATTGATAACCAAGTCAAAGCAATATTAAAATACCACGCACTTGTAAAACCAGGTGGATATTATATCTGTGAGGATATGTACTTACCAAATCTATTTGATTATTTAACTCGTGGTGTATATATGATACCCGACCGTAACTATGCAGTAACCATACTAGATCAACACATGCGTCCGAACGGACTCGCAGATGATGTGATGATTATAATACAGTTCTTTAATTAATATGAAAATAGCACTTTGTTTATCTGGTCAACCTCGTGGATTGCCTTTGTCATTAAAAATGTTAAAGGCAAACCTCGTTGGTATAGAAGATATGGATATCTTCTTACACGCATGGTTTGACCCAAATACTATTGGTCAACCATACGATAGTGCGCAAGCACATCAACAAGGTAGAGTAGGATTGGTTCATCCACAAACGGAAGAGATGTTACTCAGTCTTAATCCAAAAGATTATATCTTTGAACCACAGAAGGAATTTCCATTCGCACGTAGGTTCACATCACCACCAGAAGCAAATCAAGAACGTATGGCTAGTATCTTCTATTCAATCTATACAGCGAATATGTTGAAGAAGCGATACGAACTGTTAAATGGATTTGAATATGATTTGGTGATTCGTGCAAGATATGATTTGTGGTACGAGAATCCTATCAATGTAATGGATTATTTGGAACAATCACGAACACATATCGTCACCGCGGATAAGTTTCAGGGGATTCGTAATGACCCAAACTTTCATCAAGGTGGATATACGATGACGGATATATTCGCATTCTCCACATCAAAGAATATGGATGTGTTCTGTGATACCTATCCACACTTTTCCTTTATTCATTCACAGATTCAGATTCCATATGGTGAAAACTATATCGGATATCGTGTACGAGTAATGGGTGGAATTGAAGCATACTGTGCTCCGTTCAACTACGAAATCATGCATCGTGTAGTAAATATCAACAATATAGAAGAATTGGAAAAGCAGTACGCATGAAGATAGGAGTATGTTTATCTGGACATTATAGAAATTTTGATTATAATTACGATTCTTGGGATAAATTATTATTCTCAAAACACGACTGTGATGTATTTTTACATACGTGGGATGTGATGGGAAATCGTAAAAAATCAGATGATGTACATGTTGTAGAGAACCGAGACAAATTAATACATACAGAAACAGAGTTAAAACAAAAATATAATCTTACCGATGTAGTAATACAACCTTACGAAGAACCTTTACAAGAATTTTTAGATAAAAGTAAGAGAGTTAGAAAACTACGAAACGAGGCAGGTGTATCACAAAACAGTATAGATTGGACAACTCGACGAGTAACGCATCTATACTCTATGTGGTACAAAGCATTAAAATGTTTTGAGTTATTAGAGTCACACAGTACAGATTATGACTTGGTAATAAAATGTAGACCAGATATTAAATTAAAAGACAGTTTTAATTTAGACGATATAGATTTGGAATGTATTAATTGGCCGTGGTATAACTCAACAAAGGAACACTACTCAGAACCACACGATTACTATGCGGTGGGTAATTTTGATAATATGAAAGTATACAATAACTTGTATAATCATATAGAAGAGATGGAATCTGTACTAGAACTAGAAAAACCAACACGTTCGGCAGGGAATAACGTAGAGATACCAGGTGTAGATAGGTTTTTGAATCCACATACATTATTATTTTTTTACGTAAAACATATGGGACTACCATACAATACAGTAATAAATCATTTAGAATTGACGCGAGGATAGGATGAGAACAGATTTTACACCAGATAACGTTGAACTTTGGATTTCCAACTGGCGAAGAAAGGAGTTGATGGATGGATTTGCACGTGAGTGGTTAAATACCTTTGACTTTGAACGAGTCAACATCATTACCAATCATTCATCAGTCACCATTGATGACTTCGCAGATGATATTAAATCTCGTGTTAAGATTTGGAATAATGTGATGAGACACGATTACGCAATCGGTCCTATGGTTGAAAACTACAATCAAGCATATGTTCACACTTTTCTTTCCGGTAAAAAATATTGTATAACTGCTCACGACAATATGATTATTAAGGATGGGTGGGTTGACATTATCAAGCAAACCGATTATGATTTATATATGGCCCCACAAGGTGACCAAGTTACCTTAATGACATTGGAAGGATTACGATTTTTCGGATGGTGGGATGAACGATACGCTACAAACGGAAACCACGAACTGGATTTCAGTACACGAGCATTACGTAGAGATTTAGGACACAACAGAGCATCGTTGGTTGATTATCACGCATGGCATAATTGGCCCGAACAAATAAACGTAGAGGGTCAAATAGTTAGTCCGATTTGTAAAACTGGACACGCTGAATATGGAGATGGATTCCCATATCTTAGGTGGAATGATGTAGGGTTGGATAAATACTGGACACGAGCAAGTAAGCATGTAGTTCCGCAGTGCGGAGCAAAAACACAAAAGTTTGAGAAGCTGACTTGGAATGATAGAAAGTGGAGAGGACAGTCACCAAACACGTTTGAAAACTTCGTAAACGGGCCAACCGAAGAAGAGATTGATTGGTATCCGTGGTTAGACATAAATTCATTAGACTTCGACATTTGTAAAATCGTATAAGGGGAAAGGTAAATGTTATCAGAAAAAATTAAAACAGTATTAGAAGATATCCGCAACGGAAAACCAATCATCGTCGTAGATAGTTACGATAGAGAAAATGAAGGTGACTTGATGATTGCAGCGGAAAAAGCAACACCAGAAACACTGGCTTTTATCGCAAAGGAAGCACGAGGTATCATGTGTATTCCTACACCAAAGTTTATGTTAGATCGTTTAGAAATTCCTATGAGTCCATCTAACAATAACGATAAGTTTTCGACTCCATTCACCGTCAGTATTGACGCACGTGATGGTGTCACTACTGGTGTAAGTGTAGAAGATCGTATGGTCACGATTGGATTGGTACTAGATGAAAATACCAAACCAGAACAACTTGCATACCCAGGTCACTTGTTTCCACTCCGTCCCCGTCCTGGTTTGTTGAAGGAACGGCAGGGTCATACCGAAGCATCTGTTCAACTTGCTATGATGGCTGGAACGAAACCAGTTGCAATCATCTGTGAGATTATGAATGATGATGGTAGTATGGCACGAGTCCCAGACCTCATTCCCTACGCAGAACGATGGGCATTGAATACGATTTCTATTGATGAAGTCATTGAATATTGTAACGAAACAGGATGGGAACCACCATTCCAAGTGGGATGATTTATGGAAAAATTAGTCACACGAGCATACAATAGATTTGAAGTAGATGAAACGCGAGGAGTTGTTCGGAAATTAAGTTCCACCGAACGACTCCGTGATGAGATATTATATTATGTAAAATTACAAAAGTATCATCCATCACAAGCAGTATTTTTTCCAAGATTACTCGATCACGTAGAACCGTTAATAGCAGACTTTTGGATGGATTTGGAATTGTATAGTTATCCAAACGTTGGTAATTATTTGTTTGGTGACAAAATTATGCCGTCGTGGTCTGAATTTTTCCTTAATTTACGAAACATTCTTGTGTCGTGGTCTAACATCAGTCCACGAGTTAAGTGGACTGACGAAGAAATTCGTAATGCAGCGTACGATATGTACATCACAAAAACAGAACGTGAGTACCGTAATTTTTATTCTGGGTGGCACGATAAGTTTGATTCGTTGTTTATTGACCAAGTTCGTGCACATTCAGTATACATTAACAATAAACAATACTCCATGTTCGAAGTAGTCTGGCCACAGATTAAGAATTACATCGAACAAAATATGTTAACTTTTACTCCATCACTTATACACGGTGATTGTTGTTTTAGTAATATTTTATATGGTGAAGATAAAAATATTATTCGTTTCATAGATCCTCGTGGTTCATTTGGTAAACTTGGAAATTACGGTGATATTCGATACGATATAGCTAAACTATATCATTCATTGGATGGAACGTATGAAGCATTTATTACTGATAAGTTTAAGGTTACAGCAAATGGCAATGCGTATCAATTGGACATTAAGAATGACGGTGAACTTGATTGGGCATTGAATGAGTTTGAATATATTTTCTTTCCAATGTTTAATAAGAAGGAAATAAAAATTATCCAAGGCTGCATCTTTATTGGGATGTGTGCTCGTCATTATGATAGTCTGGAAAGACAACGAGCAATGTACCTCACAGGTATAAGATTATTAAACGAGGCATTGGAATTATGAACGTCTTAGTGTTAATGGCTGGTAGGGGTCAACGTTTTGTAAACGAAGGATACAAAGACCCCAAACCATTAATTCAAATAAATGGTAAGACAATCTTACAATGGACAACGGAATCATGTCCATATATTCGTCACGATGGAAAGGGACAGTCGAGTAACATTCATTTATATTTTGCAGTTTTGCAAGAACATTTGGATGCTGGATTGGATAAATTTTTATATTCCATTTACGGTCGTAACATAGAAATCATTCCGTTTAAAGAAATTACTTCGGGAAGTTTAGACACCGCAAGACAAGCAGCATCTCGTATGTGGCACAAAACTGATGACTTATTGGTTCTTGATTCCGATAACAAATATAATCATAATGGTGTTGATGATTTTATTCGTGGTATTAAATTTAAGAGTAATGCAGTCGCAGTAGCATGCTTTGATAATCCAGACAAATCACTACCCAATAAATGGTCGAACGTTATAATTGAAGATGGAAAGGCTGTGGGTATTCGTGAGAAGAATGATTCGTGGGTTCACCATCCTACGATGATTGGTATATTCTACTTTGGTCAAACACAATTCTTTACAAACTATGCAAAGTTTATTATGGAATTTAACAAACCAGTTGAGTTTAATGGAAACGCAGAGTATTATATGAGTATGGTGGCCTCGTATAATGTGAGTATAGGGATTCCAGTATATGTACATACCGTTACTGATGTTGTACCTCTTGGTACACCAGCAGATGTAAAAGCCTTTGAGGGTACATTATGATATTTTGTTTTGATATAGATAATACTATCTGTGAAAATAAAACTGGTGATATGACCTACGCAGATGTCAAGCCGTTTCCAGAAGCATTAGAAACGTTACGATGGTTAAAAGAAGAAGGGCACACCATTATTCTTCATACGGCACGACATATGAAAACTGGTGGTGGGAATCAAGGAAGGGTATTAAAGTTACAAGGTAAAGTATTGTTTGATTGGTTAGAAAAATGGGATATTCCATATGATGAAATTTGGTGGAGTAAACCTCACGCCGATTTAATAATAGATGATGCGGTACACAGACATACAGATTGGGAAACCTCAATCTTAGCAATAAAAGATAGAATAAACAAAGGACCAAGAACCGTGGAGAATCCATAATGTCACAACCAACATTCTTTTTTGACACAGCAGACACCGACTATATCCGTAAGATTTGGGACAAGTTGGGTAAGTATATTGACGGTAGTTCCGTAATTGGTATTACTACCAATCCAAACGCATTGGCAAAGGTCAACTGCGATACATTGGATAAATTTGAAACACTTGTTCCACAGATGACCTCACTTGTTGGAGAACTTCGTGGTGAAGGTCCAGAAGGATTAGTATATGTACAAGTCCCTAATTCAGTTATGGAAGAAGAAGATATTATTCGATGGGCACAATATGTTGACCAGTTCAACGGTAATGGTGCAGCTATGGCATTGAAGATTCCACATTTCAGTTATGTACTTCGAATCGCCGACGCACCAGAACTTCGTAAGTTATATCTAAATGTAACAGGTGTTTCTGATGCAAATACCATCATTAAGTCTTTGAGTTATCAAAGTGTGTTCTTCGCTAGTATCATTCCAGGACGTATGGAAGAAGTTGGAATTGATGCAGATGCACACTTGGAATATTTGGCAAACCAACAAATCCAACGTCACCAAAACATTATCGCTGGTAGTATGAGAACACTTGATGGCTTAAAGAGATCTATTTACTATCACACCGTACCAACAATCGGTAGTCGTGTTTGGGATTTAATTGATGCAGAAAATCGTTGGGAGGAATTTGCTTCATACTGGAATTATACATACTCGGTGGTTGACTTCCCACAAGCAGATTATACTCCATTAGTAACTGACAAGAATCTTGATTTGAGTAAGCAGTTCTTCAATCAAATGGACCAGTTGGGTCAATCACTACATGAAGAATTCATGCGTACCAAGTCGGCAGAATCATTGGGTGAGCACGCAGACATACAGTTTACTACTTCAACAGTTGCTTGATTAAATGAATATTATTATTCCAATGGCTGGTGAGGGGACTCGTGTAAAAAGCACGGTCCCCAAACCACTGGTAGAAGTATTACCAGGTAAAGTTATGATTGAAATGGCATTGGAATCGTTGAACATAGATGGCCATTATTGTTTCATTGTTCGTAGATACAACAATCAAGATTGGAATGTGGCTCTTCGTGATGCGATTCGTAAAACCGTTGGTCAGGCTGTTGTAGTAGAAATTGATTATCTTACCGATGGTCCAGCCATTTCGGCGTTACATGCTCCACAATTATTTTTTGGAGAAACTGATTTATTAGTTACCAACTGTGACCAAATCATGCATTGGGACGCCGATAAGTTTATTGAGTTTACCAAAACCACCGATGCTATTGGTGCGGTGGTGACCTACGAAACTAACACGCCTAAAAATAGTTACGCGTTGGTGGCTAATGTAGAACACAAATATCCAAAATTCACAATGGTAAAAGAAAAGGAAGTGATTAGTAACTATTCACTGAATGGTATTCACTGGTGGAAGTATGGCAAAGATTTCGCATCTTCGGTGAATACTATGAAACAAGTGAAAGACACTGTTAATGGTGAATATTATATTGGTCCCTCATACAACTATCTGGACGGAACTAAACGAGTATACGATATAACTCCGTCCGAACACTATGCAGTAGGAACCTTGGAAGATATTGAACGATACAGAGCATTATATGGAAATAAAAAGAATTGAAGATATGACTCGTGGATGGTTTATTGGAAACTTTACACCATCCGTATTGATGACCAGTGATTTTGAAGTCGGATATCTTCGTCATAAAAAAGGTGAAATCTGGGGTAAGCATTATCACAAGAGGGCTATAGAAATTAACTATTTAATTCGTGGCAAGATGCGAATACAAGGACAGCTATTGACAACAGGAGATATATTTACTATATTTCCGTATGAAATAGCAGACCCAGAATTTTTAGAAGATTGTGAATTAATTGTTGTTAAATTACCGTCCGTCATAGGCGACAAATACGAGGTCACAGACAAACAATGAGCGTAAATATTTTTACAAGAGATATTGATTTATCCAAATATTTTATAGTTAAGTACTTCCTTGCAGGGAAAACTTCACTACGAGATGCCGCGTGGAATTTGGCAATTGGTCAAAGCATCGGTAATCCAAACAATCGTAGTGTATGGGAAACTGACCAGATGTTTCGTGACCACAGTTGTTTTGTTCTCGCTGATGAAAATGAATTAAAGTCGAAGTTTTCCGGTGAAGTTGATATCGCATTTCCACTAGAAAATCTAGACTTAGAAGAAGATGGTATCTCACAAATCCTCTGCCACATCGCCGGTGGTCAAGTAGACATTCTGGAAATTGAGCAATGTCATGTATTGGACGTAACACTACCTGCACATATTGAACAACAGTTTACATTGAAACCAGCATATGGTATTGATGGATTCCGTAAGTTTAATGGTGTCGAGGGCAAACCATTCTTCGGTGGTATTATCAAACCCAAGGTTGGAATGAGTCCAGAAGTATTGTTAGAAGCCGTGAAGGAAATGGTATATGGTGGTGTAAACTTTATTAAAGAAGATGAACTCCTTGGTAGTCCGGCACATTGTCCGTTGACAAAGAGAGTTCCACTTATCACCAACTGGTTGGCGAATAACGCCCCGAATGTAATGTACACATTCTGTATTAATGGTGACAGTCCGTACGCACTACAACGAGCACAATTCGTTTCGGATGAAGGTGGATTGGGTGTTCATATTAATGTGTGGAGTGGGTTGGGTGCATATCGTGCAATCCGTAAACAGAATCCTAATCTGTGGATTCACTTTCAGAAGTCTGGGGATAAATTCTTCACTGACCGTCGTGCTCCGAATCATATCTACTGGCCCGTTATCTGTAAGATTGCAGGGTGGTCTGGTGCAGACTCTATCCACGCAGGTATGATTGGTGGGTATATGAATCAGGATGACACAGAACTACAAGACGCCTTGAAGGTGTTGTGGAACTACAATGTTATCCCCGCACTCAGTTGTGGAATGCATCCTGGATTGGTGCAGCACATTAACGGATTACTTGATAGTCATAACTGGATGGCAAATGTTGGTGGTGCAATGCATGGACATCCAATGGGTACACTCGCCGGTGGATTGGCAATGCGTCAAGCAATTGATGGTAACCACGGAGCAGAATATGACGCAGCTGTTAAAAAGTGGGGATACAAAGCAGTCAACGCTGATTTACAATACAGAATTTTCTAAGAGAATACTATGAATTTACTTGACAGAACGAATGATATTTTATCAAAGGTAACCAAGTTACCCACAGATATTTATGGACTAAAATATCTTCCCTCTCTGGAACCTAGCATTTCCAATGATACCGATTGGTTAGGTGACTTTGATGCTTCACCCAATGTACATTTTTCGTCACTTAATCACGAAGCATTAAAATATGCATTTAATAAATTACCCCACCAACCTAAATTAATAGTTGAAATTGGTGTAGATGAATGTGGTGGTGTTTCCTCCACGAACACATTACTCAGTATCAAACCAACAGACTGCATGTATGTTGGAATGGATCTTAAACCCAAAACATATTTGAATAGTATAGAAAATAATATATTTACAATTCAAGGTGATTCCGCCAACTATGAAAGCTTGTATCAATTGATGGAATGGTACGGTCATGAACAAATTGACTTTATGTTCGTGGATGGATGGCATTCTGTCAATCAAGTAATCAAAGAATGGAAGTATTGGGAAAAGATGATTCCAAACGGAGTGATGGCATTCCACGATACAAACTACCACCCAGGTCCAGTGGCATTGTTAGATGCAATTGACACAGATATTTTCTCAGTTGAATGGTTTGGTCGTGGAGAAGCTGATTGGGGAGTGGGTGTGGTTCAGAGAATAAAGGTATGACCAAAGGTTTAATTTCTATTTTTGTATTACCACACGAAATTGATAATTTACATCTAACTTTATATAATCTTCGTCGTAACGCGGAATGGATACCAGAGGATGTGGAATACACATTTGATATCACATTATGTTTAAGTGATGAAATGATTGATTGGTCAACTTCAAAACTACCACAAGTTTATTTTGCTAATAAATTCTCTGATATAGTAAGTTCGTTATGTACCTGGGAATCATCAGATAGTACATTTAGAATAGAATACAAATCAGAAATACTTGGCTGTGTTTCGCAACGACGACATACATTAAAATATGTAGATGATTACGATTTTACTTTGTGGATGGACAATGATTTATTCTTCGGTGACAGATTTCTTGGATACCTTGGTAATGCAGTAAAAGCCATAAAAAATAGTGGAGTGGATTACTATGTAGTAACTCCACAGATAACACGACAGTGGGACACTACGTGGGATGTGTTGGTACATGACGATTTATTGTCCAGAGAATTAAATGATAATCTAACAGCAAATGTATTTGATCTGGGATTACGAGATACTGGGGTTGCGGTTCGACCAATCAATACATTTAAAGCTGCTGGTGGGTGGGGAACCGTTATCAGTAATAAACTGTTGAAAGTAACAGGAATACCCGAATCATTCGGTCACTACGGATTGGAAGATACCTATGTATTAACTTGTGCACAAGTGTTACGAGAATCCAAAAAACTTCCTGTGCAGCAGTATGTATTGGACGGTATATTAGTTTGTGAGAATCATCAACAAAACAACAAATACCTAAATGATTTAGTGTCCAGTATTGATCGTAAAGATGAGTTTAGACAAATTGCAACACAACACTTTCCAAAAGAATTAGAACGGTTTTATAATGAAAATATTTTACAGAATAAGTGAGTCCAGTAATTCACAACATGCACAACAACGAACGTGGCAGGTGAAGTTACCAAACGCCACTAAACAACGGTGTTTGTTGAATACATTGAATTGTTTCCCCACGGCGGAGATTACGATATTCGTGGATTCCATCACCGATGAAACGTGGAAATGGTTAAATGAATTATCGGATGCAACGGAACGAGTTAATCTCGTCAAGATACAGGCTGGGTCCGATGCTAAGTCTATGCGAGTATTGTTAGACGAAGTGCAAAAGATTACAAATGATGAAGAAATTGTTTTGTTTCAAGAAGATGATTATTTATATCTTCCTGGTTCCGAACATAAAATTATTGAGGCATTGAATTATGCACACTACGCAACTGGATACTTACATCCTGATAAGTTTTGGGATCCCTCTCGTGGTGGGAATCCGTATACTCCTATGGAAAATGTATCGGAACCTACGCAAGTTATTAAGACGAAGGACCATTTTTGGATGATAACAAATTCTACAACCAATACGTTCGCAACAACTGTTGGTACCATAAAGAACGATATGGATGTATGGATGTGGGGAACGGAAGATTTAATTAATACAAAAGATTTTGCAATCTTTCTTAAACTTCGTGAAAAAGGTCGTGCATTAGTACAACCACTACCGTCATTAGCAACACATTGTTTAAAAGGATATGAAGCACCCACGGTTGGTCTTTCAATTGACTCGTGGGAAGATATTTGATACTTGACGTAGAGCAGTCACGATGTTATACTTATTAATGAACCTTTAACAATTACTTTACAATGAAACAAACTGTATTAATCACTGGTGTTGCTGGACTTCTAGGATCACGATTGGCTGATTGGATTATCGAAAACCAACCCGATGTAGACGTTATTGGTATTGACGATTTTAGTGGTGGGTATAAAGAAAATATTAATCCAAAGGTAAAGTTTTATAATATTGATTTGGGCACGCAGAACTGTGGATATGTTTTCGATGCACATCAAATTGATATCGTGTATCACTTTGCAGCATACGCAGCGGAAGCGTTGTCCCCATTCATCAGACAGTATAATTACACCAATAATCTTCTCGCAACTGCGGGAGTTATCAACCAGTGTATTAAGCACAGTGTAAAGAGATTGGTATTCACTTCTTCGATGGGTGTGTATGGATTTGGTGCTGGTGAACCACCATTCCACGAAGATATGGCACGTGCACCTATTGATTCGTATGGTATTGCGAAGGCAGCGTGTGAAATGGATATTGAAACCGCCGGTGTCCAGCATGGATTAGATTGGTGTATTATCCGACCACACAACGTATTCGGTGCGAACCAGAATATTTGGGACAGCTATCGTAATGTGTTAGGTATCTGGATGTATAAGAAGCTAACCAATCAACCATTAACTATCTTCGGTGATGGTAATCAGGTTCGTGCATTTAGCTGTATTGATGATTCTCTTGAACCTTTGTGGAGAGCAGGAACCGACCCGAAGGCATCCAAGCAAATTATTAACTTGGGTGGTATCAAGGAATATAGTATCAACGAAGCAGCAGACACATTGATTGATGTGATGGGTGGTGGTGAAATCAAACATCTTCCCCCACGACACGAAGTGAAATATGCATATCCTACTTGGCAGAAATCGGTTGATGTTCTTGGATTCGAACACAAGACAGACTTATATGAAGGATTGAAGAAGATGTGGGAATGGGCACGAGTACAACCAGAACGTCCACGACAAGTGTGGAGTAAGTATGAAGTAGAAAAAGGTATTTATCCCTTCTGGAAAACCGATGTACTAGTGCAGGAAGCCAAGACAGCTAAACTTAAAAACTAATATGATTTCGGTTATTATTCCCTCGTATCGTAATCCAAAATATTTGGATTTGTGTTTACATTCATTGTTACGGGGACAACATAATGGTAACGAAATAATTGTTATCTTGGATGGATATGCAGAAGAAAGTGAATACGTAATAAACAAACACAAAGGTATTGACGTTATCACTCTTCCCGAAAATAAAGGGATGCAACACGCATTAAACATGGGTGTGTGGAATGCAAACAACGAAAAGATATTCATCATCAACGATGATAATGTGTTCGCACCAAATTGGGATAAGAAATTGGAGTCGCAGTACGACCCAAATGAAATCTTAACAGTCAATCAAATAGAACCTACTGGTCCTGGAATGTTTAACTTTCCGGTAATGGATTGTGGACAAACGGTTGAAACATTTGATATGGAAAAGTTCATTGATGAAGAACGGAGATTGTCTACCAATAAGAAAACACCAGATGGAAATATATTTCCATTCTTGATAAACAAGAAATGGTATATGGCAGTTGGTGGATTTGACACCTTTTACAATTCTCCAAATCTTTGTGATTGGGATTTCTTCGCAAAGTTAGAATTGATACCTGGTCTTACCAGATCACGTACACATTTCTTACATTCGTATCATTTTGGTTCTGTATCAACAAAGAAGAATTCGGAAGCACAGAAGTTCAGAGAAAGAGAACAATTCGCAATGCAACAATATTACTATAAGTGGGGTGTTCCTCCACACAATGGTCTTAACAATACAAAATTCCCAAACGGGGATTCGTCTACTATAAGAGGGTTACATGCAAATTGAGTCACATCGTATTACAGGCAACTTAACAGTGTATAAAAAACCCGATATAGTTGCACAGATTGAACGAGAATATCCAGAGATGACCAAAGAATACTGGAATATTATGATGGAGCAATACGAAACGTTTTGTGTCAAACAGTCCAACTATGGACCAAGTAATATTTCTGTTGGGACTTCGTTATCAACACCTGATGATGTTCAGTTGTCGTTAACTGGTTTGTGGTTTCGTATGAATGATAAGATTCAACGGTTGAAGCAGTTGGTCGTATTAGGTAAGAAGGACAATGTAGGAGAGGCGATAGACGACACCTTTCAAGACCTATCGGTTTACGGGGTTATCTGTCAGTTGGTCAAGCGTGGTAAGTGGGCAAAATAACTTTATAATATTTAGGAGATTGTACGATGCCAAAGTGGCAAGGTGATGTTGTGTTTGATGACGATGATGAATTCTATGATGACGAACTTGACTATTATGAGGAAGAGTTCGGGTTGGAAGATAACTACGAGGGGTTTGAGAAAATCCGTCACCCCAGACGTTCGGAAGAAGAACACAAGGGTGGAAAAAAGAAGAACAGTTTGAAACATCAGAAACGTCCAGATAAGGAATAACTTCGTACCTATCAACTATTTATATCAGTATATTTAACCACGTTATATTATGAAAGAATTATTAAAAGAATTTATAACTGATATATTATCGTTGTCGGAAGCAGTTCCCGCAACTCATAACCCAGGTGATGTTTGGAGAACCAAAGGTGGATTTGGTGCTAAAAATCAAGTGGGAAATACAGATTATTTTAAAGATAAAAAGACAGCAGATGTATTTGCCAGAGGTAGACAAAAATCTGCTCCCAAACAAGAACCTGTTGGCAAACCAACCACCCCACAAAAGAAATCGGTATCAGCAACAAAACCTTCTACACCACGAGTATCTGGAAAAGGGACAGTCAATGTTGCACAATCCATAGGGAAGTTACCTGGTGGTAAGGGTGTGTATGATGCTATTATTGGTGTGACTGATAAGGGTAGTGCTGGTGCCGGAACACCTGAGTCACGAGCTGCTGAAGCATCAGTTGTACTAGTTTCCAACACGTTATTGCAGGGACGTAAATCCTTCAAGGGTGACATGGACGCGTATCTACGTAATAACGATGCATTGATAGATGAAATGATATCACAATTATCATCAATGAAAGGGTCGAAACTTACACAAGATTGGACAAAAAGTGTCAAAGCCCAAATCGTGGCAACTCTGTCACAAACAGAAAAGCAATATGGTCGTATAGATTCATTAGTCTGGGATAATGCAGAAGGTCGTGCAAACATGGGATTACCAAAAGGTAAGGACATGAATGACCGATCTGATTTGTATATACGAACTGTATCTGGTGATGTGATTGGTGTTTCGTTAAAGAAGAGTGGAAATATATTTTTGGCAAACCAAGGGTATGCCAAAATTATCGGTACCATTGAAACATTTACCGACGACACAAAAGCAAAAACCAAAATTCAAGCGTTGAAAAAACTACACAAACAAGAAGCTGACAAGGCGTTTGTTGCACTTTCAAAATTCTTAAAAGCAAATCAAAAGGAAGTACGTAGTGCGTTGTCAACATTTAATCGTACTGGTATTAAGAGTTTGAGTAGTCCTAAGTATGATGCTTATTTTAATCCAAACGGTACTCTCAATAAACAGTTTTTAAGTAGAGCAACTTCTGGTGAGAAATTAGCCTCCAACGAATTTAAAGCTTTATTAAAATCGTTGGAAGGTATAAAAAAGAATTATCCATCAATAAAAAAGGTGATGGATTCTATTAGAAATGTAGATAACATAGCCACAAAACAATTTTTAAATACAATAGAATCTGACAGAGCTGTACGTGAAGCTACTACCAGATATCTGTTGGATGCATTGGATATTCCTCAGATGTTGTCTGATACGCCAACCGAAGGTGTTGATAAGGTAGTGACTGTGTACGGTGAAGGAAATATTGACAGTGACGGGAATCCAATCCCCATGTATGTCAACGACAAATCATTAAGAGACACATTCGGTATTAGTAAAACGGTGAGTTCGGAAGATGCATTGAAAGAATTACGTACACGATTCATTATTGATCCAGAATCAGATAAACGTGTTGGTATGATTCGTTTACGCATCACCAATAAAACTCCACCACCAAACTATTATTATCCAACTATTGCAACGTTGGCATTGCGAGCACGAGGCTTGAGTACTGCCGCGGCATTTGAATTATATCAGCATGAATCTTGGACGTATACACTGGCAAGTAAAAGTCCTAACCCAGCGGATTGGACACCACAGCAACGTAAAAAACATGCAGAAAGTACTATTAAATTCTTAGAATTGCAATCAAAAAATCCTTCACTTACCAAACAAGAAAGAATGGAAATGCAAAAGGATATTGACTTTTATACAAAGATACGATAAATTATGGAAACACGAGAAGAAATTTTAAAGAGAGTTCCACCTGGTGATAGGTGGCGTGAAACTAATGGTGACGGGACGCGTATATTTCCTACACTCACTGCCGCATTAGAATATATGTTCCAAAAGACCAAATGTAAACAATACTTCTTTGATGCGGGTGAAGGGAAGATATATATGGTCAGACAAGAGAAAGACCCCGAACCAGAAATTCCAACATTTAGCATTTACGGTGATCATTAATGAAAGTCAAATTGGTTTCGTACACAACTCCGTGTGTCGAAGAGTTAGGTCCAGACAGTGACCTTACTGATTTAATAGCATTTTGTGCTCGTGTAAGTAATCCGAGCAACCAAACAAATACCGACACAACAGATAAACTTATTAGTTATCTGATTAAACATAAACATTGGTCACCATTTGAGATGGCCAATCTTACACTTGAAATTGAAACAACCCGTGACATTGCCCGACAGATTCTCAGGCATCGTAGTTTCACGTTTCAAGAATTCAGTCAACGATACGCTTCGGTAGAATCATTGGATATGAAACCATGTCTACGGGAAGCACGTTTACAAGACGTTAAGAATCGTCAGGCAAGTATAGTAACCACGGATTCTTCACTACAATCACAGTGGCAACGAAAGCAGCTTGAAGCATGGGATGCAGCGTTGGACGCCTATGTATGGGCGTTGGATAAAGGTATCGCCAAGGAAGTGGCACGTGCCGTTCTTCCGGAAGGACTTACAATGTCACGTATGTATGTGAATGGAACGATTCGTAGTTGGATTCATTATATTGATATCAGAAGTGATGAAGCAACGCAGAAAGAACATCGGGAAATTGCTATAGCATGTGCCGAAGCCATTGGTAAATTATTTCCATTGATTACTAATTTTACACACTAATGCTCACCTTACTCTTTAATATTTTTGGTTGGTCGTTATTTACCTTCGTTGCCATAGTTTGTTTAATGGTGTGTCTGACCGCAATGATATTAATAGAAATTTCCAGTTTTATATATAAATTATGGCGAAAAAACAGGTAGGTAGTTCCAACACGGGTAGAAAGTCTATACCCTTATTGAAATCTGAAATAGAAGAGGCACAACGAAACACCAACAGTAACCGACAGGCTGCGAAATGGTTGGGTGTCAGTGAACCTCGTTACCGACGTTACGCCAAGATATATAATTTGTATGACCAGCATTCAAATCCTCTTGGATTAGGTACCACCAAGGGATTTGCAAAGAATCCGAAAAGTATTCCACTACGAGACATATTTGCCAACAAGCATACGGATTATAGTATGATACGATTAAAATATCGTATGGTAGCTCGTCATATGTTAAATGAACAATGTGGTCTGTGTGGATTTAATGAGAAACGATTGTCAGATGGTAAATCCCCGTTGATGTTAACTTTCAAAGACAAGATGGGAGATTTTTCAAGAGATAACCTACATCTGTTATGTTATAATTGTATGTTTTTGACTACCGGCGCACCGTGGGTGGCCCACCAGAAGTATGTGGAAACTAGTTTAACTGACCCAGAACACGCCAAGAAACAAAAGGATGACGGACCTAAGCCAACAGATTCTATGGATCCTGTGGAGGATGCCGAAATAGAGGAAACGGTCAACCAACATCAGTCCGACATCCGTAATCTCCAAGACGAAATATTGCGTGAATTGGGGAGATGAATTTTAAAATTTTATTTTACTATTTATAATACCCTTTCACAATTAAACTTGGAGAAACACGATGTCCGAAAACGAAATGTTACGGGAATTCGTGCAAGAATCAACTCCTCGTCAAGTTTCTCATCGGGACTCTACACGGAATGACCTCCGTGAATGGAATGTCCAGATGTATTATGAGGCGATGGGAATGGATTTCGGGCATGATGACGACTATGTAGAAGAAAAACAATAAAGGTATTTATGGCGAGTTACACAATATATCATCCAGCACATAAGGGACATAATCCAAGTCCAGTTGGTATCAACACATATTTCACCGAACTTCTGGCGTATGAATTAAAAACTGTACTGTTTGATATGGGACACGAAGCAAATATTACCTATATTAATTTGTGTGCAGACAATAAGGTGTTATACATTCCAGAAGTGGATATTAATGTAAGTTCAAATGGACCGTATATACCTGACTCCCTATGGTTTATAATAGTTAACGACGAAACAAAAAATTTTGTTATTGTAGATTTACAAGACGCTCCATCTGTGACGCGGTATCTACAAACACTTCCAGGTTATGTCATGTCGTTACTTGGTCAGTATTCGCTGGAACGTTATCATCACGAAAATCCGTGGTTAGATTTTACGAAATTACTACCATTTGTTTATTTCCCATATTATCCAAATGTTGTTGAATCTATGATTGAAGAAATTCAAGATATTAGAAATTCATCTCAATTGGACGATAGAGTATTTTTCTTTGGAAATAATCGTGATGATTATTTACACGATGGGGTTAAAATTAGAGAAGTAATATCCGCACTGGAATACAAATATCCCGATGAGGTTTGTGTTGGTAGTACAGAGAAAAAACTTCCAATGCAAGACTTTTTTAGAAAAGCAGCGACGCATACAATTAATCTAGGACTACCAGGACATCAGTGGTGTTCCCGTGAACATGAATTGTGGACATTGGGACTTCCCGTTATGTTATATGAACACACGCATCATCTGGCTATTGACTTAATACCCAACTATCATTATATTGCCGTACCTGTTGGTTCACGGCTGTCTATTGGTATGGCTTCCAATCCAATGAGAGCAGCCGACCAGATAATTAAAGCACACAGAGAATGGATTAAACCTAGTAATAAATGGCGACTAAATAATATTGCTTATAATGGACAACGTAGAATATTAGAACAAGCATCGCCAAAGACAGTTATTCCGAAATTAATAGACCTCATACAGTTGGGTAATTGGTAATTATGCAGATTATAAAAACAGACATTGAACGTCCAAACTTTACTAATATTTCTTTTAAACAAGAATATGAAAAAGACGCGGATAAATACAGAAAATTAATGTCTAATATCGTTGGCGTATTCAACCACATTGAATATCTTTCGGTAATTGAAGGAACTCGTGATGCACATTTATTGTTTATTCGACCCGCCGATGTTGAACAAAAACGTGCAGAATTTCGTAAATATGGATTGGAGATTGTTTTACTAAACAAAGAAGCAGACAATATGAGTGGTAACTACGGTAATCACTCACTTCCGTGGGATGGACAGGCACAATTTGTATGGCGTTCTATTGTAACCAAACCAGAATTGGTTTCCAAGTGGAATGACATCTGGAAAACTCGTGAACGTGATGTATTTATGGGAGAATATCTCATTGGTCGTGGATTAGGATACCCACATTGTTGTTCAGAGCATTTTACGGAAGTGTGGATGCGACGAGGTGGTATTGATACAACGTGGCAACAAGCAGCCTGTACAATTACCAATACATCCGATTATGTTGAAGCAGAAAATATTCTTGGTGAATATAATGCTATCGAATTACCTGAAACAACACCAATCTGGGCTAGTAATCTTCTTCGATGGGCTGGGTTAAAGTTAGTTACACATTTACCGTGTTCATTTAATTGTACCGAATCTAAACGAATTGCATTGGAAAATCTTGGTATTGCAACGAAATATGGATATGGATACGAATATAATATGTTATGTAAGATGTTGGATTGGGAAATAACGTGGACCGCGGAATATGGTGTAGCCACAATTGATACACCAGTATTTACCATACATACGTTAACTGATGTAACGGCAACACCTTACAAGGTAATTAAAAAAGGTAATAAACAATGTATATTTGTTAAATAGTATTTATTACAATATTAATCAAAACGTAATGATGTCCCCCTTTCCTTTTCGGTGAGGGGGATATATCTTTATAGTATACCCTAAACGAAAGGTGATTATGTCAAGATACTACGACACATATGAACAAGAAACTCTGTGGACACTTAACACGCGGACAGGTGTTAAGAAGAAGCAGGCTACTAATTACAGTTCGTATTGGATGGATTTTGATGATGATGAGTACACCACATCTACAATCAAAGATGACTTTATAAATCCAGAGCGTATTGTCAAGCTTGCCTCTGTTCGTCGAGCTATTGCTAATTTTGTTCGTATTCTCACCAACGATGAAACGATTGAAGTGGCTTTTTCTTCCGGCAAGGATTCGTATACCGATGGTAAGCGTGTTGTAATTGCTGCTGAAGATGATTCGAAACATTTCGATTCTATGGTGGGTCTTGCACTACACGAGGGGTCACATTGTCTCCTTTCGGATTTCAATATGTTGGAACATTTGATTACTGAGAAGAATTGGGAGCAGTGCTACATTGCGTTGAGTCCTGAACTCCGTGGTCTGCTTCATCCCGATTATCAGATTGATTATAATCGTAACGATATCGGCCTCAACAAAATTCGTTTGCAGGTGCTGGCGATGCAGAAGATGTTGGGTGTTATTATGAACGTAATCGAAGATCGTCGTATTGATTCGTATGTGTATAAGAACGCATCGGGGTATCGTCCTTATTACGATGCGATGTATACCAAGTATTTCTTTAATACCGAAGTTACCAAAAACTTGAAGCACAATCCATCGTGGCGTACTCCTACGTTTCAGAATTACACGAACTGGTTGATTAATATTTTTCATCCGAACTTTGACCGCAATGCACTGCCCGGGCTGTCTAAGATGGTCGGTATGATTGATTTGAAGAATATCCGCCGATTTGATATTACTAAGCGGATGCCAGAACGTTTTGCTGAGTGGAGTTTTTCGTTCACCAATTCTCCTTGGCAAAACTGGTATATCAATGGTGGTAGTAAATCATATTCGGGCGGCCCTTCGTATATTACGTTGTTGGATTACGAAACCCTCCCACCGTTGTGGACTGTTGCCAATGATGTACTGTATGAAATTATGAAGCACATTGGCGATTATGAACAGCAGATGCAAAAGGCTAACTCGGATACGTCCACACAAACTGTGCAGATTCAGATGGATGGTGTGCAGTTTGATATGAATTTGGATGGCTTGGAAAATCTTGATATTGGCAACACGCAGTCATCGGTTGTTCCTGGTAAGTTCAATGAGAAGAAGGCGTTGGATGCGATGAAGAAGATGGAGCAGGTAATGCGTGGTCAGAATCGTCGTAAGAAGTTGAAGGCGAAGGAACGGGCTGACATTCAGCATCTCGAATCCGCAGATGCGAAGATTGTTGAGGCTGGTGATAAGATTGTCGGTATGTTCCCGTGTCTTGTTACACGTAAAATTAATAAACAAATTATGCAGTCGGAGTTCTTCCCATTTTCGCATGTTACGCATCATAAGGGTGAAAAGGTTCTGTACTCTACTGAACGTAACAAGAATGCAGTGGTATCTGGTGTTCGTATGGGTCAGGTTCTTGTGCATAGGTTGCAGGTTCGTAACGATCCTGTTGTAACAACATTTACCCGTCAGGATCACGGTCGTATTGACCGCCGTATCCTCGCTCAGCTGGGTATGGATATTGAGAGTGTGTTCAAGCGAACCACGGTTGAAAACTTTAAGCCTGCGATGCTCCATCTGTCTCTGGACGCGTCTGGTTCTATGAGTGGCAGGAAGTGGGAACAGTGTATTACCGTGGCTACTGCATTGTCCTATGTCGCTAGTAAAATTCGTAATATTGAAGTTGTTGTTACGATTCGTGGTGATAGTGAAATTCCTATGGTCGCTGTGGTGCATGACAGTCGAGTTGATAATTTCCAAAAGGTTCGTAACCTCTTTCCTTCTCTGTGTCCGACAGGTTCTACTCCTGAGGGATTGTGCTTCAACGCAACGCTAGACCTTATTACGGAATGCTCTGGTGAATACGATACGTACTTCATTAACTTTTCGGATGGTGAACCTGGTACATCTGTTCGTCGTGGTGGTGAATATCGTAGTTATGGTGGTGAGGAAGCATTCAATCATACACGGCGACAGGTACAAGCGATGCGTGATGCTGGTGTCAAGGTTATGTCGTATTTCATTTCTGAGTACGTAACTAGCAGACCCCACAGCTATTCGCATATCGCTTTCAAAAAGATGTATGGTGAAAACGCTGTGTTTGTGAATGTGCAGAATGTAACTGAGGTACTTCGTACTATGAATAACCTTCTACTCAAAAAGTCCTAATGACACATATCAGTTGGCCACACGGCAATGAGACATTGGCGGAGCATCTAAATCGTTTCTCGAAATATTTGTATCGAAAACGGAAACACGATTCAGGGAATTTGGGTGCAATGATGTATGGGTTGTATTTACATTACAACACACAAACCGGTGAAGTCAGTGAGTTATATGCCGATTTGAATAAACCGTGGAAAGTTCGAAAGAATAATTACTGTATTGGTGAACTGGAACAACTCGCCAAAGGATTGATTGACAGAGTACAAAATAGTTTAAATATAACGGCAGAAAAATAAAAAATCCCCCGTCAGAGTTGGCGGGGGATTTTCTTTACATTTGTACTATTTATATACTGGACTTTCTCTGGGTAATATACATGTCAATACAATATAAAATAGACCAACTTCCATCATTATTACCAAACGCATTGGATAATATGAATGAAAAGGGTAAGGATGGATGGGAATTATTACATTTGTACAATAATCTTGGTGTGTTCAAATCTTCACAAGGTGGAACACTGAGCAGTGGTTCAGTAGACCCGTTGTATGATGCATTCGGTCGTCAACGTGTAGCAATCCCATTTACTCTCAATGACTACAAACACATTTATTCCATTGACAAAAATTTCGTAGATTTTACATCAAGTGCAGCGTCCTTAACTTTCAATGTGAACAGAGCATCGGTCACACTAAAAACCAGTTTAACATCCGGTAGCCGAGCGATACATCAAACAAAAATGTATCACAATTATTTACCTGGAAAAAGCCAGACTATTCTCAGTAGTTTTATATTCGGTACCGCAGAACCTGGTGTAGTAAAACGTACGGGTTATTTTGATGATTTTAATGGTATTTTCGTAGAACAGGACCAAACTGGAAGTTTACAATTTGTTATTCGTTCATCTACCAATGGAACTGGGTCAATAGTAGAAAATCGTGTTAAACAAGAAAATTGGAATGTTAATAATTTATTATCTGGTCCGTTTACGTTTGATGTTACCAAAACACAACTATTCTACACCGACTTTCAATGGTTAGGTGTTGGTCGTGTTCGTTGTGGATTTGTACACAAAGGTATTACCGTAATCTGTCACACCTTTGACCACTCAAACACAACAGACGTAGTATATATGGCAAATCCAAACCTTCCAGTACGATGTGAAATTGTGAATACATCCGCACCTGCCGCAACAGGTAGTATGGAGCAGATTTGTTCTACCGTGTTGAGTGATGGTGGATACGAAGAACAAGGTATCAGTTTTGCATTTGGTAGCCCTGCGTTACGTCCAGTATCATCTGGATCTACATTACCAGTGATGGCAATCCGTTTAAAGAATTCATATAGTGGTGTACCAAATCGTGCATTCGTTAGAGTTACCGCCGCGAGTGCATTTACTGAGGACCAAACCTGCCAATACAAATTAGTTAAACTGCCACAATCCTCGTCACTAACAGGTGGTAGTTGGGTGTCTTTTGATCCTAACTCGGTGGTAGAATACAATGTCACTGCAACAGCCTATACTGGTGGTCAAGAACTTTCTGGTGGATTTATTTTCGCAGGTGGTGTTGGTGGTGGAAACAATGTGGCAGGTCAACAACAAACCCCTGTGGTCAACCAAAAAGTAAATTTCATCTCACAAAATATTCCTAGTAATGATAGCGAAATTTATATACTCGCTATGAAGAATATGACAGGAACCAGTACCGATGTTGGGTGTACCTTATCATGGACAGAAGTATATTAATAAATACTATTTAATACAATTGTAACATTAATGGAATCCTAATGTACGGGGACTTGTCTTATGATGAGTCCCCGTATTATATTACAGAGTATGAAGTTCACGACCAACTACACTCTCTGAGGAATTATGACCACTCTTGTAAAGGTTCTGGATAATCTCACGGCAATTGACCAGCATGGCAATGACATGACTGTTGATATTCCACTCCACGCTCGAAAGCGAGCCAACGCAAACGGTACTGCACTCCGTATGTTGAACACCAAGACTGGTCGTACGCAGTGGCGTGATACTGATATGGCAGACTACGATGCTCTCCGCAAGACTGCGGTTCCCTCCAAGAAGGTAGAGAATGTGAAAAATGAACTGGAAAATGATGTGGTAGAGTTTTTGAAGAACTGTGAAACTCTCAAGCCCTCGCATCTGATTATGGATTCGTTGAAGTGGCGATATCTGATGCGTTCGGTACTTCGTGGTAAGAACATTATGATGACTGGTCCTTCTGGTTGTGGTAAGACTCTCGCCGCACAGACTATCGCAAACGTGCTGGATGGCCGGCGGTTCTACTACTTCAACCTCGGCGCTACACAGGATCCCCGCTCCACGCTTATCGGTAATACCCATTTCAGCAAGGACAAGGGTACGTTCGTGGCTGAGGCTCTGTTCGTCAAGGCAATTCAGGATGACAACGCCATCATTCTTCTTGACGAGCTGACGCGTGGACACGCTGACGCCTGGAACATTCTGATGACGGTTCTTGATGAGAACCAGCGTTACCTTCGCATTGATGAGATGCCAGACACGCCGACGATTAAGGTGGCGAGGGGTGTAACGTTTATCGCTACGGCAAATATCGGTAGTGAGTACACCGCCACCCGTGTCCTTGACCGAGCGATGATGGACCGATTTGCTTCGGTGGTCGAGATGGAACCGCTTAACAGGGACGATGAACTTTCTCTTCTCACGATGACGTATCCAGAGGTTAATCCCGATGCGCTTCGTGCAATCGCAGAGATTGCAGACCACACTCGTACGCAGGTTCGTAGCGAAGATCCAAAGGTTACTACTTCTATCTCATCACGTATGACGGTAGAGATGGCTGGTCTGTTGAATGATGGGTTCACTCTCGCAGAGGCTGCTGAGGCGTGTGTCTATCCCTTCTTCTCTCCCGCTGGTGGTAATGATTCGGAACGCACGTACATGCGGCAAGTGGTGCAGAAGTACTTTGTGAACCCCAACATTACCGCTAGTGTACCGTGGGAGCAAGCTGACTTCGTTTCTAACGTTTAAGGGAAACGTGATAGTGGGTACGCCTGTTACTACGGTAACGGGCGTATTCCCGTTCGTTTGAGTATATGTATTGAAGTACAATGTAATGAGGTTATTATGAATCCAAAGTATAATGTCACCATTCCTACCTTTATAAAAAATAAAATCCTAGATTTTGCATTACACTCTGGATTGGAATATTTTAAATATAACATGGACCCCCGAGCGGATGCTGCCAAGTGTAGCAGACGCTTTTGTATGCTTACCAAATATCCAGAACTGGAACTGTCACAAATAGTATCCGCGTATAGAGAAATTGTATACGAGCAAATCGGTGTCTCTAATATTTTACCAGAACCACAGTTTGGAAATTTTATCGGTGTCAACTTAACAGGTGGTAGTGTGCATGAACACCAAGACAGTCGTGACAGTAATGGGAATATTCATTTACGATTTAATTTCATGATACAGAAACCAGATATCGGTGGTAATCCAATTATTGATGGAAAAGAATATTGGGTTGATGAAGGTGAATGTTGGATGAACTACGCATCGGAATGGTTGCACGGTTCTACCCCTGTTGTTGGTAACCGACCAAGGGTGGTATTAAGTTTAGGCGCATGTGTGCCGGAACATATTGTTAAAGAAAAAATTTCAAAGAAAATTGGATGGATGCATCCGGAGGGTAGATAAATGTTATTTCACGATATTGATTACAGTCGTATCTTACAACCACAAGAAGATGGTTACGACATAGATGTATTCACGAAGATTAAAAAGAACAATGGATATGTTCCTGTTGAGTATCCGTCGTCTATGACAAAGTTTCATGGAAAGGTTGCAATCGTTCCTCGTTCTGAACAAGATTATCAGACGATTAAAACCTTAGACTTTGAATCGTTCGCTAACATTTATCAGCAAGTGTGGCCGTTGGGATATAATAATGTCCGTGGATTGGTAGATGTAATCGTTCCTAATCTTGAAGTGGGTCAGAATTATAGTGGTCAACACGATGGTAATGAATTTGGTCATCCTGGGGCATGGGCAATTATGACTTCAATTGACCAGTACAATCCCGTTGCTGCGTTAGCTAATCTTGTGCACGAACTGATGCACTGGAAGTTAGTTGCGTTGGGATTTGGTACGGGAGCAAACACATTCTTTCCTACCACAGAAGAGTTTATCCTCAATCACGAAAGTGAATTGTGTTGGTCTATTGTAAACAGTTACGCCAACACGGCACAACCTGCGGTGGGTAACAAACCTACCAATCGTCCTGTGTCTGCCTCACTACACGCCTACCTATCATTTCTCGGGGTGGCACATACACATATTCATAATCTAAAATATGAACCAGACAATGGTGAGTCACGATACAAAGCTCAACTATGGGGGTCACGATTCGATAAGTGTCTTGATGAATTGTGGAAGGTGGGTAAGTTTACCCCGCAGGGTCAGCGATTAATGTTGGGTGTGAGTAAGTGGACTGCTGATTTCTTTTATGATGCAAAACAAATAAAGCATTTATTGTAATATGATAACCGTACTAATTGCCGCCACCGCGGTCACATATGTTTTCCTTATCGGATATATTATTCGTGACACTGAAATTCAAAAATACAAATATGTAAAAGCAATAAGTAATTCAGAACGCTGTATATCTTGTAATACAATAATAGCTATTAATAAATCAACACCAATAGAAGAACGATTGTATTATATACAGGGGTCTGGTCAGCTATGTAGAGATTGTCACGAAGAAGTATATCCTAAATAAATCATATTTAATGTTCTCTTGACAAAGACTTAACAATGTAGTATATTTCAGGTAACCCTAACCGTAAGGAGAAACAAATGCCCAAGGCGCCAGTGTTTAACCGTGGTGAGCAGGTTATTATTAGTGAACCCGTGGATGATTTCTATGAGGGTAAGACAGGGGTAATCACTGAGGATGAGTATCGTGATTATATTGGTCAGTATGTATACTATGTTCGATTGGATAACGATGGGTATGAAATGGAGTTTACCGCTGACGAACTTATGCTCGACGAGGATAATTAAGTGAACGATGACAATATGGACGAACTGTGGGGACTGTTTGTATTTGGGTTTGGTCTGTTACTGATGGGTATTGGTAAGTGGTTTAAACGCCGTCACAAGGATTAATTATGGGTAAAACGTGGAAAGATAAAAACAAGTGGTCAAAGAAGCAAAACGATAAATCTGATAAGAAAGGTCAGAAAGATTACAAAGAAGTGTATACCCATAAGAAGCCAAAGATTACCAAGTTTGAATGGTACGATGTAGATGGAAATCTATGAATATAATCATAGAGGTCGGTGATACATATAAACACACCTATTAATAGAGAATGTTATGTGGGCAATTGCTTGGTTAGTATCAATAGGAATTGGTTATTGGTTAGTATACTATCAATACCAACTCTGTAAGAAAGCGGAGCAAAAAGAGAATGGACAAACAATATCGTGAAATGATTAATACCCGACGATTGTATAAGTTCGAGGGCGAGTTCTTTTACCAACCGGAATATAAACCATTTATTAAACAATTACCTATTACTAGACTCCGTACCTTGGGTCAACTCATCTGGGATAATGAGTCAAATGGAAAGTATTTAATTCCTGAAATACGATTTGGTAAAGGCATATATCATACACAAGCACGTGGGAAAAACTTTTATTATTCCTGGTGTGATCGTCAAACCATAGAGCTAGCGCCTACCCAACGAGATATGATAACCCTTATACATGAAATGGTCCACGCATTAGGATATGATTATCATGATAGTAGGTTCGTGGGGAAGTACATCTATCTCTTAAAGAAATATGCAGGCATATCTAAAAAAGAACTTATATTAGGTATGAAAGAATATAGTGTGGCATTACCGGTAAAGTATAGGAAGAGCTATCGGTCACACCAACAATAAATAATATAGATACAAGAGAGGTATAGACAAGCATCATGATAATAGTCATGATGTTTTTGTCTTTATATCCTATATTATACCAGAAAGTACCTCATATCGTACCCTATATAGGAAAGGTCCGTTTTATCATTTTCTACAATCGTTTTATCATTTTTGTGGTTCGTTTTATCATTTTTCGATAATGGGGAAATATGAGCGCGAAGTATGAATAAAAAGGTAATAATTTAGTAATAGATTGTTATACATAATATATTATAGTAATATCATAGTATTATTAGAACCGAGCAAGGCGCTAGTGTGTTCGCCGCGCAAGCAAATTTTTTTAGGCCTTGTAAATTCACCCCATTCCCCTTGCGCCATAGGGGCCTGGCCCGCACATCGTATACTATACACGCCCCATATACGCCCAAGTCGCCACGTACGGGCCACGGGGGAATAGATATCACAAATCTGATTGCTGTGGAAAAATGATAAAACCGTGATAAAACGATGATAAAACCCATGCCCGTATAGACACCGAAAGCAATCCCGAATAACATGCTTCCCTTAGTACTGAGCTAAATGTGGACATGTGGAAAAGTCTAATAATATGTTATATTGACAGTCCGCCCCGTCATTATGACATTGCCCCCATTAGCTTCGGTGTTTGTTCGGTGCATATAATATAGATTATGTAAACCTGCACGCTGCCCGAAGAAACACCGAAAGAAATGTAACAATGTATATAAGGGCTTGATATTGTGGGGGCTTGGTATTATGATCATATAGGGTGAAGAAGGCGCGTGTTTTATCATTTTTTTAGTTTGTAACGAAATCGTGACCGCCCTTGTGTTTTCATAATATTAGGGTATATTACGGTATATGATTACTACGAACGATATCGGCAAGCAGTTCATGGACACGGGCTTTCAGAAGCCCGTCACGCTTCTCGCGCTGGACACATGGAATGGTGTCCAGATGGCGTGCGTGCACAACGCCGCGGTGGTGAACCCGTCGAACATTCCAGGACTGGAAAACTATTGGATCCGCGTGTCATCCCTTTCCCCTATGGAAAATGGCTAATATGGAAAAGATACAAGAGCTCAATGAGCAGTGGGATGAGCTGACCGCCACCATCCAACGGCTCAAGGATGAGCGGCAGCAGATAGATGATTGGATCTTCGAAGCCGTATCGGAGCGGCTTGACGTAGTTCGTGAGCTAGAACAATTGGGGGGCGAAATTGATTTCGGGTAAGTAGTTTTTTATTATATAATATAATATTAGGGCAAGGTGTGCCCGTGTTTTATCATTTTTTAGAAAAAGAAAAAACCCCACAAATTCATGTGGGGTTTTCTTATATTAGGCGTTTCGGGGCTTCAGGTTGCCGATATGGACGAAATGAATATTGCCCTGCATATCCTCTACGTTACGATAGACGCCACCCTTGCTCCCGCCGGGAATGTTCACCACGCGAAGCAGGGCATCCTTTTTGATTTTAGGGTTATACGGTGAGAACCCTGCCCACCGGTAGACACAGCCCTTACGTACTGTCCGCTGACGCTTCAACATTAGCGAGCCCCCACGACAGACTGGATAGCGCCGGTAGCCATTAGCAGTTCCTCCGCCCCATAGACGGCGTTGGCCCCACAGCTGTCGCACTCATACTTTCGGGCGTCGGGCTCCACGCCTTCCTGCTCCTGCCCACAACGGATGCAGATGCCGATATAATCATCCTGCACCGCGGCGAGGATAGTGTCAAGGGTAATGCTAGGATGCATTGTCATATTACGCCACCTCCGCTGCGTAGTCGGATACCATATGCTCAGCGATTTCCTCCCAATCCACACGAGCGAGGAAACTCTCCGCGAGGTCCAGCGCGAACCCCTTGGCGTCCTGCCCAACAATTTCCCACACGTGCTCCTCTAGGTTCATTTTCAGGTCGTTCACCATATCGGCAAGGCTGTCGGCATCCGTGTTATACAGCTGGAACCCGAAATCTTCCGGCGTCATCCCGTCCAGCATTTCCAGATTCACGCGCCACGTTTCGTAGTTGGTCCAGCCGTTATACGTTTCGTTGCTCATCGTTTTTGTTCTCCGTTTTGGGTATACTGTAATATACCCCTATATTATGGGAACACAAGCCCCTATACTGTCCGTTACAATTCCGTTACAATTGCGCCGGCCCCGCGTGATAAAACGTCGGATTATGATGATTCGGGGTTCGGGGTTTCTTCGGGCAGTTTTATCATCGGTCGAACGTATTTAAAAAATACTTAAATACGCTCGAGCTCGTAATAGGTAACCATACCTTTCGACGTAATATAAAGCTTAAACGGCGTGCCAAGTTTCGCTTTCACTGCTGCGGTGGCACCGATAGCAGAAACAGGATGAATAGCACCGGACGTACCTTCTACCTTATACCAAATATCATTACCAGCAGGTTTTCCTTTCAACGTTACTTGCCCCACATAGGTACGCTTGTCAGCAGGCATTAGTTAATTCTCCCAATAATTGTTATGTGCCATCCCTACATCATCTGTTTGCTCAACCCATACAATATCCGCATCGAATTCTGCGTCTATGACTTGTTCCCTTGCATGCTCAACATCATCCGCTTCGCACTTAAACGTCAGTGGGCCAATTGTTGGTGGTGACGTTTCGCTATACAAACGTGGGCTGTAATATAGGACCACATAGGTTTGCATATTAGTTTTCCTCTAGGAGTTCGGGATAGTATTCCGAAATTTCTGCGAGTAGCACCTCATCGCTGTATTGCGAGTAATCTTCCCGCAGCTTTTCCAGTGCATACACCATAAGCGAGTCGCCATCCATGTCATGCACCATGCACTCGGCAAATTGGTAAATGAGACTGTCACGGTTTTGCATATTAGTTATCCTCGCCAATTTCTACGGGCTCTTCCACCACATAGTCCACATGCATGCCCATCATGTCATTCACAATCTGCCAAGCCTCCTCTTGTGTCTCGGCCTGAATGTTGAACCACACTGGAACCTGAAACGTTTTCATTTTTAGTTTCCTTTGTTGTAAGTAAGGACCACGAACCCGTTATGCGTTCCCTTCTTTGCTTCACCCTTGCCGCGGAGGCCAACCCACACGCCCTTCTTGTCGAGGAACCGCAGGTCGTGCTCGTCGCCGTCAATTACTTCGCGGCCCATGTAGGTAGTCGGAAGATTCTTACCCTTCGGCGTGTCGAACACAATGGCGACATTGAAGCCGCGGTCGAACATCGCCGTGAGCTGGCTATCGTTGCTCTCGCTACGGCTGAAGGTAAGGTGATAGTTCGCCGGAATGTTCTTGCGGTTCGTGTGCTTCGTGTAATCGTAAAACTGCACATTAGGAAACATTTCCATAATGTTGCGGAACCCGCCGACAGGGATAGTCTCCCAGCGAACATCGCTCGTCAGGTTGAGACGGAAAGCGGGAAGAAAGCCCGACCGACCCGCCTTGCGCATCGCCGCGTGAATATCTTTCACCAGCTCAGCGAGAAACTGCTCGCGCGTCTCAAAGAAACGCTTCGTCTTTGCGATACGCGCTTCCTGCGTCCGCGTGAAACGTCCGTGCCCACTAGTGTAGAGACACGCACCCTTGCACCCTTCCGATGCCGATGAACAGACCTGATACCCGCTCAGAGTATGCGGGGCGAAATGAATACCGAAAGACATATATCCAAAAGACTCGCCCTTCTTCAGCTTCGGATTGACTGCGGTGAACATCGACATGCGGTTTCTTTCTCCGTTTTGGTTATACTGTAATATACGCTTATAATAGGGAAACACAACCGCCCCCAAGTAATCGTTACAATGTAACAATGTTATTTTAGGGCTTGACAAGTTATCCACATCACATTTGTGGATAACATATTTGTGATGTGGATAAGTTTTATCATTGTTTTATCACCGCAGGTGGGCATGCGAAACCCCTACCCAACGGAGAAAGGGTAGGGGCCTCGGCTTCGTGGTCCGGCTCTAGTTGGGTAGGAGGGTCATTAAAAGATTCCCACTACCAACTAGCTTCCCATGCCGGTCACGCGTTTCGTTATTTCTATTTTCATATTTCCCACAATACGTACCATTTCGGTCCCGTAGTTCTTGGTTATCACTTCCGATATACAAGGTACCCAACAGCCGACCATTGCGGTCGCGGATTTCGTTTTGCATTAGTATCCCTTGGTCAAGAGAACCTTTGCCATCCGCTCCCAATTCGCTGGGTGCGTCTTAGCGAGCTGACACGTTTTGAGCAACGTGCGGATTGACAACTCTCGAAGCGATTCACGATTGCCGCGAATGAAATTCAAGATAGCGACCCCAGTATCCTTGGCGATATCCTCTCGCTCGAAAATCTTTCCAGCCTTAGCGATGTGCTCGACCCACACACCCAGCTCGTTTCGATTGTGGAGGCGGAGGTCAAGATACAGACTCCGCGACATCAGCGCTTCGAAGTGCTGCGCGTACTTATTCTTTCCCTCATCCACGAAAGTCTGGAAATCCAGATTGCTGATAAAGATGAGCGCGCCTTCGAATTCAAACTGCTGCGGGACATCATCACCCACCAGCGCCTGCGATTCCTTCATCCACGACACACGACGAACACTAGACGTATCGCTCAGCGCCTTGAGCAGATTGAGCGCCTCCTCATCATTGAAGATAGAGTCTGCGTCATCCAGCACCACCACGTTACCCGCCTTACGATTCCGATACGCGAGCTTGTAGAGATTCACCGCGGAGAGTGCGCCGCGAACAATCTCGTGCTGAACGCCAGACTTTTCAAGAATCTGCTCGACCGTATACGTCTTGCCAACGCCGGGAGCGCCAGTCACAACCATTGCACGAACATTCTTCGCAACCGTACCCTGCGTGAGCAAAGACAGAATCTTGAACCGCTCAGTGAGATCGGTAAGGATATCTGCGTCACTACGATTCTTCACCGTCTTAGTCTGACGAGCTGCGATGTCCGCCTTAGAGGGACGACCGCGCTTCACGAGCTTGATACCAGCCATGTTGTAATCTCCGTTTTACTTTGGGAAGTTTTGGGAACGTCTTTTAATATAACCTAGTCTGTACTACGTGTCAAGCCCCTTCTTAAAAATCATCTCCGTAATATCCGTAATCCTCATCCGTCCCGAAACCCGCGGAGGCGAGAGCCTCGGCATCGTCGCTCAGGTCGTACGAACCCTCGGGCTCGCCGTCACCGCAGTACTCCGCGCGGAACTCCTCCGTCATCTCCGCCGCCTCTTCGAAG